TTCTTCTTCTTCTTCTTCTTCTTCTTCTTCTTCTTCTTCTTCTTCTTCTTCTTCTTCTTCTTCTTCTTCTTCTTCTTGATATTTTCTTTTGTATGAGCCGAGCATCTTATTTACATATTTATTATTTTCCTGTAAGATGTTTAATAAATAAGAATAAGATTCATTTATCATATAACGTAGTGTAAAGAATGGACTTCCATAGAACATGTTTTCTCTAACTTGACTATAATATTCATCAATGCTTTCAATTATTAACTTTAAATCACCTTCTTCATCATCTATTAATCGGTTTAATTGATTATTTCCATAAATATTATCAATCATAGTATCAATTTTCTCAATAACTTCGTGTTCCTTACCAAATGAACGACTGCTTAAATGCAAAAACATTTGGGTAAATGTAAAGTAGATGGAGTATTCGAGTTCCGAAAGATTATCAACTTTTACAAAATCCTCTTGTTTTTCCAATTTATTTTTAGAACCGATTACAATATCATCTTTCTTTAATTCCAATAATAGCTGCATATTATTAAATGTTAGGACATCAAATGTATTCATATTTATTTAAGAATACATTATAATTTTTAAATACTTTAAAAAAAAAGAAACAGTTCGATTTATCTGACTTTTAGAACCTTAAGGAAAGGCGTCATGATGTACTTAACCGTGAATCCTAATAGGATAGCGAATATGAATGAATTAAAGATGAGAACATTCGCACCTTGTAATTTAACATTGACACCAACAAGGGATCCGACCCATTTCAGTAGATCCTGGACCATGTTGAAAACCTGGGGGTGAGCAACGATGTAAAAGAGAACACCGCTAACTAATGAAATCTGAACTAATTTTTCGTTAAAAGCAGAAGTAATTTGAGAAACAACCTTGGACATTTTTTTATACTTTATATTAGATAAAAATTTTATGGATCTGTAATTTTTTGTTGGAGGAAATCTTTATGCAGGTATAAATTATCAAAAACTATAAAATTATTTTGTTTTAGAATGTGATCCATTTGGTCTCTATTTTTACTTGTTTCAAGAAATATACAATTGAACCGAATCGTTTTAAAAATACTCCATATCGGATTCTTGGTATTTAGAAAACAAATATCAAATGATTTTCCAAAACTATTAATTTTTTTGATTAAATTCTTTTCTTTTAACTTTGTATCTTCCTCAATATTTTCACATATCCATTGATCGGTCTTAATCTGATGTATTAATTCAGACTGTATACCTATAACATTTACTGAATCTCTAAATATACTGGATAATTCAATCTGCAAAGGGTGTTGAGAAACATTTAACGTATTGACTACTTCTGGTATCTGAATATCCATATTTTCTAACTCAATTTTCTTAGGTTGATAATTTGTATGATTGTGTATGCTTAATAACTTGATAGTATCATAGAAGTTTTCCATTGGTCTGTCCAACCCTTTTCCATAATAAAAAGATATAGCTTCTGAAACTATATCTTCCCAATGGAAACCTCCCTTTTTCCAAAAATCTTTGGTATGGAATAATGTTGATTCATATCCTCCTATATTATTTTCTACTTTGTATAATTGTTTCCCATAGATGTCATACGCTAACATCGCCTTACAGTAACAGCATTCTAACTTATTTTCTTTTAAGAAACGAAGTTTCCTTCGAATAACCTTTGGATTGTAAATTGTATCAATATCTAAATGAAATATATAATCATTGGAAGTCATGCCAACCGCGTAATCTCTTTTAAATCCATTTGGTAGTCGTGAAGAAAGCTTAAAATAATTTTGGATAGTTTGTTCGTTATCTTTTTTGAACTCAATTTTATCAATGTATTCTTCTGATTTAACATGAAAATACAAAATATTTTCATCAGGGGGGATTGAACTACTATGATCATCAATAGAATCATCCACAATAATCCATTCCAATTTATCCTTTGGATAATCAAAAGCATTCCAATGGTGTTCCATCAAAATATTAAACTGATACCAATTATCCAGAATAGTTACAAGTGAAACAGATGGTTCTGACATTTATATATGTTCCAATCATTTTCTTTAAATAAATGATTATTATTCATAATTATTGTCCATAATTATTTTTGCGTGACCCGATTCTTTTAAAAATTGAGGGTCAATTTTATCAGGACATTCAGCTATCTTTTCTCGTAAATAACATACAAATGTTAATCGTGTATATTTCTGGTCTAACCCGACAGTACCTACTTCTGGATTATCATTAAATGCATAATCGATTGTATCATTGTATACTTTATCTTCATCAGTCTCATAGATCCTTGTATTTGAATGCCATTGATGAACATCCATTGCTAAGAAATCACCATTACGGACATCAACTGCAACACCAAACTGGGGAAATACTGTATATCCTCCATGATATTTACCTCTTTGAATAACTGTTAGATTTCCGAAACCTTCTTTAAAATCCCCTGCATCACGGTGTAAAGCAGTTCTAAAATTCCGATTAATAGTAATTGTTGAGAAACTTGTCCCTGGTATTTTTAAATGAGGCTTTTCATTCGCTCGTTGGAATTGTTTTTCATAACTATCTGGAATTAATTTCTTAAATAAGCTATCTATTTTTTGAATAAATGGTAATCCGTTCTTATAATTATCGTAGTTTGTTCTTGTAAAGTGTGTTAAACGACAAGGTAAATGGCAAAAATTTTTGGATGCTTCATAAAATCCAATTGGATTTGAAGCGACTTGATTATTCACTTTCATCTTTGATATTCCATTTAATTTCTTAAGAATCAAATTGATTAATTCATCACGATCATTAAATATATCATCTTTATGTTTACATTTAATTTCATGTTCGTTAAACTTTTCTTGGAGCTCAGGTAATGTCAGTGTATCCAATTCTTCTTTGAGTTTATTACCCACTGGATTTAGATAACCTGTTGACCATTTATTTGTATTCACAATATTTCGTTTCGTCCAATAGACACTTTCTGTATTAATTGGACCCGCCGAAGCCCCTCTTCCACGACTTGGTTTCGCTAAGTCTTTGTATGACACCCATCCATTTCGAATAAGTGAATTTGTAAAAGAATTTCTTCGGAATTTTAATAATAATTTTTCTTGTCCATCATCATCTATATAGTAAACGTCAACATTCTCTTTTATTACCGGAATCTTCATGTATGATTCGTCTATCCATTTTCCTTCTAATTCAGAGGTTTCTTTGTCTGTCAAATACTTCTTAGTAATAATTTTCCTTGGACGAGGCATATATTATTAAAAAGAAAAAAATACTAATAAAAAACGAGTCATTTATCGGATCGTAGTTTCTTCATGAACATCTCTGTTTTCACCACGGACATCCAATTCAAGTTCATTGATATCTGTATTCTCGGTCCTCACAGTATGGATCTCATCTCCCGAAGATACCGTTGATTGTCTATCACAACCACCATCATCATCATCATCGTCCTCTCTAATTATCCCTTTAAAATAAGAGGTCTTATAGAATAATAAATATAGTATTAATGTGAATAAGATAGTGTGAAATATCATTGATAACCACCAAGACCTACACGGTTCATTCATTACAAATACGCTTCTAAATTTATAACTTTTTAAATGACTCCATCGGGGAGGGATTGTTAAAATGAATCCGGGACTAAGTAAGATAAAGAAGAATATTAATACAGTAATTAAAACAATACGGTTATTTAACATATAATATAATACTTATATTTTATTTAATTGTATTTTTCATATAACTTATAGAGTAAAACAATGAGAACGAATACCAATATGATTCTTGTGTAATTAGTTGTTTGCATAGAATACATGGTTTTATAAATTTCATGAAACTCACCATACGATATCTCCTTCTTATTTGTTATTTGATTTACTTTATTATGGATATCAATCAACCAATGAACCAAGTCGTCCTTTGAATTTAATTGAATTGGAATTTCTTGAATATTTTTATTGTAGTGTTCTCTACATACGGGACAAGGTAGAACATTGCCAATTGATTCAAAGAATTCTTTGGTTTGTAATTTATCTTTTTCAGAAGGTTGTTCTGGATAATTCAGTGTGATTGAATGAAGGAAAGTCCATGCAGAAGGTCCCCAAACAGTTGGTTCCATTTATGATATTTAATAATATATTATTTAAACAAAAAAAAAGATAATAAGATATGGAAAAAGCAAATTTATACTGTAATAATTGCGGTAATATAGGTCACCTTTATAAGGATTGTCGACATCCTATATTAAGTTATGGAATAATACTTTATAATAAAGACGTCCAAGATAAGATCCATATAATTTTAATTGAAAGGAAGAATTCACTTTCTTTTATAGAGTTTTTAAGAGGTAAATATTCATCAGTTTATAATATTTCTTATTTAACTCTTTTATTTAGTCGTTTTTCAAGGAGTGAATTAGAAAGAATAGTCAAACATGATTTTGATACACTTTGGAAGTTTCTATGGATCCATACTGATACAATTAATCACCGAATAAAAAAAGAATATTTCAAGAGTAAAGAGAACTTTAATAAATTAAAAAAAGGCTTCGTACATAATGGAGTCTTAATTAATATTAACTATTTAGTAAATAGCATTCAACCTGATCATATTTATGATTCGAATGAATGGGAAATTCCAAAAGGAAGAAGAAAACGATATGAAAATAATAAAGAATGTGCCAAAAGAGAGTTTCAAGAGGAAACAAATATACCTCCTTCTGCTTATAATTTATATGAAAATATTATTCCTTTAATAGAAGAATATAAAGGGATTAATAGTGTAAAATACAAACATGTTTATTATATTGCTCGCATTGATGAATTAATTAATATAGAAATTGATATGAAAAATAAAGATCAATACACAGAGATTAAAGATATTCAATGGCTTACTGAAAAAGAAGTGATTGAACATATAAGAGACTATAATGAGACCAAAATAAATGTAATTAGTAAGTTTTTTAAGTTTATTAAAGAACATGAGAAATTAGTTACAATAGGGTAAAATATCACAGAATAAATTAAATATATTATTTAGTAGTATATGGGGAAGCCCGATGTTGATATGGAAGACCTTTACATTGATTATTATGAAAATGGTAATGACTTGGATATACATAAACAAATAGATAATTACGATGTTGGACAAAATGATGAGATAGAGCGTTATGGTTATTCTTCTTATCCTGACCATTACAATAAGGATTTCATATTTGATATTTCTAGAAAACTTGAATTTTATCACAATAAATCTTTGTTAAACATCCTTGAACTTCAAAATAAGTGTAATCCATCGAATACATTTCATTTAACATATAGTCAACAATTTCTTAAAAACTTTATGAATGATAGAACACCTTACAATGGAATACTTATTTTCCATGGGGTTGGTGTTGGAAAGACGTGTTCAGCTGTAAATATTAGTAGTTCTTTTCGTGATTCGTATTATACAAAAGAAAAACAGAAAATTATTTGTCTTGTTTCAAAAAACATACAGCAAAGTTGGAAGGATACAATTTATGATCCGGATAGTCGAAAAAGGAACAATCAATGTTCAGGAAATAGTTTTGACAATCATTTTGATATTCATAAAAAACCAACAAAAACCAAAGTCAATCGTTTAATTAAGGAATATTATGATTTATTTGGTTATACCGAGTTTGCAAATCGTGTTAAAAAATTAATTCAAAAAAGGATTGGTTCATCGGAATTAACAGCGGAGGAAAGGTACAAAGTAGAAAAGGACGTGATTTCATCTCATTATTCAAATCGTGTCTTAATTATAGATGAAGTTCATAATTTAAGAGATGAAAAAGATACTTCTTCCGAAGGCGAAGAAGATATCAAGGAAACAAAAGATGTTATCAGAAAAGTCATTGAATATAGTGAAAATATGAAGTTAATCTTACTTTCAGCTACACCTTTATTTAATAAGTCCACTGAAATTGTTTGGTTAATGAATTTATTATTGTCCAATGACAACCGTCCTAAATTAAGTATGGGGGAACTCTTTGAAAAAATAGAAGACGATTATGTATTGAATGATGATGCCGAAACAATCTTAATGGAAAAGACGAGAGGTTATGTATCCTATTTAAGGGGTGAAAACCCTATATCTTTCCCGATACGGTTGTATCCCGATTTCAATAAGGATCCACGATGTATGGGTCCAAGAGATTCTCCTACCAAAGGGTTCAATGGCACAGACGCAATATCACCTTTCCGTTTTATGAAATTATACCGTTCAATGATGGCGGATAGTGAAGATGATTTTGATCAGATATCATTTTATAATAGTTATATTGAATCACTTGAAAACAAATCCAAATTAAGTTTATCAGAAAGAAATATAGGAATACAATTATCAAACATAGTGTATCCGGATGAAACAGATGATCAGACATATGAAGATGTTTATGGAGAAAGAGGATTCAAACAACTTATGAATGAACAACCTTCGAAATACAGTTACAAAGATAATAATACTCCTATCTTTCGTCTTGATAAATTAGATAAATTATCATGTAAGATGCACACAATGTTAAGTTCTCTCAGGGATGATAAAGCAGAAGGGATAATCTTCATTTATACAGAATATATTTATTCAGGAATTCTTCCAATCGCTTTGGCATTAGAACATATGGGATTTGAAAAATACAATAATAATAATCTGTTAGATTATCCTGAATGGACTAAGGATGGGGATCCTCAAAAAATGAAAGGGAAACCCATTGATTACCAATGGAATACTGATACAAAATTGCAAAGGGCAAAATACATCATTTTATCAGGGAACCGTGATCTGTCTCCGAATAATGATAATGAGATTAAGCGTGTCCGTAATGAAAATAAAGATGGTCAACATATTAAAATAATTATTGGTAATTCAGTTACTCGCGAAGGGATTGATTTCAAAAACATACGTGAGATTCATATCCTTGATCCTTGGTATCATTTGTACAAGATTGAACAGGTCATTGGAAGGGGAATTCGTTACTGTTCGCATAATGAATATGAGAATATTGGAGACCGTAATGTAACTGTGTATAATCATGTTGCGATGGTAGAGAAAGATACAGAATCCGTTGACACAAATACATATCGTATCGCTGAGGATAAAGCTGAGGATATAGGTAAGATAGAAAATGTTTTAAAACAGAACGCTATTGATGGGTATCTTAATAAACAAGTAAACTATATTCATCAATTAAATAAAATACAGATAATGTCGAGTCGTGGGACATCCGAAGAAGCGGATATTAATGACCAACCGTATACAAAGGTTTGTTCATTTAATCCAGAATGTAAAATAAATCTTCATAATTTAGATAAAGAAAAAGAAAAGAGTCTTGATAAATTAAACGAACAAACAATAGATAAAGATACATTTTCACTTATAGATTTCAAAGATTCAATTCAAATGATAAAACCACTCATTATTGAGCTATTTACTCATTATAAATATTATTCAGAAGAGGACATTCTTCGCGAAATAAAAGAGAACATTGATACTTCTGACATAATTGTTCTTTCGGCTTTGAACGAGCTAATACGTGAAAATAAGATATTATATGACAATCAAGAAATATCCCAACCTGGAAGAATTATTCAAAAAAATAACGATTATGTATTTCAACCATTAATCAACGATACATCAATTCCAATTTATTATCGTGAAGTAGGTATTCAAAAGAGAGATAATAAACAATCATTAATCTTAAAAGATGATTATGATTTAGAAATTGATGATGATTTAGGTACTGCTTTTATGAACTATACAACCATTTATGATGAAATATGGACCACATATCTAAGAAAAAAATCAATGTATGAGTTGTTGACAAATACAGATGGAACCAAAGGAATGATCAACAATCATAGTTCTATTATGAATCATGTTATTGATAGTCTATCTTTTTATCATAAAAAATGTTTATTGGAAACAATTATTCACAAGAAAATCAACGAAGAAAAATTAGATCATTTAGAAGATTTCATATTCGATACATTTCAACCAAATCTCATATATGAAAGGAAGAAAAAAGTATACACGATTGTCGAACATGGGAACCCCATTGGATTTTTCCTCCATAATACATCACAGTTCTTCGCGATACAAAACAGACAAAAATCACCTTCAATAAATGATCTTTCATTCTATATCTTAGCTGACGATAATTGGATTCCTTTGGATAATATAGGAGTCAGAGAAATGAATAAAGAAATTATTAAATTAAAAGATAAATATCTTCCACCGATCAAAGGGACGTATGGTTATTCTTTTAAAGATGAAGACCATAAACATTTTGTTAAAATGGTTACCAGTAAAAGTAATATGACGAATACACCTAAAACACCAGGTAAAGTTGTTGGTGATGCAGGACAAAAATCACTTGAAATGATACATATTTTGTATACTTATTCAAAAGATTCTTTTTTCCGCTTGAATGATGTACTACGTGATCAAGTAATTGAACAACTTAAAAAAGAAAAGAAAAATGTAAAAGAAGTTAAACGAGTTTATTTAGAACTGAATAAAGAGAAACCTTCATATCGCGTTGTCCTGAATAATGAAAATTATTTAACACCCAGTACCCGTGCAATGTTAACGAAACATTACATATCATTATTTATGGAATTATTGTTAAGAGACAATCATTCTTATATGAATTATGATATCTTTCCATTCAAGTATTACGTCTCTTAAATTTGAATTATTTAAACAATATAAATATAATATAATATATAATTATGTCTTCTTATATATCTGAACAAATTCTAACCACCGATCTTTCTCTGTATCCTCACGAACTACGGACAGGTGTTGATGATTTAATCCATCGAAAATTAAAGGATAAGGTTGAAGGAGTATGTTCATCAGACGGTTATGTACTTAAAGATTCAATTCAGATTATTCGTCGTCATATTGGAAAAATCCAAACTAAAAACAATCAAAGTCATATTCAATATAAGATTAATTATCGTGCGAAGGTAATTTCACCTAACAAAGATGATATTATTGATGTTTTTATTAACAATATTAATAAAATGGGAGTAGTAGGGTATATTAAAATTGATGATCAAGGAGATTCTGAAACAAGTCCAATGATAGTAATTATCCCACGGGAATATTTCGAAAATAGTAATTATAATATTAATGATATCCATATTCATCAACAATTATCTGCCCGAATTATCGATAGCAGAATAAAATACAATTCTGATAAAATTCAAGCGATTGCTTCGCCAGTTTAACTATTGTTATTAATTTATTACCTAAATAATAAATGGATCAAAAAAGAATATATATTCATCAAAATATAAATAAGATAAATGATCATGTAAATATCATTAATATCATTGAACAAAATGAATGTAAACATACGAAAAATAATAATGGAATTTTTTTAAACTTAACAACAACTGAGGATGATATTGTAGACCAAATATATTTTTTATTAAATAATGAATTGAATTATTCAATTATTAATGAAAATGATATGAAGATGAACGATGAAGAATTATTTGTGAATCGTTATACACCAAAACAAAACGTAACAGTATCTCCTATTATAAATGAACCTTTATGCAATCAGTTTACTCCGAGTGAACAGGAGCGAATTTTATATTCGAAGCTTTATCATTTAAAAATATAGTATTATTGTCTTCTCTTTCTAAATTAAATTTGATAACTACTTAAATCCATAATTAATAGATACTATATATTATGGATTTTGTTGAACAATTCAAGAACAATACAAATAATTACACTGCTAAGATTAATGATTCTAAATATGTAGAAACAACCCGAAAGGTTGTACATAAGGAGACCGATAAGGGAGTGTCTGATATATGTGAATTAATCATTCGTGAAAATGAACTTGAATACTTAACGCAAGAAGGTAAGCATAAAGAAATCTTTGCTAAGAATAAAAAAATAACAATTGCTGAGAATGTCCAAAAAAATGAAAACTATGCTCGCACATTTACTCCGACAATCATTCAACATGGATTTCAACACCCGAATCATTTGTCATCGGTTCTTTATTTGAATGAATACTATAAGATTAATTGCATCATTTACAATCCGAGTTCAAATAAATATTACCGAACATCTCTCAAAAATTATCCAAAACTGGTCTGTATTTATAAGAAAGATAAATGGCATTTACACAAAGATTCAATAGATGATTCGGTTGTCTCTAACTTTGATAAAGAAGGGATTGAAAATGTTCTAACGATCGATACAAGTTATATTATATATAAACCGTATCTGAACGCCCTTTCAAATTATAAGCTTCCTGATCTTGTAAAAATATGTTCAACAATGAATATATCTATTCTGAAAGATACAGGGAAGAAGAAGTTAAAGAAAGAACTTTATGATGAAATAAATTTGAAAGTTTATGAACAAGATACTTAAAAAAAAAAATACTCTGTTAATATAGTTATGAAATTATTTAATGAAGGACCGATTATTAATTACTTAAAAGAGCCGATTCTAAATGATCATTTAGAATTAGAAGTCATTTTTGGTTCAAATGTAGGTGATAATCCCCTTGATAAAAAAACATTTATGAGAGTCCTGGAACAATGTAAAGTCTATTATCCAACACTTAGCGAAACAACAACTCTTGATATTCGCCAAGAATACAAAGGCAATCCATCAAATATCCGAGCAACGATTCATGGATTGGAGAGTATTAAAAAGTATTGTCGTGAAGAAAATCTCTCAGAATTACAGAATATAGAGTATCTCCAAAAGATAAGATACTCTGATAATAAAGGTAATCATTTTCCAACTCTTCGCGATGAAGACTATAATGTTAGATTGAACCTAAAAAAAGAGGTCCCATTGCATGACAGACATTATTATGTTCAATCATTCTTAAAATCGTTTGACGAGAAGAAAAAACATTATCGTTATAAAAAGAGATTTAGTTTTGAAACGAATGATCGATTATTCCGTATTGACTTATCGGTTATTAAGGCGACCGAGTACAAGAGGGGGGGCTATAATTTTGCAAAAAGTTTTAAAGAATCAAACATACTCAATAATAAAGAACTCTATGAATTGGAAATAGAATACATTGGTCAAGGATCAAAGGTAGGTGATACAAAACTCAGAAAACTCTATGAAATTATTCAAGAAAATCTAACTCTCACCGAACCCGGATATCAAGGAATAGGAAATGAATACGATCCATTAAACTTAGGCATTGGTATTCCATCTGATCTCGAAGATACTGATGTCAACTATACATATGAGTTTGATTCGCCCCGTTATAGTGGTCATTCATCTGTCAGTTATACTGAGAATTCTGTTCAATATACTGAGAACGAATATCGTACTTTACTTGGTAAGTTCGTGAGAATTAAGGATTCTTATTTTAAAGACAAACAGATAAATGAAAAGGTCAAGCAAGCTTTGAATGAATATTACTTGAAAGGTATTCATATTGGAATTGTGAACGATATTCAAGAGAACTTTGACGAAGATGGAGAATACGTCAATACAACACTGGATATTGGTTTGTCTCCAAGTATTGGTGGTTACAGTCAATTGGTCGTTCCTCTGAATGATGTTTATGATGGAAACTTTACTGTGGGTCCAGATACAATTGAAGAAGGGAGAGATGAATATGTTGGAATTGATTTTGAAATCACGAAGAAAAAAGAACCGATTAAGAAATCATTTGATAGAGAATCAAGTTTAAATGAATTATCAAATGAACTATTGAATCTATTGGAAACTCATGTTATTTATTTGTCTAAGATAATTTACAATACAGAGAACTTAATATCATACAAAAATAAGAAGGAAATTATTAAGCGCTATAAGACACTTACAGGTCAGACAACACCATATTTTACATTTATAGGTCCTCAACCAGTTACATTAACAATGGACGATATTAAGATTAATTCTGGTAAATCAATTATTACAAACTATGCAGTTACAGAAAAAGCGGATGGTGAAAGATATCAAATGTTCATTACAAAGAACAATGGATATCTAATTAATTCAAAAATGAATGTAATTGATATGAATATTTATCTCCATGAAATTGAAGGGGAATGGATTCTTGATGGAGAATACATAACTAATGACCAATATGGTGAATCAATGAATCTGTTTATGGTGTTTGATGTTTATTGGGCTTCTACCCAAGGAATATCAAAGGACAAACAAATTCACGATTATCCTTTTCTATCTACGATTCCTGGACAAACGAGTCGTTTATCGGTTATGAAGGAATTCTTCTCTATCATTCAAAGGGAAAATGGTATTCTTTATCTTCGTGAACAAGAAAGACCGATTGAAATATTAATGAAGGAATATCTATTTGGATATATTGAAGATGATTTTGATCCTCAACCAGCTGATCCCACGAAAGAACAACGGAAAGATATCTTTAAAGCATCGAAAAAAATCCTTCAAAGAAGTAAACAAAATCATTATCCGTACCGGATTGATGGATTAATCTATCTTCCTGTTAAGTTTTCTGTGAAAGGTTCAATACAAGGAATTCGTAAGAAGCGTATTCATGGAACATGGAATCATAATTACAAATGGAAACCCCCCGATGAAAATAGTATTGATTTTAAAGTCCGTGTTGTAAAAGACGTTTTCAAGTCAAAAGTAAGGGATCGGGTCATTCCATTTACGAAGAAGGGACCCGGGGGCATCAATGTAGTTAATGAATACAAACAATTGGAATTATTAGTTGGATACAGAGCAATAGAAGATGAAACAATTAACTTTTGTATGGAGGTCTTGCACGATACAATAGATAAAAATGAAAATAATCTTCAATTATTTAATATCCATAGTAAGGAGGACGAAAAATACAACACTACACATGTACAACTACAAGAAGGTAAGATGAAATGTCTTGATGGAAGTGAAATAATGGACGGTGACCATGTTGAAATGCGATATATTCCGGATGCTGAAAATGGGATGCATTGGGAACCAATGAGACTTCGCAATGATAAGAAAAAACCTCAATTCTTTGGCGTTGCAAATAAAGTATGGAGCACAATTCAAAATCCAGTTTCGCAAGAGATTATCTGTGGTGATTATAAAGTTAAGAAGGGAGAAAATCCATATCAATCTGAAATAGGTAAATATTATGTTGATGAAGACAACGATTCTCTCTATGAATCAAATAAATTAAGAAAACTACATAATTATATTAAATCCAAATTAATTGGTGGAATTTGTTCAGCTCGTCCGACAAAACAGATTCAAGTATTGGATTTGTCTTGTGGTAGGGGAGGTGATAACCGTAAATACATTAATAAAGATACCAAAGTAACCTTTCTATTGGGACTTGATATTTCATCGAATATTCATGAAGCATGCAAACGTTATTATGATGAAGGAAATAGAATAAAGGGTGCTTTCCTTAGGGCAGATACTAGTAAAAATATTCAAAATGGAGAATGTGCTATGATTGAAGGTGGTGATCAAGAAGATAGAAATCATTGTGAAACTATGGTTAATATCCTGTATAAGAATATGAAACCGATTCCCAAAGAATACAAGAAAATCAATACAAAATACTCAGGTTTGGCATCCAATGGGTTTGATGTTGTAAGCTCTCAATTCTCAATTCATTATTATTTTGAAACGGAAAAGAAGTTTCTGGGTTTCCTCGAAAATCTAAAACAAAATGTAAAATCAGGAGGTTATTTCATTGGGACATGTTATGATGGTATGAAGATTTATGAACATTTTAAAACAAATATTGAGAAGAGAAAAGCGTGGAAAGATGAAAATGAACCGGAAACAGAATCAGAAACAGAATCAGAAACAGAATCAGAATCAGGGTCAATGGAACTCAATATCCCCCATTATACGGATGAATATAAAGAATTCTCCTATGTTGATTTAAATGGAAATAAAGTATTCAGTGTTGAAAAAGAATATGAATTAGAATCATTTAAGTATGATCCTGAAAATACAAAGAACATCTTTGGTAATCAGATAAATGTTTATATGGATTCCATTGGTCAAGTCATACCTGAATATTTAGTCAATATGGATTATCTAAAAGATATAATGAAACAAAACGGATTTGAAATAACCGTTCCAACAAATATTATGCCAAGATATGCTAATCTATTCCGTAAAGACTATTTTGAAGATGATCTAGGTCAATTCTCCAAAGTGATTGATAAATTATCTGAAATCAATAGTTCAGATAGACAATTCAGAGATTTCTACGGTGAAGCCCTTGAAATGAAACGTGATATTAGTTATTATGATAAGAAGAATAAAAAGGTACAAGAATATCCGAATGTGAATAGAGATCCGTTGATTGAATTAAGTTCATTTAACAATTATTTCATATTCAAAAAGATTTAAATCTATTCTATTTATATACGATGAATTCAGGGGAACTTCAAATGTTTATCAATGATTATATTCAAAATAAGAATAAGAATAAAGGAGAATTAAAAGAGTTTAAAGAAGATATCCAAGATCTTACTTCCACAGAACGAAATAAAGTCCATGATGATCTCACAGTTTTAAAATGTCAATTGGCTATCTTAAATATTATTCCTTATCTAACTGGTTGTCAAAAAGTGGACAAGAAAAAGAAAAAAAAGAAGACAAAGAGAAAAATACGGAGGACAAAGAGAAAGAAGACCAAGAGAAAAAAGAGGAAGACAAGACGATAAACTTTTTTTTTTATATTGAAATATTATTATTTAAAAACCATTTAATCAATAATTACATGAAAAATTATCGATTAGGTATCCATGAAAAAATTATTGAACCATTAGAGATAATGACAACTGAAAAGATATTTAATAGTGGTCTTCTATTGACTATGAAATGTAAAATAGATGCAATACCTAGTAAAACATGGGAAATAACGAAAAAAATGATAAATAAATACGAATTCATTTATACTTCATCAAACCGAAGTAAGAATATATGTAATATTGTTCCTGTAAGTCGTTCTTATTTTAAATTGTATGAGATCGTCCACGATCTTCAATTATTAAACAACAATATTTATTGCGCTTGTTTAGCGGAAGGCCCTGGTGGATTTATTCATTGTTTAAATGATATTGATCAGAGAGGGGATTATAAGATCAACAAAACATATGGAATAACCTTAAAATCAAATGATAAAACGATTCCTTATTGGAATACAAGTTTATTTAATCATCGCAATACACTACTTTTTGGTGAAGATGGAACAGGTGATTTATACAATCATAAAAATATTCAATCTGTTATTGATGAAATAGGTGATCGTAAATGCCATCTGGTTACTGCTGATGGGGGATTTGATTATTCACAAAATTATAATTTACAGGAAGAATCTTCTTATCAGTTGTTATTTTCAGAAATATTTACCGCACTTCATATTCAGGCTATCAATGGAAACTTTGTTCTGAAAGTATTCGATTTGTTTCATTATAAAACGATTCAATTAATCTACTTATTATACAATCATTACTCCTACATAGAAATTTATAAACCAACAACAAGTCGTTTATCGAATTCAGAAAAATATATAGTATGTTCTGAGTTCAAGGGAATGACTGATTCTGTTCGTGAGCTACTTAATCAATCATTGAAGGACCATACAAACTTTAAAATTAAAGTACCAGATAGTTTTATTAACGAGATTATGAAATACAATCAACAATTTGTTAACTTACAAATTGATACAATTAAAACGATAATTCAAAATATAGGGAAATTTAAACAGGTTTATCCAACGCAGAAACAAATAACAAATGCTATTGCGTGGTGTGAATCTTATAAGTTACCTATTAATACAGATTGCATCTATCTTAAATAGAATAGTTTGTTTGAATTGAATCAAGTGATAAGTAGTCTGATGATGATGAAGCTCCTACAATCTCAGAATCATCTTCATCTTCATAATTCCACACCTGATATGAATTGTTATTAATCCGTTCAACATTTCCTGATAAAATACCCTTACCAATACTTTGAATCACTTGATTATCCTTGTCTTGAATAAGTTTCGGTGGGATGTTTTGAAGTTTGTTATTAAAGGAACAAGACACTTCTTTATTCTCATTCAATGAACAACGGTCGGGTAAATGAGTTTCTGCTGAGGGCATTGTTATATCTGTAAAGGTCTTCTTTTCATCAAAAAACTTTCCCGATTGAGTTAATTCATCTCCAAAGTTTGATTTATAATGGGATGGATGATGGGAGACCTGTTCTTCTGTCCAAGCATATTTAGGATTTTCACCAATAAATCTGTACTCGGTGTTGTCAATCGGATTTGGGGAAATATAATCCCTTCTTAACTTACTGTCAAATGGTTTTTTCTTGTTAACATATGTTCCCTTGTTGCGGATAATAGTTACTGGTTTGTTGTCCATGATTCCATTTATTTGTTTAGGAATATAGTCAATGATATCGGATAATTTCTGAGATATCGTCGTACTTTGTGGTCTCTCTAAATCTAAATATGGTTTTTGAATTAAAGCAATAACCCCGGAATCGTCCTTCTTCTGTATTCTATTGTTGATAAATAGAACACACAGAACAAAAAATACTATCAGGACGTATATATTAATCATTTATATTATATAATAATATATTTATTTCATTGAATACAATTAACTATTGAATTTTGTAAAAGCATCCAACGAATTACACGAATATTCGATTGTTAAATAATCATCATATTCTTTCAATTGAATACGTATTGAATCGATTTCATTTTCATATAATTGACATTCCGATTCTGTATCTGGATCATAAAAATTAAATGGATTACATTGCGATATTTCATATTCATGAACCAAAATATGGTCTTGTGAATTATAATAAACTTCTTTATCAATTCTATATTCAAAGATCCTTTTACCTTCACGAATAGTCAAGAATACATTATTAATCCAATATTCTTTAATCGTTCCTTTATTTTGTAATCCATACAAAGTAATATATTTTTCTTTTTGATCAAGACTTATCTTTTCATCATAAAAATTATTCTTCATCACATTACATTTATAAAAATTAAAAACCATGACTTGTTCTTGTTTTATCTATATATCTTTCTTATAAGTATTTTATCCGAATGTATTCTCACTTGTATATGTTACATATAGAAATCCGTCCTTATCTTTTAATTCTTCATACAATTCTCCAATAAGCCGTTGAGCGGGAACCATTGTATTGTTGATGGTTATGAATAAGGCTTGTGTTGATTCCAATTGAATCCTTTTCCGGATTACAAAGATAAACTTGGTCATCGTCATATCTTTTGGGACGAGGTACTTACATTTATCAACATCTGGTAATTCACATTTAAAATATTTCTCTACAATAACAGGTATTCTATCAGGATATTTATTTATGATTTGCTGAGATTCATCAATTCTCTTTTCCAATGGTGTTGTATCCTTAAAACTTTTCATGATTTATTAGTATTCAACATAAAAAATTAATTGATTTTATTTAAGGATTAAAGTATAGTTTTGTTAATAAACATGAAGATAACTAAAATTAACATAAATGGGACTATGGATGATATCTCTGTATCATTCACAAAAAAGACGATTCAAAAAGTTCTCGAAAAGATAAGTACATTCAAGGGAATTACTGAATTATACAAATGGGTCAATGATAATAAAATTATTTCATGTTATGGTTGGTATGAAGGTGAGGCTGGATTTGAAAATAAACATGATCTAATACCCAACGGTAGTTCTTCCTTTTGCGATGAGGATTCATCAGAAAAGCTATTGTTTGGTGATTTATTCATGGTATGCTATGATAAACAAAAAGATAAATATATTGATTTTTGTGTTTCGGATTATGGGGCTTTTTATGAATTAATGTTTGAAGGTTTTGATGATTGTGAAAATTCAGAAGAAGAATCGGATGAAGAAGAACCGAATACCGATGATGAAGAATTTATCGATGATGATTTAGAAGAAGATGGTGACTATCATGAATACGGTTCTGATGATGAACTTGATGAAGACGAAAATGATTATAGTGATGGTAGTTGTTAAATACTTTTCCCGTTATTGAATAAAATGAGATTGAAATTATTTAAAATTTGATTGTCTATGAATAGAAACATTCAAAGATGCCATCGTTTTCAAATCAAAATGATGAAATTAGAAACATAACAGTTCAAAAATACAATACCATTATCAAGGATATACAATTATCTCGTAAAATAGAGAAGAGTCTGTATAATTATGTTATTCGTGTTAGTAAAGAAAGACGTATTCCACGAAGGTGGTCAAATCCTATATTTAAAAACCTCTACAATTCAAAAATTATTTCAATTTATACGAACTTAAAAAGCGATTCATATGTAAACAATACTTCATTTCTTCAAAGGATTCTTGACAAAGAAATAAATATATCAAATATGGGTCAATTATCAGTATACGATATTAATCCTGATAATTGGAAAGATTTATTTGATGCAAAAGAAAAAAGAGATAAGATTAAATATGAATTAAAACCGGAGGCAATGACAAACTTATTTAAGTGTCGGAAATGTCAAAGTCGTGAAACCTCTTATTATGAAGTCCAAACAAGATCGGCAGATGAACCTATGACACATTTCATTACTTGTTTGAAATGTAGTAATCGTTGGAGACAATAAATTATTCTAATAACGATCCATTTTCTTTTTCAGCATAAGGCGATGGTTCCTTAATCTGTTTTTTATCTTTTACCTTAGCCTGTTCAATTCCAATACCCTCGGGATTGACTTCATTAATTAAACAATAATCTTTGGAACAATCTTGTTCAAACCGTGTTGAGGGGACAAAATCTTGGGAACAATCACTACATCCGAACTCCTCAGCGTCACCTTGTAATTCGTGATCAATAACATTCACACCATTGGATGTTAAGAACATTCTATATTGCCAACTGTTCATACCTTGTTGATAGAAAAGATTGTGTTGACATGAAGACGTATAATCAGTTACAAAACGTCCATCTGACATTCTCGCTGGGAAATCTTTATTAAAATTATCAGGTACTTTAACTGTATTCATTTTATATTATTAGAATATATTTTTATTTTAGAATCAAGTTTATTGATTTTCTCTGATTCTTTGAATTAATTTAGATTTATTTCCCGATTGAGGTAGTTTTAATTCTTTACAAATATCTCGTAACTGGCTTACAGATAATTTATCATCGACAACCATTCCAACTTCTGAGGTGGATTGTCCATTTTCAGATTCAACTTCACTCAGATTCATTTCACCAAGATTCATTTCACCAAGATTCATTTCACCCGAATTCATTTCATCCTCATAATTCTCTTTTTCCATGTTCAATATGGAAACGGCTTCCGGATCAATCTCTTTTGTTGAATCCTCCGTTGTTTGACTACAAGAGTCCTCCTCTGATATTTCTTCTATTTCAGCTTTATCCTCATCGTACGTCCCGTTATTTATTTTTTGTATGATTAACTCTTTGAAATTCTCCTCCGGCGAGACATTTAGATCAATTATTTTTCCATCATTTTCAGCACTCCAACCCATTTCTTCACTTGTTTCACTATGTATGTCATCAGAAGTATTGTTGTAGGAGGTTAATAATTCTTGCGCTTCTTCTTCGTAGACCGCTTCTTCTTGTTTACTTTCCTCTTGGTTAATAATCTCTTCCATAGTATTTTCAATAGAACTGGGTTGATTCTGTTCTTCTCTTTGTTCGTTCTTTTGTATTATTGATTCCATCTTACTATTTAATGAATCAAAGCGGTGATTTATCTTTTTAATTTCCAAATATCCATAAATGATCATACATATAATGACAATTGTTAAGAATATAATCGGTATATTTGATTCGATATGTAGCTCTTTTAACATTTATTAATTTTCAACATAATAAACATAAAATATAAACTTATGAGAAATATATATATATTTTTATTATAATATAATATATAATGGACAATTTTGTAAATAAGATGAAATTAATAAACATTGAGAATAAAGAATTACTACCAATGATTTATGATATTGTCAGAACAATTACAATCCAAATTGTAGCACAATTTATGTATTCCATGAATAATCCGAGTGAACCGTTTTTAACATTGGGATTCTTTCAAACGACTCTCTTTTTATGTTTGGGAATCATGGTATTTTGGTTAATTATCTTTAAATTAATGTCAGATTTCTTATATAAAGAAGAAAAAGATAATTAAAGAATACTTATTATATAATAAAAATGGAAGGTCAAACCGAAAAACCTAAACCAAAGAAAAGAGGCCGAAAACCCAAAAACACTACCCAATCGAAGAAAGAACAAAAACAAACAAATATTGAAGAAAATCTTGTTATTCGCCTCAAAAATACAAATGAAGAAAAAAGTTGTATTCATGGATATGAATCACAAAATACGTTTCAAGAAAAATTAGATCATTCATTCAATACAGGAGATATTTGTTGGAATTGTTGTCATCCTTTTCATGAAATGGTCCATGGACTTCCTCTGAAATATAGTAATGGAGTTTTCTATGTGTATGGTGATTTTTGTTCATTGGAATGTGCTGCAAGATATTCAAGTGAATATTTTAAAGAAACTAATTTTGAAAATATGACATTATTGAATTTATACAATAGCACCATAAATAAAACAGAAAAGAGTATTCAACCAGCACCCAATAAATTAGTTTTAAAATTATTTGGAGGGAACCTAACAATTGATGAATACCGAAACAGTTTTAGTAAACCCAATATTCATGATATTAAATTACCACCAATTCTACCAATTAAACACACGATTGATATGTATGAAATGAATAGCGGGAATACTAAAAATAATCTTAAATTATTTCGGAAAAAACCACTACCTTCTGAAAATAAAAGTATTTCAACATCAATGAAATTAAATTAATATTTTTCAGGATAAAAATAATGACATATAGAATTAATCACATAAATAGCTTTGATTTTATCTTCTGAAATATAATCAGATACTAATGTATTGAACTGATTATAATTTAGTTTTATTTGTTTGGGTAATAAATCTATATCTCCAAACTTTCGGTTCATTTGAATCAAACGGGTATAAATAAAATGATAAATATTTTTGATTTTATATTCATTTGTATTTTGTAACAGTTGGTAATATACTTTATAATCTGGGTATGTCTTATCTAAGAATGAATAATTAAAAGTATTTTTAGATTCATTGATAGATATATCATTTGGACTCTTCACAAATACGGATGTCATTTATAATAATTCAATTATATAAATATGATGAATTAAACATATTCATTCGGACTATATTTATCTTGGGCAGTATTGACTGGATGAGGATGATCATAAATTATTTCTTTGTTAACAACATGGGGATTCTTTTTCCATTGTTTATTCAAACGTAATGAGAGGTTATACAATAAATTATTCCCTTCTTCTTGTAATTCGCGGATAATTGAAGATAAATCTTCTAATGTATGAGAATCATTAATATATATTATTTTCATAAGTCTCTTATCATTCATACTCGATACTATATTATAAAAGGATTTTAATGAATAGTCATAATAATACTGAGATTTATCAAAATAATGATTGGTATGGATTAATTGATCATTTGCGAGATGATCTAAATAATTAGTAAACTTTTTCCAATATCGCAATCCTTGATGGTAGTCTTTTGGATTGTATTTCTTGTATTTTCTCAATCGTTTGAATAATTTTTCAATTGTATAGTTGTAGTGCTTTTCTTTTCCTTTTGAAAATAACGCTTTGTTAAGTTTACCCTGAAATTCTGTATAATGATTGATATATAAAAATAAAACAACCATACCTACAAGAATTTTAATATCAAAACGATACATAAGAAATAAGAATATAAGAATTGATCCGATTGTCAATTGTAATTCTGTATCTTCTATATTTATCTTAGGTAATTTGATCATCTCGTGATATATTAAAGAAATAGATAATAATTGATAGTATAATTAATATGATTCCAAAATAGATTGTATTGTCTTTATCTGATATATGTAAGACGATTCCAAATATATATTTTTTGATTGATTGAACAAATCCGTCGCCTTGAATATCCATTTCATATTCAGCTTTCTTGACCTTATAAGAAACTTCTTTGTTAAAGTTATTTATAAAATCAGACATATTACTCATTATCTGCTTAAATGATAGATCAGCGATTGTTTCTTTTTGTTGGGGTCGCTTCTCATTTAGGATTGATTCAGAAGGATTCGCAATCGATGAATATGTCTTTCTTCCAAGGTATCCTGGGATTTCTTTGACGCTACCCTTATTTAACTCTTCCGTATCATCAGAATGGAATTCTCGGTATTCCTCATCTGTCATTAATGCATCTCTTATAGGATCGTTCCATTGGTCACCTTCAAAAAAATTATTTCTTTCTCCGGACATAATGTATATTACAATCTAATATTTAAATATAAGAAATTAAATGAACATTACCCAAGAACATCCTGCGACAACAATATTTATGAAGTTCTAAATCATCTAACATTTCACCTTCTATTGACTTTTTAACACTTCCATCTTCTGTAACTTGAATATATTGGATGTCTAATTCACTAGTTACCTTTTCTTTGGATTGTTCTTTCTTTTGAACAATACCTTCCACAAATGGATTCCATTTATCACCAATAACTGATCCACAAGTAAAACATCGGACTGGGATTAACATTTCTATTTATATTAGTTAGAATATTATTTCAAATTTTTAAATCTCTTTCTTTTATAATATGGACAAATTAGTAAGCCATACTATCCTATATAGTATGTTTTATAGAGAAAAACAACATAACATACTAATTGAACCGCTAACGTGTATCTTTCGGATTATTTTATTAAAATACAAAGAAGAAGGTACCAAAATATCAATACAAGATAATTCAATCCAATACAATGATCCAAATTATTATCAAGGAATTGTCCGAATGTTCAATGGAGATACCCGCAATGATCTTCATAATTTATACAACCCATTTATGAAATCCTTCGAATGGTATCCAGTAACAGACAAATACAATCAATTGTTCTATCAAAAATGTTCACAAGGCCTTGAAATACTCATGAATAGCTATCAAAAAGAAAGTATTATTTACCATACATTAAACCATTATAAACAAATCTTTGATAATGTTTTATCTGGCAAACCGATACAATTACAAGATAGTATACAATCACCCTTATTAAATGATCTTCAAAATATATGGAATAAGAATGAATTAGAAATTATTTATAAAATGATTCTATATCTTGACACGTGTGATGTAGAAGATAAAGAAGTTTATTTAGATATTATTGAAACAATTATTTCAACAAAAGAAAAAAAAGTAAACGAATACATAACAAAATCAAGCACAACTTATAATTAACATAATGCGGGAAAATCATCTTCTGATTGAATATCAAATGTTTTTTCCTCATATGATTCTCCACTTTCAATTGGCTTTGAATATTTATTTAAATTAACCGGTGCCTTCGCCTTTACCTGGAAAGGTTGATAACCCGCAGCTATCTCAAAATGAGCATTTATCTCTCTCCCATCAATACCATATCTATCAAATGTATATCTGTCCATTGTTCGAGGACTTAATCCTGGTTCTAAATTAAATTGACCTAAGACTCGTATCGGCTTCTCAATATCGAAATACAGATCTATATATTTATCTCCCAATTTAAAGTCCTTTTTTATCTTATCTTTGAGATATTCAATACTATCTGTTAAAGAACATTCATATGTTTTTGAATATTCTTCATGTGTAATAATAAATGTGATCATATAACTAACCTATATAATCTTACAAAATAATTTTTAAATAGTAATAAATATTTATCGTCTGGCTCTACGAGCAGATCCAGTTCTGCGAGCATCAGCTCTACGGGCGGATCCAGTTCTGCGAGCATCAGCTCTACGGGCCGATCCAGTTCTGCGGGCATCAGCTCTACGGGCCGATCCAGTTCTGCGGGCATCGGCTCTACGAGCAGATCCAGTTCTGCGGGCATCGGCTCTGCGAGCAGATCCAGTTCTACGAGCAGATCCAGTTCTGCGAGGGGTTCTGCGTTCTCCTTCCTCATCTAAACGGATCGCACCAAACTGACCCTTCTTTACTCCCCAACCAGCTTTTTCTAATTGGTTGTTCTTTTTCGCAAGTTTGCTTGCTTTCTTAGACTTAATACGACCATCTCTTCCCTGAAAGAGATCGGCTTTCGTTAATCCACCAGAAGTCCTTTTTGCGTTCCCATGCCATACCTCCGCTCTTGATCCAACAGTTTTCATTATACTTATTCTTAGATTTTATTTATTCTTAAATTTGATTTTTTGAATGGGTCTTTCTCAAAAAGATCGTTTTACGATGTTTTCATGTTGTCTCCGAAAGGAGAAATACAAAGAAAATACGATTGTCCCCGAAAAAGAATCCCTCGGTTCACCACGCATCACAGCTGGGTTTCTTGATAAGTTTTCAAGAGAAGTCATTTATTGTGGTGGTTGTAAAACCCCCTTTCATCTTGGATCATGTGAATTAAAGGTTCACTGTAATATTTGTAATCAATTCTTTCATTGTAAGATTGCAGGTGAATGTATCGGTAAGGATTGCAAGGTACAGTTTGAAGATGGAAGCTTTCATCGTGCGTCATATTGTGTGGACTGTGTGGCAAAAGTATTTGGGAACAAATGTCTGTGTAAGGATTGCAATAAGACTTAAATACTAAATTACTTTTGTATAGACCATACGATTCATATCCATAAACATTTGTTTGCATAGACCTTGAATTATTCGATACTTCGTTGATGAACGGACTTGATTATGGATATGCATTAGAACAGTTTGATATTCTTTGACATAAATTACATCTTGATAGTTTTCTATTTTTTTAAGAGAATAATATTTACCTATGTCCCATGGATTGTTCTGTGATACAAGAGAACGAACCTTCCCTAAGAATACATTCAAGCGGTTTGATTCATCCAAATCATACAGTTCTTTTTCTAAATGTGTGAAGTTGTGGATAAATCCTGAAGCATTCTTATAATTCCGAAGATACCATAATAATTTATGTTCTTCGGGTAGTTTGAAATTGGGTATTTCAACATATTTTCTCTCTGGATTGATCATTATTTTAAATAAATCTTCGTGAAAATAATCTTTATGTAAAGCTCTATAATTATCTGTGATACTCTCTTTTGTTCCACGAATGACTGGTAGTTCACCCTTCATCAATGATAAATAATCTAATTTCCCATAAAATATAATATTACCTTGGTTGTCCAGATTTCTACGCCCAGCCCTACCCGACATCTGTAAATAATCTTCATTCGTAAAATCTGCCTCTTCAATGCCCAAAAAACAAGACGTCCTTACAGGTAAATCAATCCCCATACATAATGTTTTATCTGAAATAACGATTCCAATTTCTTTCTTTGACAATAATTTTTGAAGAATCCAATTGTATTCATCCGGCATATTCTCAATATAAATACCAATCCCCCTCTTTAACATTTGGAAAAGAGGACTCTCGTAAGGGATCTTAATCCCCAATGTAGAGTTTATCTCCCTCCGAACATCACGAATTGTTTCAGCTGACATCGGTTCATTTGATAGAGTAAAAATAAAATCTTTGTGTTTCTTAAAAATATCCTGAGAATTGAAATCTGGATTCATAATGAAATCATTCATCTCTTTTTCTAAGTTTTTGGTTTGAAGAACACGTAGTTCTTCCGAAATATCTTCATTCTTAGAAATAAATGTTAACTTCGATTGATAATAATCAATCATTGTTTGAATATAATTCGTTTTTTCTGTTCTATCATAAGTATCCATCTTATCTTTAATCTCATAACGAGGATTTGAGGAAGATACTTTAATATTTGATTGAAACGCTTCCCTTTTATCAAGATAAGCTTGATACAATGTATTCTTCTTCTCAACTATATCATAATGAAATGGATATTCTTCAAGTTCTTTGTCATTTAGATATTCATAAATCGTAGTAAATAACGATTTACATGTCAATTCGTTCTTATGAAACATTATCATTGGAAACATGTCCTTCTTCTTTGATTCACGTATAAAATCAATCATGGTATCCTCTTCCTCTTCTACTGGATCAACGACAAACTTATCATAAATCGTTTGAACTCTCTGAGTATATTTCTCATCCTTGTATAATTCTGTAAGCTTGTTAAGAATAAAATCCTCATACAACTTACAATCATCTAATGTCAACAGTTTATCCTCGGAGAAATATTCATCAGGCGAACAATGATCAATTGCTTCCTCTTCATCAAACTCTTCCTCAATCGCTTCCCATAAAAGAGAACAATCTAAGGGAGTAAATGATAAACAAGTATCGTGAAGTATATCATGTGGTGTTTTATATGCACACAACGGATGGAGTTGAACCATTTTCTTATTTTTCCAGATCCATCGCTGATGATTTATAAACCTTTTTGTATATTCAACATACTTTATCTCCCTCTCAGGATGAATTTTCTTAAAAATATCCTGTAAGAAATCTATATTCTTAATCGTTGCCGACAAAGCAAGGAAGTTACAACGAATTAACTTTATAATATTTTCATAACTACTTCCATCATCTTCCTTATTTAAATTATGTATTTCATCAAATACCACATAATCAAAGGTTGTCCCAATCTTATTTAAACTATTTTCTATCTCCATCGGTGTTCCAATAAAGATGTTTGTATTTTGACTATAAGCATAATTTGTATAATTGTCTACAATAAAATGAACCTTGTATCCCATATGTGTAAAATGAGCTCCCACTTGAAATGCAACCGGTTTCGCTGGACAAACATACAGGATCTTTTTGTGAAGAATACCAGTAGCCATTGCAATAAATGATTTACCTGCTGATGTTGGAGCCTTTACAATCACACTCTTTTTTTGATCAATATAACGAATGACTTCTTTCTGCCAATCATCAAAGTTTTGAATGGGAGCGTTCCATGTATTTAATGGAGGTAACATATGACCTAATTTCTTCATCATAAATAATTTATAATCACATTCATCAAGCGTATCCGATATCTTCTTGAACAATGATAAATGTTCCTCTTTCATTTCATCAAGCTTGATATTTTTATTTTTGAGCTCGAAATACAAGAGAATTACCTTATTCATCTCTTTCTTCTTATTTTTCCAGAAATAATCTAATAACATAAATTGATATTCCCTCTTACCTTCCTCCGTTTTTAAGATAGATAACGGTTGAAACTTATTTTCGGGTGTTGAATTGTTAAATAAATACTCCAAACGATCTCTATCATCTTTTATATTCGCTATTCTTCTCTTTTCTGTTTGTTCTCTGATAATGATATCCTTCTTCTTCAAAACCTCTTTCCGATTATTTTTACCCTTTCCCTTCTTCTTTGGTTGAACTTTCTCTTGAATAATATTATCTTCTATCATATGTTTTAGATTAATATTGATATCCGACGATAGATCTCTTAAAAAAACTGATAGCTTTTTCTTCTCAATCTTTTGTTTCGTAAGCATATTTGCAGGTAACATTGATAATAGCTAATTATTATACGTATCTTTTTTTTAAGTAGCGTTACCGTGTATATATATTTAAGAACATAACCCTTACTATACGGATAATATGATCAAACAAGTTTTTCGTAAGAATGGGATTTTGTATGTCCCGAAAGAAGATGATATTCGTTTTAATTATTTTATCATTGTTTCATATGATAAAATGATGGACATGAACCAATACAAAATAGAATATTACAAAAAGAAAAAATTTATTTATTAATATTGTAATTTATCTTAAATAATCCAAGTATTTGAGAGATTAGGAACGCGATAAAAATTAACAAAATTACTTTTGTAACAATATTCTCTTGAAACCCTTCAAAAAACTTCTGGATTCCAAGATCTGGGAATGAATACGCTGAATTATTTTTAAGAATATTTTGATACATATCTTTTAAGAGTAATGTATTTTTATGAACTTCACCATTGCATTCTTTCTTCTCATAATATTCTGAAATATCGATTATTTTTTTGATTATATCAGGAATATATTGCAACAATCTTTCGGAAACAACTTCCATATTTTGTTTATATTCATCATCAGTTGTTTCTCTATTTTGATCGATATTCATAAAATATTTTAATAAATCAATTCCATTTTCACTCATTCCGTCTTTACAAATTTTATCTGTAACATAAATAATATCAAAGCATTCTCCTATTTTTGCAGGATCAACTAAAATAAACTTAATTATCTTTTCTTCAACATAATGTAAAACTCTCCGATTGGACGGATCACCTAACTTCGATAAATCTTGAATCTCTAAAATCTTTTGTAAATATGTATTGTCATCATGTTCTGTCATCATTAAACGATCAATACATTCATTGTATTCCTCATTCTCTTCTTGATTGGTTAATCCGAAGAACTTACCCAAAGATAACTTTTCCTCTGTCATATCTTTTGGAATAGAATCAATCAAACGATTACGAATTTCAATTTGTTCAGATGATTTCTCATAAACCGGTTCACTTCCTCTTTGTAGTAACCAATCACTTACTTCTTCATAGATCATATTATTCACAGAATGATTTTGAAAAACATATTCTAATATACCCCCTGTCATTTGATGTATTGTTTCCAAGTTCTCATAATATCTTGTGTTTTCAGGAATTAATTCCTTTAATTCTTGATGAGACATTGAAGAATTCCACCATTCAAGTTCAATACCGTTTCCTGATAATGGAATATTGTATCCGTTTATAATTACATATGTCCTATTTTCATTAATAGTGTTGTATCTCCTTTCTAATTCACTTGTTATTTTGATCTTATTCCAGTCAGTCATATATTAATAAATTATATATTAATAAATTATATTTTATTTTAATTGCTTGATCTTTTTCAGAGCTGTTTCTAAATATCTTGAATGTTCAATAATATTTAATAATTCTTTTAAATAGGGTGTTTTCATCATTTGTTCTCTACCTTTCAAGATACTGTCGAATCGTTTCTTACCGTGAATTCGAAAATCATATTCTTTCAGAAAGTTCTTCCAATCTATATTTGTATCCACAGATTGTAACGTTCCACAAGACGTTTTGAATGATTTAAAATATTTATTTGGCATATGTTTGAATAAATTATTCGCGAAGTCCTTCTTCCACGGAGCAATTTGATACCATACTCGTTTCCCCCGACAACAAGATATTATATCAGTAAAGCTCTGGTCACCTGTCACCAATATATCTTGAACACTATCCTTCATTATAGAAATGAATATATCTCTCTTCTGAGGTAAAATATCACCTCGCAGAACGATTCGTGTTTTGTTTGTTTCATCTTCCATCATATGGAATACACCTTTATCTGGATATATAATATCTATATTTTTGTAGTTTTTTCCAAGAATCTTTTTCACAGTATAATAAAAAGCCTTGTTCCCGTCCATTTCTTCAAGGATCCAATTAGGAATAACAATTTCAAAATGTTTATGCTTTGAATAATTCTTACCTATCATTTCTAAATAGGATTGAAAACAATATTTCGCATGAATTCCCCATTCAGGCGATGGTTGTATATATACAACAGCGTACGGTTTCTTCATTAATGTTTGTTGTTTCAATTTAAAATCATTCAATAATATACCCATATTTCCATTGCCAACACCAATCGGAAAAGTATAAGGTGGAAATAATCCATTGTATTCACTCACAGTAAATGTATTGAACACATTTGCATAAGGAATCATCTTCTTAAATTGGTTAATTTGAAAGGATTGATTAATAATCGGAATCACAACCATAATATCAAACTTTTCCTTTGGAATCCGTTTCAATTGACCATATTCAACACATTCCTCATCTTTCCCTGTTTTTGATCTTAAATGGACTATTTTCCCACGAATACCTAATTCACTATACTTTTCGGGAGATGTTGTACATATTGTTATCTTTGACCGCGGATACCATTCTTTTAAATAATCATGAAATGTCTTACATACAATAATATCACCAAAACCACCACAAGCAATATTGAATAAACCGATTGATATATTTTGAGAAAACTTTTTATCATTGTCTTCATTTAATTTCCAAAGAATATCATATAAATCTTCATAATATTTACATTGATTTGCTAACTTCTTTATATGTGATAACTCATCCATTATTTTAATTATATAATATATAATATATAATATAATATTCCATAATGATAGGAGGTAAACTACTGGCAACGGGTTCTTCGAGTTGTATTTTTCATCCCAATTTTCCATGTCATAGTAGAGAGACTATAAAAGAAGACAAAATTACAAAAATAATTTATGATAAAAAATCCCTTCAATCCTTGAATAAAGAAAAGAAGATAAATGAAATCGTTCAAAGTATTCCTGGATATCAAAAATGGTCTATTGTTTATGATGAATTATGTAAAACTCCATCGAGAGATAAGTTATACGAATACGATAAAGAAGGTATGTACGGTTGCGAAGATGGAATGAAACGTTCCGAAGATGTAATTTCCATAAATGAATCTTATATGTTAAATGGTAGGTTCGGGGGGATAACACTTGATAACTATTTCAAAGAAAAAATGACAGATAAAAGAAATATTCAAAGTGATTTCTTATCCCTAATGAATATGATGAAACCATTATTCCTTGGATTAAAAAGTATGGGTTCACATAATCTAATTCATAACGATATTAAAGGTGGAAACATTGTTAAAGATAAAAACACCTTTAAATACATTGATTTTGGATTGACTGATAAAATATCAAGAGTAATTCATTTTAAAAAACGATCCATTTCTGAATTCAAAACAAATCGTATTTATCTTCCTTATTCACACGAATATATTTATTCAAATATTCCTGCAAAGGATCTCTACAAAGAAATTAATTTCGAAAGAAGGAACTTGGACCGTTTTATGGACCTTTGCTCTTTGTTTAACAGAGACTACGAGAGTATTCATGAATTAATTATCCATAAATCAACCTTAAAAACCAATACATTCAAAGACCTTATCCGTGGCATTGACACTTATTCTCTCGGGGTGTTGATCCCATTATTATTTTTAAGTAATTATGGATATGAAGATACCGTAGAATTACTAGATAAATATGCAATTATAGATGATTTCTTTTATTTATTTGAGCAAATGAACGAACCTCTTTATGAAGATCGCATATCATCCCAAGAAGCGTATCATCTTTTTTCCAAATTAGTACGGAAATACAATCCACAAAAAAAACGCAACAAAACCAAACGTAAAAAAAGGGGTCGGAAGTAAATTACTTTATCTATGTTTATTTTTTTATTTTATCATCTAATTATTAGTATGAAATTAAATGATATTGATTTTAGCCTTCTCAGTGATAGAGAATTAATAGGTGTCTGTTTAAAATATAAACTGATTCAAAAAGAAATGATTCCTAAATCAACCCGGGACGATTTATTAAAACATATACGAATATTCTTAACTAAAAAATTAAAAACATATGGTCAAAAAAAAGATACAACTATTAAATCTGTTTCTGTTAATCGTAGAATGTCCATTTCAGGGAATCTAGAATCCCAAGGTAAAACAAAGAATGGACCCCCACGCGTTATTAAACAACGAAGGATGTCACAACCCACAACAAAAATAGAGAAACTTGAAGCAGTCGAAACCCATGACAGAAATGTTATTCAATCCGAAGCACAAAGAACTATTCAAAAAGAAATTAAATCACTTGATCCGAAATATGACCTCATCGGAATGTATCCAGCCGTAAAACGATTAGTTGCCATAGGTGATCTTCATGGAGACCTTCGTGTTACCATTCAAGCTCTTAAATTAGCCGAAGTTATCCCTCAGAATTCAACTCCGGATCCCCATAAATTAAGTAATATTCATTGGTCAGGAGGTTCCACATGGGTCATACAATTAGGAGATCAAATTGATAGATGTCGTCCCGATGATTGGGAAAAAAATTGTATTCTGGATTATGATGATGTCTATGAAGATGAAGGAAGCAATATGGATATTATTAAACTCCTTCTTCGATTAGATGACGAAGCGAAAAAATATGGTGGTCGTTTCCTCGGTCTCCTCGGTAATCATGAAATTATGAATGTTGATAAAGACTTTCGCTATGTTTCGCCAGAAGAATTTTTAGAATTTGTTCCCGAAAAAGATAGAACATCCAAGAAAACCAAAGATGGATATCCATTAGGATATTACCACCGAACAAAGGCATTCGAAAGAGGAAGTAATATGGCCAAATTATACTCTGTTAAAAAAAAATCTATTATGACAGTCGGTAGTTTCGTCTTTGTCCATGGAGGACTTAGTGAAGATTTAGTCTCCAAATATACAATTGGCGAAATTAATAATGTCGTTTCAAAATGGATGTGCAAAAATAGTAATTCCTCAGAAGATAAAGTCTTTGATGAAATATTCAGAGATGATGATGATATGTCCCCTTTTTGGTGTCGCATCTACGGAGAAGACGATGAAGAAAATACTGAAAATAGTTTCAACCGTGTCATCCAAACAATTAATTCCAGAAATAAACTCCTGACACCTGTCAAAGGAATGGTCATCGCCCATACACCCCAATTCATGGAAGGTAAATATCTCAATTCGATCTATAATAATCGTTTGTGGAGAATTGATGTTGGAATGTCAAGAGCTTTTGGAAAACATATGGATTGTGGAGATGACAAATACAGACAAGTCCAAGTATTAATCATTCATGATAATCAACGTTTCGAAGTTAGAAAACAGCCTCTTAATTCCGAGCGCCATCCAACAGATGGTATGGGAAATAAAATTATTCTAGGTAAAGAAACATTACCCTTTTAACTATCATCATCAGATATTATATCAAGTTCTGAATTATCCGATGAAGTTGTTTCATCCGAATTATCCGATGGACTTGTTTCACTAACTGGTTCAAGAACAATATCAGGGCTCTCTACTACCGAATCAGGAATATTAATACCCCCTATACTCCGATCAATCAGATACCTTAATCTTCCGAAAGAACCATTATGAAATATATTGAGGCGTGAATACCGTCTTAAAATAAACTTCGTACTATAAATAATCATGAACGACAAAATAAAACTTCTCACTGTTATCATTTATCATTATCATTCTAAGAATACTCTTAAATAGTATCATGTAACATTAGTGAGAACAGAAGGTATGCCCGCTCTCTCCTTATCGACCTCTGTACATGTCTCTGGAATTTTAATATCCTGAATCATATCAAACAAGGGTTCCAGATTTTCACTCGCTTTCAAGATAATCTCAGCATTCATTCTCCCTACTTTTTTCTGTTGTTGATCATACGATCCAGTGATCTTACTAATCTCAGTCAATAGATAATGTGATTTCAACGCCACCTCTTTCCACTGTTCCAATTCAGACTTTGGCGGACTGTACTCTTTTTGAACCTCTATAACAAGTCCCGGATAACTACACATAAAGAAGTCAAACAATACAAAAATGTTTGGATCCCCTTGTTTCATTTCAATTTTCTTTTTCGCAGCAGGAAACTCACCCTGAACAACCGTTTGCCGCTCAATAACTTCTAGAACAGGAATGGCGACAATCCTGTGGAGGCCTTTTATACATTTGAAGTTTATCTTCTCAAAGGCACCAACATATTTGAATTTTGTCAACTGATTTGAGTTACTGAATCCCCAATAAAGGACTACCTCATATTCATTCCTATTCTCAAATGTATAATGTGTGAAATTCTTCAATTCTTGATCTTTCTTCTTCTGTTCTTCTTTCGCTAGTTTCTCTTTCAGTTTCTCTTCCTTCTTCTTTTTCTTCTCTTCAAACAATTGTTTTCTCTGTTCAGGTGTTAACTCAGGACATCTTCTATAAGTATGACCAACCCCCTTGCAATGAGAACAAACCATATTTATCTTTCTTTGTAAAGAAAGCTTTAAGTTTCTTCAAATTTGAAGGGAGTTTAAAGATTTAGTAAGAACAATACAAAAATGAAGGATAAACTGTTTATGTTGGCGAAATTATTCATCAAAGGGATGATGGCTCCCCGATCAGACCCGGATTGTCTCCCACCAGAGGGTTGGTATATGGCAGAGAAGTTTGACGGATACAGAGCAAGATATACAGGGAAAGAGAAGAAAAAGGTCTTTCTGTCCAGAAATCAAAAGGAATTCGTAGGGACTCCCGAATGGTTCCTTAATATGATTCCCAAAGAAGAACTTGATGGAGAATTATGGTGTGGACGAGATAACTTCAATGCAATGGGAGTCGTCCGTAAACACGACCCAGATCCTGAGGAATGGATTGATATTAAGTTCGTCGTTTATGATCTCCCCGAACACGATGGCCCTTTCAGAGAACGATTGATTGAACTGAACAAGATTGTCCAAAAGGGGAAAGATCAGTGGGAAATAGATAAGAAACAATACCCTCCACCATTCCGTTCTCTCGATTACCCTGTTATCGTAGCCGAACAAAACAAGATCGAGAGTTACGAACAAATGGATTCATATTACAAGAACATCATTGATAATGGAGGAGAAGGTATCATTATTAAAGATCCTGAATCTCAATACGAAGATGGGAGATCGAATTACATGCTCAAAGTAAAGCCTTCTTTTGATGAGGAATGTATTATCGTTGATTATAAGGAAGGGAAAGGCAAATATTCAGGTCTCCTTGGAGGTTTCATTTGCAAGCCTCTGATTAATCATGATACTTATCATGTCATTGACACAAATGAAAAGCACGAGTTTGCTCTCTCCGGAATGGATGACGAGATCCGCAACGGCTACATGAATACTCATCCAGTTGGGACTGTTATCTCCTATGAACATTCGGGAAAAACAGGGACAGGTAAACCACGTTTCGCACGATACCTACGTAAAAGAGATGATGTTGTTATTATGGACAAAGTTCAATCTGAACACAAGGGAACAGAAAAGATTCAAAACATAACAAAGATCCTTTCCGAAATAGCTGATTTTGAGAAAATGAAGGGTCAATCATTCAAATCAGCATCATACAGAAAGGTCGTCAATGAACTCAAAAAATTGAAGGATGATTCAGAACTCATCAAAGATAACCTTCTCGCTATGAAGGGTGTTGGTACAAGTATCTTTGAAAAGATTGAACAAATCCTTGATACAGGGACGTGTCCTCTCTATGAAAAAATTAAGAAGGATGATTCAGTTGATTCAAAGAAAGTCTTGATGGGTATTCATGGTGTTGGTCCCAAAAAAGCAAAGGAACTCCTTGATGAAGGTCTGGATACAATTCAGAAGTTAAGACAATGTGAAGACATTTCACAAATCTTGAACGCAAAACAAATGATCGGATTGAAACATTACGAAGATCTCAATGAAAGAATACCAAGAGAAGAAATTGAAAATCATGAAGATATTCTTCAAAAAATGCTCCATATGATTGATCCCGAAGCAGAAATGACAATCGCTGGATCATACCGAAGAGGGTGTGAAACAAGTGGAGACATTGACGTCCTTCTGAAATCAACAAATAAGACAGTATTCAAACGATACATTAAAGCACTGAGTGATATTCGTTATCTAATTGATGATCTCGCAAATGGAACCAAGAAATACAACGGTGTATCGAAATGTGGAAAAGATGGTAAATCCCGAAGAATTGATATCATGTATACAACCCCCGATGAATACCCTTTCGCTATATTGTATTTCACCGGTTCAAAAGATTTCAATACAAAAATGAGAAATGAAGTCAATGAAAAAGGACTATCTATGAATGAATATTGTCTCTCCGATAGTAACACAAAAGAAAGAATTAATCACACATTCCGTGTAGAAGAAGATATCTTCAAGTACCTTGATATTCAGTATGTAGAACCTACGAAGAGGTAAGTTTACGCTTCTTAGTCCTCCTCTTCTTAGTCCTCTTCTTAGTTCTCTTCTTAGTCCTCTTCTTAGTCCTCCTCTTCTTAGTTCTCACTTGACCTCCTCCTTTGATAGCTTTTACCCCCGCTGTTAAACCTAACAAAGACGCAAGATAAGGTATATAACAAGGAACGCACGCCATTAATAATATATGTTAGATAATTATTTTTTTTATGATGATATATATATTATGGGAAACACAGAGAGTCAACCAAATAGTTTAAGTTTAAATGAAGAATTCATTAAGAAACAACAAGAAATTATTGAATCGCAACAACGCCAAATTAATAGTTTTACACAATTAAATAATCAAGAAGAACAAACTATTAAACCCGAAGAAAAACCATCAACGAAGATTAATCCATTTAAAATACTATCTATTAGTCGTGACTATAATGAAGAAACATTGAAAAAAGCATATCTTAAAGCAGCAATGGTTACTCATCCTGATCGGGGAGGTAATGATATTGATTTTAAGAAAGTTGTCATTTCCTACAAAGTACTTCTCAAAAAATTAGAACAAAGTAAAAATAATAATCACCATAATGACCTGAAAGATCATAGTCAAAAATATATGAGCGAACAAAACAAAGATCAATCCATCAATCAGGATCTTTCCAAGAACTTTAATAGTTCAGCATTTAATAAGTTATTTGACCAAAATAGACTTGAAACAGTCCATGATAATGGATATTCCGAATGGATCTCTGAAAATAAAGTCGAAGATAAAGACATAGAAAATATATTTGGTGGAAAATATAACGAAAAAAACTTCACTCAACATTTTAACAAAGTCAAACAGCAACAACAGAAAAAATTAGGAAAACAATTAATTAAATATGATGAACCCCAAGTTGATATATCTTATAAAGGTAAAGATTCTATCATGACCCTCGGTCAAGGTAATATATCTGATTTTAGTGGAGAAAGTGAAGGTGGACTCCAATTTAGAGATTACAAAGATGCCTACTCAAATACATTTTTAATTGATGAAGCGTCTATCAATCATAAGAAAAGACCTAAGAGTGTTCGTGAAGCTGAAATAGAAAGAAAACAAACCTCCTATACATTATCAGAAGAAGATCAACTGAAAATAAGTTTAAAAGAAAAACAAAAAGAAAAAGAAGAACAAGAAAGAATTCAACGCCTTCAATCATCTGATCAAAAATATTTTGATTCGTATGAACGAGTTCACCAAAGAATGTTAGGGAGATGATATTCCCCTATTCTGGATAAAACTTTTCTGTTTCTCAGTTAAACAGACACAACCATTTGATGATGAAAAAGGTGACTCTAAACAACAACCAACACTAACCTTATTATTCGCAAACATTGACAAACGATGAGGTGAATCCTCACTACCATCAACCGAGGGTCCATCAGGTTCTCCTTCACCAGATAAAACGTCCTTTTCGGGTCCTGGGCTACCGAAATACGTCTTTACTTCCTTGGAAGTTAATAATTTTAAATTATTATTCTTTTCTAATCCAGAAATACAAAGACCATCATACGGACCCATCGGTTCCATATTCTTTAAAGGATTTTTAATCGTAACAGATCCGATTACTTTCTTATTTGTATCTGCGATCTTCTTCCCTTCTTTATTTGTATCTTCTATCTTCTTCACTTCCTTATCTGTATCTTCTATCTTCTTCACTTCCTTATCTGTATCTTCTATCTTCTTCTCTTCCTTATCTGTATATTCAATCTTCTTCTCTTCTTTATTTGTATCTTCAATCTTCTTCTCTTCTTTATCCTGAGCTGTATCCTGATCCTGAGCTGTATCCTGATCCTGAGCTGTATCTGTATCCGGATTTTCAACACCTTCAACATTGTTCCGCAACTTACATAATAATAACCCTGTAAAGAACGTTAACGTCAACATTCTAAAATAATCATCTTCATCGATGTATGTGACTAATAAATATGCATAAATAACAATAATAACAATATTCTTATTTTTGAGAATATAGTCTAACATTATATATTTACTAATATAATTATTTAAAAAATATATATGAGAAATAATATAATCATGGGTTACGAGATAGATAATCAGTGGAAATTATGGTATCATTCTATTAAAGATAATAATTGGACAAAAAGTAGTTATAATGAATTATACACTGTTCAAAACTTATTCGATTATTATTTTATAACAAATCATTTTAAACAGAATCATTATCAAAATGGTATGTTTTTCCTTATGAAAGAAAATGTCTTCCCGAATTGGGAAGATCCGCGTAATCGCGAGGGTGGTTGTCTTTCCTTTAAGGTTCGTTCTTGTAATATTTTAAATGAATGGAATGAACTCCTTTTACGATGCATTACAAATAATATTTTGAACCATGGAAATGAATCCATTAATGGTATATCTATTTCACCCAAAAAAGAATTTAATATTGTAAAGATTTGGTTCGCAAATAATAAACCAAACGATCATAAAGGAAATTATAACGGGTTCGGTAATGATTTTCAATTAAGCAATTCTATCTATAAAAAACATGATATTTAATTTTCTGTATTTGGAGCTAAACACAACTTAATATCACCCAAGGAAGCTACCGAATAGCGAATGATCAACGGATAATCATTCTTTATATATAAATTAATTTGATTGCATAGATTTGTACATTTAGTAAAGAGTATTAAATATTTTAAAGAGAACATACCCTGAATAGGTAATTCTTTTGGAGAGGTTTGATTGAACTTTAAACCATTATTAGTCTCTCCCAAGATCGTTTCCTGAGAAGCGAAATCACCGCTACAATTTAATATTAATTGTTCACCAACACTCTTAATTTCTATGTTTTCACCTATATTAACCATATCACGAATAATCTTCTGGAAATCACCCGAAGGTAGAGATAATTCAGTTTCAAATTCAGCCGGTGGTATGTTAAATGGTTTATCATCAATATCCAATAAGTTTAACTTATAGGTTGTTTGTGAATTCTTTTCATTGTTGTTGATTAAGATCCCTAATTTATTTTCATTATTCTTTTCAACAAAGAGTGTAAGCGTTTCAGAATTACCCATTGTTTTGATTAATTTAAAAAAGTTCAACATGTTCACACCTACAACAACCTTCTCGGGACAATGATAATATTCAAAATTAATACCTTCGAGTTTCATATGAATTAAAATAGTATGCGTTGAATCCATCGCCATCAATTTAACCCCTGATTCATCAAAAATGAAATTCGCTTCTGTTAATATTTCTTTTAATGCTTCAATCAAGATACGAAAAGCTCCCGCTTGCTCTGTCTTTAAATTGAGGATATAATTTTCCTTCTGGTCATTTAAGGTCATCTTTTGTTTTTTTTATATTATAATCTTTAAATATTATATAAATGTCAAGTTTTTCTAGTAGTGTGGGTGAAATTGTGGATGATCTCGAACTTCAAAAACCATATGATAAAGCAATTATTCGTCATCGTTTTTTAAATGAAATCAATTATTACGAACAAAAGAGAGACAGTACAAAAAAGTATTACAATACATTCCGTTTCATTGTGACTACTGGTAGCATTCTTCTTCCAGCAATTTTATCAATGGGTCAAATGGATCCAACTAAATTGCCTCGTAACTTTGATATGGTGAGTTATTGGGCATCATGGTCTATATCATTATTAGTAACAGCAAGTAATGGTTTCCTTCAATTATTTTCCTTAGATAAAAATTATTTTAGTTATTCAATGGTAGTTGAACAATTAAAAACCGAAGGTTGGCAATTCTTTGGTTTATCAGGTAAATATGAAGATTACCCAAATCATCAAACAGCTTATAAAAACTTCTCAAAATCAATTGAATCAATCAAGAGAAAACAAGTCGAACAAGAATTTCAAAATGGAAAAGGAGACAATAAAAAGAAAAAGTTTAACTTTCAAGGAGAAATGAAAAACTTCGCTGAATCACAACAAGCTACACATGTTCAAATGAATGAGAATAAAACTGCAGGACCTAATAAACTAACCGAAGAACTACAAGATTTAGTTTCGGGTAAAATACAAGAAGGTATCGCAGATGTCCAAGCAAAAGGATTAGAAGATATTTTAGAAGAAAGTAATATTGATATTCAAATTACAGATACAAAAGAAGAAAAGAAAGATTAAATCTAAAAATATTATATAAAGGATTAATATAGAATTATATATTATGTCCATTCAAGAGGTTCAAGAGATCTTTGAAACAGAAGATTTCAAACAGAAATATAATTCATATCTGTCAGATCTCAATAGTGAAGAATTAATTAATTTCTTAGATAATATTGAGACTAATAAGAAATATTATCGTATGAATATCCATAAGAATAAGAGATATAAAAAAGAAACTACACAAGATACAAGTTCTATTAAACAAATTAATTGTGATATTAATAAATTAACAGATTGTAATTATCACGTCTTAAAACCCAAAATTATAGAACAGGTTAATTCTGTTGATTATATAATTCCTTATCTTATTGAAAATATTGTTGAGAATTCTATATTACACCATATCTATATACCATTGTATGTTGGTATCATAAAAGATATAAAATGTAGTCAGAAAGATAAAATAATTCAAAAAGCGTGTGATTCTTATTTTGTAAAATTATTTCAACCCGATATTCAGGGGGCCACGCCCTATGAAAGACTCTGTGTTGATAATAAAAATACTGATAATATTATCGGATTTTCTTTATTTATCGCACATATGGAAAAAGAAGGAATGATTCAGGGTTTCATAACTAAGGTAATCACGACCTTTATGTCAACGATTGAATCTAAAAATAATAACAACCAACATAAACTTCTTGTTTCTTTCTATAATATTTCAAAGATTCATTTCCCTGATGGAATTCCTAGTGAATACCAACAACAACTCCGTTCAATGAAACAAACAACCCAATCATCCAAAATACGATTTAAGATAATGGATATCTTGGATGAATAATTTATAATTCCTCCAATAATTGTTTCATAAAATCTCTTTTCTTTTTATATTTTTTTTGTGTTTTAACAAAGATATAATACTTATCTTTATCAATTGTCACATTACGAACAGATGTTAATTGAATAGATATCTTTTCATCATCAATCGATATAATTCTCCCAGTGTATTTCAATTCCATTGTATTTCGTTGAATACAATAAATACGATCATTTATATAGAATGATTCATCTTCATAATCAAACTGGATAACTTTTTCCCTAACGTCTTTTTTCAAGAAATACATTAATGTATCTTTTTTATCTACTGCGGTTTCCATTAAGCTTCTGAGAGGTTCTCTATCCATATATTTAACCTTTATATTATTTCTAAATATAAATTTGATCCGTTTACCTCTTACCTTTCAAAAGAAAGACAATGTCTATTCTGGAAAAAATTACAGAAGTGAATCATCAACATGCTCTTCAATTCAATATTCATATCGGGACTCCAAAGATGTCTTTGGTCACCTATGAGAAATATATCCGCATCGGGAAATATCTTGATTACGAACTCAAATGTTGTCTGGATCTAAAAGGTAAGGACAAGATATCCATTGGTCTTGCTGATAAATTAGTAAAAAGTTCCAGGAACCCTGATCATCAAAACTTCATTTTTAATCACGTTAAACATCTAAAAAACAAAGAACGAATAAACAAGATTGATGAATTCACAGAATGTACTCTGTGTTGCGAAAATCAACCATTTCAGATCAAACTCCCTTGTTGCGAAGACTTCGTTTGTCTTGATTGTATTTATAAACATTTTGAAACAGTAACAAATGATATTGTTTTCACTGGTTGGAATTGTCCACTATGTTGTTCACCCATCCAAGAATTATTCCTTAAAAGTATCTTTGCAAAATCACATATCAATCCAATAAACTACTGGTTTATAAAAGAACACAAATATTCAAGCCGACGCATCTATCATCTAAATCTATGGAGAAAAATGAAAGCAATACTGCGGAAAATAGAAAGAATAAGCCATAGAAGAATAGATTCTGCATTTAATATCCATAGTATTCTCTCACCTGATAAGTATTACGGTGTATGTTCTATATGCTGTCCACCGATTGATAACAACCGTTTCAGGAGCTACAGAAGAATTCAAGTAAATACGATTGAAAAACAATGTGTGAATGCAGAAGGTGATTTAGTCGTTCTTAACAATGAAATGTTTCAATGTGAACCATGTCGGGAATCAAGTATTGAGTTCAAAAAATGTCCTCATTGTGGAATACGAACACTTCGTCCTGACGGTTGTAATTATGTGATCTGTGGTGATCATCGTTGGTGTTTTATCTGCAATGAAAGATTACCGAAAGATCATAATGGACATAATGTTCATTATTGGATGGGACCTGGTTCAAGTGCGTTTTCAAATGAATGTCGAAGAAGTGTTGATTTTCAAGATGGACCCCATCATGTTCTTGATAATTGTAATTGTCAGTATTGTATTGGAGGGGCTCCTCTCTGTAAAAATATTGATTGTATGAATCGAACACAACCAAACAATAATCAATGGTATTCATTTTGTCAAAATTGTTAAACTAATTTAAGGAATAATATCTATATTAAATCAAATGTATACCGAACAACAATATGAACTTGAAAAATTAGAAATGCCCAAACATGAAAGAATGGCTCAAATCAGATTTGAAAAAGTCATTGATGTCCTGATCGCATATAAAATGCAACACCCTCAAAAAACTATTTATCTATCCGAAAAATGTATGGGTGAAGCTATTTCATGGTATATGAAACAAATTAAAACCGACTTAAACACCAATGGCGATAACATTTAAAATAGAATTCTTTGTTTTTTTTATTCCCTAATTTTGTATCTTTGATGCAATAACAATAATCACGTCCACACATTGGATATACCTTTATTCTTATCTCTTTCTTGACATTTATTCGGGAGATACCTTTCAAATATTTCATACAAATACACCCTTACAATGTATCAATCAGAAATCTATAAATCGTTTCCAAAAATAAAAATGATTTAAATATTATATCTTCACTCTATATTATACTATGGAATATATTCATTCCCTTCGTGGTATTGATACAGACAAGTTTAATCTAACCCAAGAAGTTCAATTCTCACAATTTATTATGGAACTTCTGTCATTTCGCTTTGTTTTTGAATTAATTCAATCGGGGAAAGATCATGAAGTTAATATATCGATGAAAACTAAGGAAGGTAGACTTAAAAATATTGGTCATGATAATTTCATCTATTATATTCAAGTTATCATTGATAGAGAATTAACAAACTATGTTCTGGAAATAAATGGAAAGATTATAGATACACAAATTAAAAAATGTTTGTTTCTGAATGGTACAAGTCAGGTAGTTCCGGATAAATACAAAGACAATGAAGATTTATTTGAAAGATACAAATTCTATCAAAAACATTTACATTCCTATTTATTAGTCAATGATGACGGTTCGAAAGAAGCAAAAATGATCCGCAAAATTTATGGTTGTAAATATCCTGATATCACAGAAGAAAAATTAGACTCCATCATTCAAGAATACCAAGAAATAATATCCAAATGTGATTTTTTAATTGAAATATTTGAAAGTCTTGTCCTTGTTCAAAATATCCGAACACTTCTAAATAATATGAAAATATATTTAAAAAGTGAATCACTATTTAGTTAAATGGAACCCCAAATAATTGATTATTACAATGAATTACCATTCGGTATTGACGTCATCGATAAAATGAATGAAGAACTTTCAGATCTTCAAAAAAAACTATCTGACCTTGAAAAAAAACAAAAAAGCAACGAAGAAGAACAACATCTTCAAAAATATACAATGCCTACCTTTGAAATCAAAACACCCACCGAAAAAGATACTATCAGAAGGAAAATTAAACAATTTCAAGAAGAAATAGAACACATAATTACCGAAGAAATACAACAATGTTTAATGATCGTTGATACCCGATGTTATTTTGAAACATTCAATGAAATGTATAACGAATATATACAAGAAGAAGATAATATCGTCCATCTATTAATTGAACACCTTGACGAATTAACAAACCATACAAATAAACAATGGTGTATTGAAAGAGTTAGAATTACATTCTATTCAGTATACCTGAAACTTAAAGAAGAAAATATTGACATTCACACTAATTCAGATGTTGATATTATTAATATTGTTGATCTCATTTATATGATTGTGAATCTTTTGTGTGGTGACACAAAATATGATCTCAGCTATGTAATGTTCAATAATTACATTCATGAATGTTATTTATTACGAGATAAAAAAATAGTTAAAAAATCAAACTGTTTTACTTATCATCATTATGGTAATATCAAAAACATGTATTACTTAAAATGTAAGGAGTGCGGCAAAAATACAACATTGCTTGACCTTGAATTAGATGGGTTCTTTTATCAAAATGATCTCGTTTGCTGTGGTCTCTAACAAACTCACCTCCTCCGAAAACGATTCCTTGTTAAAATAAAATCAATTTCTTCATCCGATGAATCCGAATCATGTTCTATATATTTGGAACGAGACAAAGAACTAAGTATCGTTTTCACACGGTGTGATGGACAATTTGGACTTTCTTGAATAATATTCTCCATACTCGTCTTCATTAAATGACAACTCGCACATAATGCTTGAATATTCTCTAAACCATTACCACCCTCCTTCCATCGCACTATGTGATCAAACTGAGGTTCAGAAGCTTTCTTATCACTGAAACTTTTTCCATTTACATTCATATCACATTCATATTCAGTATTGTCGTTCTTTCCTGGACCCCGACACTTATAATTTTGTTCCTTTAAAATTATCTGTTGTTTTTGTGAACTAATTGTCGGACGGCTTTCTCTCCTCGTCTTCTTTTCTTCCTCGGGATCTTCTTTTTCAACAGGTCGTTTTATACGACACGCATCACATGTTTTGAAATATTCATTATTTTTCTTCATTGTATAGCTTGTTACAGGTAGAGTCTTTTTGCATTTAGAACATATCTGTTGATCCATTTATTACTAAATAGATTTTATCTTTAATATTTTTAAACTTCAATAGGTTCAATTGCTTGAATACATTGTTTCAGATCATTGATACTTTTTGAACCATAGAATATAGGATGATTCAATATCGTGTCCATATTATTTAAACTTGTTTGATTGATCGTCTCATAGTTTTCGTCCATTTCATCACAATCTTCAAGGACAATATTGAAATAATCCTCTGTATGGGTTGCACTATATTCTTCATCTGGTGATGTCGAAACCTTGTTCTTTTCAAGATAAGCATTGCATAAGAATTCGGCTAATTCAACATCAATTGGTTCCCCTTCCGGAGTCCTTATTACACAAATTCCATTCCGATAATTCTCTGTATTAGCGTTGAAACAACAATACAAATGACTAAATGAATTCATTATTTTTTGTATCCATTCCCCAGATGAAGGTCTCTTTGCCTTTTTTATCCGCCCGTATCCCATTTTCAAGGATACAGATGAACGGAAGTATCAAATTTATTATTTATAGATAGAATGAATAGAATATTCATGTTATTCCTCTATTTAATAACTCCTCTATTAGGATCAATTCGCAATTATAGTAAATACAAACAAATCCATTTTCGCGTATTTATCCGAACACCCCTAATCTATTTATTGATTCATTCACTCTTTCACTGTTCTGTATGGCAAACATTAATTTATGAAAGGTGGTTTTTTTTACTCTATAAAACATCATTTTCTATCTATAACGATGATTATCATAAGAGAAAAAATAAATATATTCAAAAATATGGTTTAAAATATTCATCATAACTTACCCCTCTTATCAAAATTATATTCCTGAACTGAAACAATATATTCCATTTCAAAGCGATAGATGGTTCTTTCACCATCTATCTTAAAATCAAAATATAAATGTCCCTCTGAATCCTCATACAATGAATAAGTACCGATTCCATATCCTTCAATATTTCCTTCTTGAATGAACCATTCAACTTTGTATAATTGACCGCCGTGTGGTTCATCAATAACAATCATAATTATTTAAATAATATAATAATTATTATATTATTTAAATGACAACAGATATTTCCGTAATTAAAGAAGAATTGAAAGGGTTTGAAGAAGTTGATTCACCCTTTGAACTACAAAGTGATCGTTCCATTAAATATATTACTTTAAACGATGGAATACAACAATTTTATACAGGAGGAAAGTACTTGCGAATGGGGGACAACAAAGTCTTCTTTTCAGATAATGGAAGAGTGAAATCCTTTCAGATTAAAGAAATCGATTCAGATGGGAACGTCTTGTATAAATCAAGAATCTTTACTGAATCAGATAATGAAGAACAAACCAATTCAGACGAACTAGAAAAAATTATAGACAATCAACAAAATATCATCGAAGTTATGACAGAAAAACTGAACAAAAACCAAGTAATCATAAAACACCTGAATGAAAAGAATAAGAAATATGAAGCTATTATTCAAAAACTAATGAATGACAGGAATCTATAAATATGTTTTTTTCATCAATTCAACAATTTCAAATAAAACCTGACAATCAATACGATTGTATTCTATAATTTCTTTGATTTGTGAATACCGTTTTAAAGGTATCTTGGGATTTTTGTGTAAACAAATATCTTTAAATTCAATCATTGTATCGAGTCCGTTATCATTTATACCCCAGGTTGTCTTTATTAGATTATTCCTGTATAAAGCATCACCTATTGATTTTAAACCAAATTGAAAGACACCCTGAACAATTATCGGTTCTGTTCGGAAATAATCTAAAACATTGATTAATTGATATTCTGGGAAAACTATTTCAGGATATGTTTTCTTAATGTATTCTATATAATTGTTTTCGGCATGACCCCAATGAAATATATGAATCGGTGTTTTGGATAATGTATGCAGATGATGAACAAAACGTTCAACTATTTTCCTTTCATCATTCATTGTGAAATTATTAATTGTATAATTCCAATATTTATCATTCTGAATAAAACCTAAAATCCCCAATACAGGTTCCCTTTTATCGAACGGGTCATTCAATAAATTACATTTCTCGTCAAATGATAAGAAGCTCTCTACATCAAAAAAGATGGCATTCTTTACATTTAAAACCTTGTAAAAAGATGAAGATATATTCTTACGAGGATATATTAAAATATCGGCATTTTTATTCATATGTATCATTCTTTCCTGAATTTGTTTCTTTTTTGATTCTTTCAAATTATTTAATAAACGGATATCATCCCAACATTGAATTCCTTTATCAAATAAATAACAACGGTCATTGTAAGATATGTTCCATACCGATGTTATTTCTTTTATTTCAGAAGCTAATTTATATTTTTCATTCTCCCAATCACTTTCAGTATGGTTCATATTAGGATACAATTCCTTGTGAGTCGGTTTTGGACGGACGTCCATCTTTTTATAGTTCTTTCGAAGATGAATTATCCATTTATAAGCCGAACGTATCTTTTCTTTCAAAATATCAGAGGGTGGAACATAACCAATGAACTCCATTTTAGGTAATAATGTCCTTTTGTAATAGTATTCTTTACCAAGTAAAAATAAAGGTGCACGATATCCACAGATCTCTTCCATTGCTTCCATAAACGAATACAACATACATTTCTTATAGAATAATAAACCATCATTCATTATTTCCTTCAAATCAATCTTAAATTTTAATGATGAATAACTTAAATGAATTAATACATATTCTTTTCGCTTCGATAGTAAATGAAAAGGTATATTGTTCATTTTAGGGAATATCTTCTTAAAATAATCATATCGTAGTATTAAATCACACCGGACAACCATATTGAATTCTTCATGAAATAATTCACCCCGGACAATTAACGGATAATTTTTTTGAATTTTTTCTTTTGTTTCCTGTGGATTCGAATTCATAGGGACCTTTAATCCTGACAATTTGATGATCGTTTCCAATACTTTATTCTTATACTCATTTGATTCTTTCAAAATATACTTTTTATAATAAGAACGTTCATCACTTGTATAGTTAGGATTCCCGAGTGCTTCCTGTATTGCAAACCAATCTAAAATAGGGTCCTTGATAATATGATTCTTTAAAAGGGGGAAATGGATTGTTTCTAAAAAATATTCCATTTCAAAATTGTAAAATAAGATATTATAAAATAGATATTAATTCATTTATTTTCACATTTAGATCAGTTTAACATCTTTCATCTTTTTCATATATTCTTCTCCATCATCAGCCCGTATTATACATTCTTTCTTAACAATACGAATAATGACACCTGAAATATCTTCTCCACCTTGAACCCAACCGACAGTGGCTCCTATCTTATATCTTTTTTTCTTCTTTATTAATTGACGTATTTTTTTCATTTCTTCCTTATTCATCTGAATTTCTTTTTCCAGGTGTGCATCTTCCAGCTTCTTATTGAACTTCTTCCTGTTTAATTCATCTTGTTTACTTTGAAGAGCTTTCTCACGATCTTCAAGATCTTCAATTTCAGCTTCCTCATCTAAATCACCCATCTTTAATTTACTTGTATGGATCCATTTCTTATGTTGTTCATTTAATTCATACAATTCTTGAATCGGAAGTGCATATTTTCCGTCCGAGATAATATTGGAGATCTTCTTATCTTCACCCTGAAAAAACGAGATTACTTTTGTTTGTTTTGTCATTGTTTCACTTTCAAAGAAGCGGATTACATTTTGTTTCTTTGTATTTTTATACACTATCAAAATACATAAATCATACGCCGATTTTTTCTTTATCTCCTGAATCCTCTTATCAAAATCAGTAAAGCTGAACTCACTATCCTCTTTTTCAATTGGATCAATTATAGGTCTTCCAGATTCTTCTTGTTCCTGTCGAATACCAACAGACAATGTCATACTATTACTGATTTCACCATTTAAATGATACGAAATTACACTTTGTGAACCATATAACTCATTTATATAATAAGGGACTTTGTCTTGAATTATCTCCTTCATATCCTCTACCTTATCGATTGTCTTCTCTTCTTCTACAATATATTCACTCTCTTTATTAAATATCTTGTCCAAAATATTATGATAACGATAATCTATTTCAGTATAACATACCGCATTTTTATCTTCTGAATTACACAAATTATCCGTATTAATGTTTTCATTCAATATAGCTAATATATTATCTACACCATAGATTGTTAATTTATCCACAAATTCATAAATAATCTTATCATCAATCTTAATAGTCAGATCTTCTATGATCTTCTCTTTTTTATGTTCTCGCCATACTATTTTATCATCAATGATATGTTTTATCTTTTGAAGTAAAGAACATTCCATAAAAACTTTATCCCCAACAATCTTTCTCACCTGACCATAATGTGAATCATAATTCACATCTACCTTCTTTATTTCTTCAACTGAACCTTGCACATACTTAAAATAAATGGAATCACCTTGAATAACATCATTATAAACTGATCCTTGGATGGAATATTTATGATTATAAATGTATTGGATTAACTCCAAGAATGATTCCTTCTTTTCCTGTTCATCCTTTTCATACTGTGATAAGTCGTTTTCAGTAGCTTCTTCTTCCTCATCATTAAATGATTGTTCTAATTCAAAGAGATCAATACCATTGTAAATAATTCTTTCATCTTTATCATCCTTCCACGGTTCGTTTTTGATCGGTAAATATGTTCCGTTTTTAAAAATGATATTTTTTATTAATTTTTCAGATGGATTGTTCAATACAATTGTCTGGATCTCCAATCCGAAATCTTCTTCTAAAATGTTGTCCCATTCGGGATAATTAAAATCATAAACAAATGGGTAACCTTTTTGAATAAGATTTGTAGTTATTTGTTCGGGCTTGATAGGTATGACAAGTTTCCGTTTCCGTTTCTTATCTTTACAGAGTATATATGTTATCTCTGAGTATTGATTCACAAATAACCCCTTAATTGTATACTTTTTTTCTTTGATAATAGTCTCTTTTTTCTCAAAATCAGATTGTTCCTTTTTTCCAATTTGATCATTAATATCTTGAATTACAGTTTTTAATAAATAATATTCGGCTGACAATGCTTTCTTCCACATAGAAGAACCAAGGAGCAGTTTCATTTTTTTATTTTTCGGATCGTAAATAGCCTTTTTTGAACATGAAAGCAATAATTTATCATCCTCCGGTTTATTCTTTTTTCGTATCTTTGATTCTATATCTCTATCATAATATCTGTCAGAGAGATTTTTTGAGATCCATTCCCAACCGTCCCTTTTCGGATCAAGTATATCTCTTAGTTTTTCACTCAGACCGTATTCTTTACTTTCAAATGCAAACTTCGAACATTTATACCTTAAATTACCTTTGGCATCTTCCATTTGAGGAATAAACATACACCAAAAATCATCACCCTTTTCATGTTCCGTTAATTCACCATAAATTGTTTCTCTTCCCTGAATAAGTTTAACAGGAGTATTCTTTTTGGGAATACCGTGATTTGCCTTGTATTCTTCATAAGGTATCCATACTTTTACACACGCCAAATTATCAACTAATTTGGATATCTTCCGCTTACATAATGTATTATTAAGTTCTGTATTCCCTTTATCCACATATAACTTTTCTCTTCCACGTGGATAAGTCTTCCCCAGAATTTGTTCCAAATCTGCCTTCTTACAACAATATTTTTCTGGATTATCCTCATAAAATCCATCAAACATCTCTAAACTAAATCGTGAAAGAATCCCATATTTACCACCATATATCGAATAAACAATTGGTTCATAATTAAAGTCACCATTAAAATCATATTTATACATAAAATAAGTTGGATACTGAGGTTCATAAGAATAATGGATTAATTTAATAGCACTATCTTCTTGACGATGGATATCTTTCTCAGGGTTTTCAAAAATAATAATATTCACTTTATGAATCACTTGGAGGACAGGGACAATATATTCATCAAGAACATTGGAATTACTTTCCTCCAAATACAACCGAAACGATTTAAATGAAGAATAAAGAGATAATAAATACTTACGATATTCATATTTATCCTCCCTCTCATTTTCCAAGAGTATCCTCTCTACATTTTCCAATACATCTTCGTCTGTTTGATGAACATCCTTAAACTTCTTAATAACAGATGAACACAATTGAAGCTTCTCAATATCATTTTCCAATGGACGAATGATAGAATCCTTAATATAATCCTGAATCTTATTCACTTCGATTGGGTGATGAAGAGCTAGATACGAAGTAAAAAATGATGAATAATCAAAATATTTATCATTTTTATAGGGTACACCCTTTCGCATAAACCCTTTAATACTTATTCTTTCATCATAGATATTTATGAAACTCTGAGCAAATAGTTTTAATAACTGTGTAGGGAAAGATGGATTTAACATACCAATACTTGTAGGGAGATATACCTTCTTTTTTGTATCTATCTTTTTTGTTTTCTCCTGTGTTATTTTCTCCTGTGTTATTTTCTCCTGTGTTATTTTCTCCTGTGTTGTTTTCTCCTGTGTTGTTTTCTCCTGTGTTGTTCTCTCCTGTTCAGGTTGAACCGGTTTTTTCTTCTTTTTTATATTCCTTGTTGATTTATTCTTACAACATGGTAATCCATAACCATCAGGATGAAGACCATGGAACGCTTCCTCCACAACAAAGGAACGACTTCTTTCCTCCCCTTCTTTATCCTTCGCAGAATTCCAATAAGTACCCGACCGTTCCAGAATAAACTTTTCTGACTCACTACCTCTCTTTTGAACAATATCATTTGAATGATGCTCCTGTACATATTCATGTTCTAAACTTATTTTTTTAGACATATCCCAATACTCGGGGCAAATGTATATGATATCTTGACTCCGTCCATCAATGCTAATCGCTACTCCACCATAAGATTCCTCCCCTGATAAATCATTGATCCTTTTTAATTCCTTCCTTGTTACAGCAATCGGCTGCCGGTCACCCAATGAGGGACTCGCCGTACATTTTTTTGAATAACCAACTGGTTGACCATTCGGTTGTTTTTGTAATGATTTGAACTTAAATAATTCCGAATCATATTTTTTTAAACGATTCATATAATATGATTTTGGATTGAAAGTTTCTTTCCCACCACCACCAAAACTATCTGATGAGTCTCCAAAATCTAATGATGAAGATGTTGAAGACTCTTTTTTCCCATCATCATCGTCTGAATCATCATCACCATCACTATCATCATCATCATTGAAATCACTTAATGTAGAAGAAGAAGAAGACGATACTTCAATCTCTTCTTTTTCTCCATACAATACTTGAATATATTCATGAATATATTCTGTATCTTTTTCCAATAATCTTCGGTTCATTTCATTCATAAAGTACTTGCGATAAATATTCATTAAACGAGTAAGAATAGAGAGTAATCTCTTTAACATATCGAACGATGAAATCCCTTGAACCGAAATCTGAACAGAATTGTCCTTTTTTGAAATAATTAAATCAGGACCTTCCTCTTCAATATTGTTTTGAATATTACCATTTGGTTGTTGTTCTTTCATCCTCATTGTTTCCTTCCATATTTCATATTCCTCTTTGATTTCTTCAATACTCATGTCCTTTCCAAAATCACGATACACCTCTTTCAATACTTTCTCATCATCACCCATATATATATTTGAATATGCCCGAAATGTTGATTGAATGGTATCCTGATTTGCATAGTTATTCACTCTCTTATAGTGAGCATATATTTGATTCGAACCCCCTTCTTCTTCTTCTATCTTTACACGGAAATACATTGATAAATTACTTATTATTTGACCAAAGAGGTTTTCTCCACTTGAAAAATGAGGAAAAACATTTCCTTGTGCATCTTCGTAGTTTTCATTTTCATATTCGATCTGACAATCAATAAAATCAACCTTAATCTTCTCTTGTCGTGGGTTAAAAAATAATTCTTGTATGTCTTCCTCTGAACCAAAATGAACGATAGGAACATTCGAAAAAATAACCTTGTCTTCATTTATCTTTTGAATTACCTGATTACATTTTTGAATGAATACATGGATCGTTGATCTTCCAGATGTTTGATAATAAATCGCTTGATTTCTTTCCTCGGTTAATTGAGGATTGTATTTCCTCTTCTTAATAATACATTCAATATCTCCATTCATATGAATCACGAGAGTAGCATATATATCTAAATTAGTATCTAAACATACTTTAAAAAGTATCACATTCTTGGAATGAATAAAGTTTACCGCATTCGCATATTTTGATTGAGTATAAAAATCTTCCGACCAATCAACACATAACTTCTTATCAACTATCTGAATATCATTATTTTCTCTTGAATTACTATACAGAATTGAATCTTTCTTTAATTTATAGTATTTATCATTATGTGTATCTAATACTAACTTCACGAAAGGGACGTCATTTGTTACTTGAAACTTTGAAAACAACTTCGGTAAATCAACCAAATTGAGTTCGGGAGACTCTTTACTTATTTTGAAATAAGTGATTTCAAAATGATCACAATGTGGCTTTTCCGTATCAGGAATGCTGCGATTTACTATATCATATTCTCTAAAATACTGTAAAAGAGTTATATCTTCTTCGATGCATGTTTCCCTTCTTTGGGTGATATTATTTATATCATTACGATGTAAAAAAGGCCAGAACTTTTTTAATACTCCATTTTCAAAGGACTTTATCGTTTGAACAACATCTTGATTGCAATGTAACTGTTTGAGTTTCTCGGAATCTTCTAATTCACCATCTAATTTATGGAATGTTAAGTATTCTTTTATTGATGTGAAAAATAGAGTCTTTGAATTTATTTCATGAATAGTAAACAATTTCTTTGAATTATCATATTGATTATTATCCTTTTTATCATCATTTTCATCAATAAATGATTTATCTATTAGAGAACAAGGAGGTCCTGAATACAAATCATCAATCGTATTCATCTTTATCTTCTCATAACCAAAATCAATTGGTATAATTTCACCATCGTTTTCATAAACCGCATAAATGAAATCAGAAGGAATATAATCTGTCGGATCTAAAAATGTATAACAATATTTCGCCAATTTCATCTTCACAATTTTATTGGTATCGTCCTCATGAATCCTATCATTCCATATGAAAATAGATTCAATATCTGTATGGAACAATGTATCTTGAATAAGAGATTGATTCATTCCGAGATATTTAGCCAATTGTATCTCTTCTTTTTCGGATAATTGTTTATTCTCTTGTAGTTTTACGATTAATTCGTGATTCGGTCTTATTCGTAGTTCATCTTTCTCTTTCATAATTATTTTAGTATTTTCCCTTTGATAATCATCTAATTTAATTTCACATTCCTTTCCTTTTACCTTTATTACCTTCCCGTAAATATGAATTCCATCATTCGGTGTATAATAAACAAGGGAATTTTTTTTTATTTTTTCATCTGTTTCCATTAAATCATCACCTACAAATACAAAACAATAGGGTATTCCTTTTGATGTGGTAATACATTTAATTATATTATTACGAATAATTAAATCACTACAAAAACGATCCTCCATATACTACAAAAAATATTATTTTTTAAATTCATACGGTGTTGAATTTATTTCCATACCACAATAATTCTTTGGTTCCTCTTTATAATCCACGGGTTCATAAATACCCAATTTTTCACCTTCTTCCAATAGATACTTCATATTATCCCAGAAGATTTTCGGGTGACCAATTTCTTCTGTCATAACATGCGATAACTCATGAATAAATACAAAAATTATTGTGTTCTCATCTATAAACGTACCATCATTGTTTCGAATACACAATGAAATATGTTCTCCCTTATTAACAGAATAAGATGTATATTCTGCATTCTTTGTTGTTTCTGATAAATTATTCGGTGAATATTTATTCTTCATGTATGGAACACCTTCCTTCTCGTCATCCAATGATTGAATTAATCTCATCGCTTTTTGATTCAGTAATGCCAATTTATTAGCAGCTTCTTTTGATCCGGGACCCTTACGAACAATATAAATAAGATTGTCTATGTCTGACCTTTCTTGAACGATTCCGTGATCAATAAAAATTTTACTGATTATAATAAATAGAACGAATATACTTAGAAAGAATACGATGAATGAGTCCATATATATTATATATCTTTTTTTAAATTTGATTTACTTCTATTTAAAATGGTAACGTATAGTATATTTATACTATGGATAATGTAAAATCATCTTTTATTGATTTCAATATTATTGATATATCCTCAGACGATTTCCAAACAGGTCCAGAATATCATGAACGAGAGTTTATGTTAACCTTTTATGGAAAAACAAAAGACCATAAGAATGTTGTATGTAATATTATCGGTTACAAACCTTATTTCTATCTTCGTATCCCGAATAACTGTGGAAGAAGATTCACTAAGAGATTACTTGAAACAATTAAACAATTTATTCAATCCAAACCAAAAGTTAGAGGTCCCTGGAATGGAAACTATGAAGAAGAAGAATTAGAAACACCCAAATATTATAACTTCTACGGTTATAATTATGATCATAAAACAGAAGAAGTCCAGAAATTCCGTTTTGCCAAGATTAGTTTTCTAACTTATGGAGATATGAGAAAATGCATTTCTGCAATCCAATCATTCTATAATGCTAATTTATCTATTGTATCCGTAAATAAGTTCATCAAAGAATACAAAGATGGAAAAGAAAAACATGATACTATCGATGCAAATACCAAAGAATGGTTTTATCAAGAACATAATTGCGAATGTGTAGCTAATCTTTATGAATCAAAGATCCACCCACTATTACGATTTTTACATGAAAAAGAACTTCAATCGTGCGGATGGATGAGAGTTAATGATTATCAACACTATTTACAATCAGAAGATGATAAAAACTTCAATGTGGATATTGAAATTCACTGTATCCCTATGAGATATATTCAACCGATCCATTCCGAAAATATCGCTGGATTTATAACCGCATCCTTTGATATAGAATGTGACAGTTCCCATGGAGATTTTCCAAATCCCAATAAAGATTTTATGAAATTGGCAATTGATATTCAAGAATCTTATTTTAGAGAATCAATTCATATGAGCAATAGCTCTATTATTAAAAAAGCAACCATCAAAAAATACATTCTCGAAGCATTCGGAGAAGGATCAGAGAATATTCAAAATTTATTCACTCATAATGGACCCTGTTCAGAAGAAAGTTTAGAAACTATTATGAATCAAATAAACAGCTCTGTATTGGAACACCTGGATAATTCAAAACAAACCAGCAAATCAAGGGATATATCAATCCAAGAATTAACAAAAATACTAAATACTTTACAAAATAAAGAAGGAGAAGATATTATTATTAAAGGTGATCCTATTATTCAAATTGGAACTGTATTTCACCGCTACGGAAACAAAGAATGTTATAACCGTTCTATTGTAGTTATTGGTAATGAAGATCCTACTGAAAAGATATGTGATCCACTTGATGAATATGGTATTGATGTCTATGAGTGTAAGACAGAAAAAGACCTTCTATTAAAATGGAAAGATATTATGCTCTATCATAATCCAGATATAATAACAGGATACAATATCTTCGGTTTTGATTTTAATTATATTATGGAACGCGTCGATATTCTATTTCCATGTAACGATAAATGTACGAAATCCGCGATGTATTCCAATTGTGATTACCGTTGTCCTAAGAATGAATTTTATCGTATTGGGAGATTGATGAGAAATAGAGATTCAGACCGAATTCAATCATTTGAATCACTTCAAACAAAACTTGAAACAAAGAAAACATCAAGAGATTACAAGAAGTTCTGGGAGAAAAAATGTCAGCCAATGAAGAAAGAATTATCATCCTCCGGTCTCGGAGACAATGTTCTCAAATATATCGCTATGGATGGACGTATTATCTTTGATATTCAAAAAGAAATTCAAAAAGGTCATCAATTAGATTCCTATAAACTTGATAATGTATCCGCCCATTTTATGAAAGGGAAAATTACAAAACAAGAAAAACTACCCATTCGTCAGAATGGAAAGATTATTGTTGGAAATATTCTCTATACTAAGAATCTAGGTAATTTAAAAGATGGTGATTATATTACTATTAAGTTGATTACAAAATATGGAGAATTAAACTATAAAGATAATCAAAAACTAAACGTTTCAAAAGTTGACAGGGAAAATCATCGTATGTTTATTGAACATCATATCGATCTCCGTAAAGTTAAAAAGGATCTATTGTCTTATGAATGGTGTCTAGCAAAAGATGATGTATCTCCTCAACAAATCTTTGATTTCCATAAGAAAGGAGGTAGTGAAGGTCGTGCGAAAATTGCCAAGTATTGTATTATGGATTGTGAATTATGTATTTATCTATTACTCCAATTGGACTTTATTCCAAATAATATAGGTATGGCATGTGTATCAAGTGTTCCATTGTCTTATATTTTCCTTCGTGGTCAAGGTATTAAGATCAGTTCATTAGTTACCAAAGAATGCTCTTTAAAAGATACACGGATTCCAACATTAAAGAATTATTCTGATATTCAAAATAATAATGACGGTTTTGAAGGGGCGATTGTCCTTGAACCTACACCTGGAATATATCTTGATGATCCTGTTGCTGTTCTTGATTATGCTTCCCTTTATCCAAGTTCTATTATTGAAAAGAATCTATCCCATGAAACTTACATCTGTACTCAGGATGAAAAAGATATTGATCAAGATAAATATAGTTGGATTCAATATAATAACAGAGATGATGATAATGTAAATGTTATATCATATGATGATTATAATTATGAAAAGAAAGGTAAGACCGTTCATAAAATTAAAGCAGGGACACAAACAACATGCTATTTTAAAAAGGCAGAAGGCGATGAAAATGATTTAACACGCCCTTTGGGTATTATCCCCACCATTCTCCAAACACTCTTAAATGAAAGAAAATCAACCCGAAACAAAATTAAATTAACAGATGATGAAAACAAGAAGAAAGTTCTTGATGGTCTTCAATTAGCATATAAAATATCAGCTAATTCCGTGTACGGTCAAATGGGAGCAAAAACTAGTTCGATCTTCTTTAAAAAAATTGCAGCATGTACAACCTCCATAGGTAGACAAAGAATCTATGATGCACGAGACGGTGTTGTTGAATGGGCTGAAAATCCAGGACCAAGTAACAAATCAGATTTTAACCCTCGTGGAACCCCATATCATAAACCAGAAGTTGTTTATGGTGATACAGATTCTGTCTTTGTCAAGTTTTCAAGAATACATCATGAAACAGGTATTGAATTGGAAGGGAAGGAAGCACTGCAATACTGCATTCAGTGTGGTGTAGAAGCAGGTGAATGGATTACTAAACATAAAATGCACAAACCCCAGGATTTAGAATATGAAAAAACATTTTATCCATTTATTCTTATCTCGAAAAAGAGATATACAGGTGATAAATATGAACTACAATCCGACAAACCCAAAGAAAGAACATCTATGGGTATTGTTATGAAGAGAAGAGATAATGCTGCTATTGTAAAATACGTTTTTGGAAATGTAATTGAAATCATCATGAATCAAAAAAGTATTGACCGTGCAATGGAATGGCTTCAAAATACATTGTCCAATATTCAAAATGGTTCTATGGCAGAATCAATGTTTGTTATTTCAAAATCATTGAGAGGTTACTATAAAAATCCCGATGGTATTGCCCATAAAGTATTGGCCGACCGAATGGCAGAAAGGAATCCTGGTGATAAACCAAAACCAAATGATAGAATACCCTATGTTTATATTCAATTAACCAATGAACAAAAATACGATTATGAAAATAGATATAAATCGGGACCAAAGAAAGGTGAACCCCGATTAAAAAAGATATTGCAAGGGGATCGCATTGAAACTCCCGATTATGTTCAACAAAAACCGGAATTATCAATTGATTATTCCTTCTACATTTCCAATCAAATAATGAATCCTGTAAAGCAAGTCCTTGATTTAGAAAAAGATGAAGAAGAAACAACACAACTATTTAAACAATTCATAGGATAAACCAATCTTCGTTTATTAGTAAGTTAATTTTTTTATATTTAATAGTATAATATAATGGCTGGTGGTCTCATACAACTTGTAGCCTATGGTGCCCAAGATGTATATTTAACAGGTAATCCGCAAATTACTTTTTTTAAAGTCGTCTATCGTAGACATACCAATTTCTCAATGGAGTCAATTAAACAAACTATTAATGGTGATTCAACAATTGTGAGTTCATCTGTAAATAATATTGGATCTGTTGTTATTTCTAGGAATGGTGATTTAATTACAAAGATCTTTGTTCAATGTAATGTTGACAATAACCAAGGTATATGTGGAGATCATCTAATTGATGATGTTGAAATAGAAATTGGAGGTCACCGTATTGACAGACATTTTAGAGAATGGAATCAAGTGTGGTCCGAATTAACTGTCCCTGAATCAAAATCAACTGGTTTTAAATATATGTCGGGGGCATTTAATAATAACATAGTTACAAGTGGGAATAGTAACCAGAGCTCCATCATATATCCTCTGAACTTTTGGTTTTGTAGAAATAATGGATTGGCGTTACCGTTAATCGCTCTTCAATTTCACGAAGTTGAATTAAAAATTAGATGGGGAACAGGTTTATATTCTTCATCAATGAACGAACACTTAACAAGAAAAGAAGAAACACTTGGGTCAAATGAAATTGAAGTCGAACTTTGGGTTGATTATATCTTCTTAGATACCGATGAAAGGAGGAGATTTACACAAGTTTCTCATGAATATTTAATTGAACAGGTCCAGGTTCAACATGAAAAAGACGAATCCAAAAAGACATTCAAATTAAATTTTGAACACCCCGTGAAAGAATTAATCTGGACAAATCCAACAGATGGATCATTGACAACAGAAAAAACACGAATTGAAATTAATGGTCATGATCGTTTCGTTGAACAATCAAAAGAGTATTTCCAAATCTATCAACCCTATACTCACCATACTTCCATTCCTGGATATAATATTAAAGAAACTGAACTACCAAAAATGTTATCAAAACCGATCCATATTTTATCTGGAACAGGTGTTTGTAAAAGCGGAATATTAGATACAGCAAATACATTTAGAATACTGAATCAAACAGCAGATAATTTAGAGATATATTCAGATTCAACATTAGCAACTACATTGAAAGTAGGAGATATCTTAGAAATTGGATATTGTATTAAGGTTTCTGGTAATTTAGATACAACAGCAACTCCTGAGAATGTTGATATAACTGCCGCTGAGGAAAAAAATATAACAATCAAAGCTACTATTCTAAAGATCGGAACAGAAGTAGTCGGCGGACTTAAACAGTTCACAATAGGATTTGATGTTTCATCGGGGACTAATTTAATTATGGATACTCCGGAAGCTTCTTTTAACGGTGGTGGCCATTTATCAATTATCGCAAGAACACAGAATCCTCAATCAAGATGTTCACAACTTAAAAAAGATATTAATGTCTATTCATTTTCGTTAAACCCCGAAGAACATCAACCCACAGGAACATGTAACTTTTCAAGAATAGATAGTTCTAAATTAATTATGAGCTCTTCAACAAAGGTTAGTAATATTTATGCTGTGAATTATAATGTCCTTCGGATTATGTCAGGTATGGCAGGTCTCGCTTATGCGAGTTAAATTACTAAATATAATCTACTCTATCTTAAATATGGGAGGCGGATTAATTCAATTAATTGCAAAAGGTAAATCAGATGTTTATATCACAGGTAATCCACAGTTCTCTTTCTTTAAATCTGTATACAGAAGACATACCAATTTCACAATTGAATCGATTGAACAGAGTGTCCACGGTCTATCAGTTGGCGAATGCAATGTACATACAAAACTCTCGCGGAGTGGAGATTTAATCACTAATATATGGATTGAAGCTTTACTCGATCGGGGGGATGCTCAGGGAGATAATTCAACATCATATATTAATTGGACTGATAATACGGGTCACGCATTACTCAAAGAATGTTCTATTTCAATCGGAGGTCAATTAATCGATAAACATGATTCGAACTGGTTGGATATTCGTAGTGAAATACATGATACTTTCACAAAAGAATGGATTGGATTAAATAAACATGCCGCGAAGAACCCTTATCTAAAATCAGGATCAATTACATCCAACAATGAAAAAACGAAAGTCTATATCCCTCTCCATTTTTGGTTCTGCAATAATCCTGGATTGGCTTTACCTATTATTTCACTTAAAAAACATGACGTTGAATTTAAAATGACATTAAGGTCTGTTGAAAAATTATTAAACTCTGATACAATTGCACCACTTACATATACAAATACAATCCCGAATGTTAAAGTATGGTGTGATTATATTTTCTTAGATAAAGAAGAAAAAATGAAATTCTTAACAGAAAAAAGGGCATATTTAATTGAACAAGTTCAACAAGGAACATACACTATGGGTAATAAAGTAGAACTCAAATTCAATCATCCAGTAAAGGAATTATTTTGGTTTACTCAAAATAAACAAGTTTCTTCTGCATCACCAAATAATGGATCAATCGATGCCGCATCAAATACAGTTGGATCACTGACACAATACAATGACTACTTTAATTATAAAAATACTCAACAAGGAAATACAGAAAATATATATGGTGTCAGATCAAATGAATCATTTTTATCAATGAATATCACTATGAACACCATTGAACGGTTTAGTAAAAGAGACGCTACATATTTTCGTCTATGTCAACCGATTCAATCCAAACATAGACTTCCCACAAAACTTATCTATATGTACTCCTTCGCATTAGAACCCGAAAAACACCAACCTTCGGGAACATGTAATTTCTCAAAAATAGATGATATTTTTATGAACTTTGAAACAAATATAGATCATTCCAATGAACATTTAAAAGTATACGCTCTAAATTATAACGTTCTAATTGTTACATCAGGTATGGGGGGTCTTGTTTATAAAACATAATTACAATACAGATATCTTTAAAATACAAGGAGGATAGGGTGTATTCCCTAAGAATCCAGCCGCTAAACTATGAGATGTTACTGATGAAGAAGCGGCCACATTTATATGATACGTAGACCCACTTGAAACATTTAATATCCATTCACAAGTCCTTGTTCCAGAAGTATTTGCATTGTTTGTTATGATTCTCCGTGTATTTTGATTATTTGTTTCCGAATAATCCGAAGACCATTCTGAATATGTCCCTGAATTACTATTTCCCGATAAACCAAGATACAATGTTGTTCTGTCTGAGAACGAAGAAACTCTATTATATACAGTGAAACTGACAAGGACCAATGAGGATGTTGGTGTAAATGTCGTTTTGATTGATCCATTAAAAATATTCGCCATCTGTGATGTTAAGCTGAATAAATCTGTTCCTGAGGAAGGGGAATAATTTTTATAATTAAGTATTGTCCCTGGTAATTTACCCCAACTTGTTATACCCGAACCATTCGTTATTAATGATGTTTTATCTTCTCCATCGTCCTCAGGTAATTTAATTGTATAGTTTGCCGACAATGTATCTGGTGGGTGAATTGTAACTGTCTTATCCCCTTGTTTTAAACCAACACTATTTACCTTAATATCATCTTCCAAACCTACGGTAATGTCACCTGTTTGTCCCGAGACTGAAACCTCATCTGCCGTCCCTGTCAAGGTACTTACATAATTACCCGATGTTTGACTTCCCAATTGAACTGCATTTGAAGCTATTTTCGCAGTTGTTACTGAACTGTCTGATAAATGATTTGTATCTATTTTATCATTTTGAATACTCAGAACCCCATCACTATTCAGTGTTGCATCACCACTTATCGCTTTTGATTGTATCCCGGTTCCATTGCCAATAACTATATTTCCACTTGTCTTAGCATCTAAGTAGGTATTCTCCGATGGACCCCCAACTATTAAACTTCCAGGATCCATAGTGGCAAGTTTTCCCAAGGTTACAGAAGTATCTTGAAGCATCCCTGTTGATACTTGGACTTCTACAACATCTCCTCCTGCGCTATGAGAACCCAAAACTCTCTCTGCACTAACTATGTTCTGTATTTTTGAATATTCAATTGTATTGTTATCTATGTTATCATTTTGAATCACCTGATATGATATACTCAGAACTCCTTCTCCATTTATTGTTGCATCTCCACTCATCGCTTTTGATTGTACATCTGTTCCATTGCCAATAACTATATTTCCAATTGTCTTAGCATCGAAGTAGGTGTTTCCCGATGAACTACCAACTATTAAATGTCCACGTGGTATATTAGCCATTTTCCCTAAGCTTACGGAAGTATCCGTTATCGTTAGTTCTCCATTTCCATCTATCGTAGCGTCGCCACTCATTGCTTTTGATTGAAGGTCTGTCCCGTCACCTATTAATATATTTCCACTCGTACTAGCATCTAAGTAAAAGGGTTCCGAATTTTTACCAACTATTAAACTTCCGGAAGTTATATCAGCCATCTTTTCCAAAGTTACCGAGTTTGAAGCCAAGTTACCAGTTAGAATCCCCTCTGTCTTTATTTGGACCTCATTACTTCTATTTTCTAAAATTTCAGAACTGGAACCTTCCACAACAACAAAGTTCGTTGAAGAATAAGAAGCAACACCTTTTACAGTTGATGAAGCATGAACCACTGTTAATTTATTATTATCAAGATCTGTTGATAGAACCGAATTTCCCGCTGTTAACTGAATACTAGCCACCTGGACATTACCAGTTCCAACCGTATTCCATGTTAAAGTCCCAGATCCGTTTGTCGTTAATACTTGATTTGGAGATCCATGGTTTGGTGGTAAAATCAGATTGTAGTCCGAAGGAATACTCAGAGGAGTTGTTATTTTTACCTTCTTACCACCTGATAGAAGGGATCCGTATAAAAATATCTCACCTGAATAGGCAGATTCTTTATTCCTTATATTTAATTTTCCATTGATAGTTACTTCTTGGGTTAAGAAATCACCATAAATTAATGAATCAATACCCTTTTTCGTTGTTCCAGAATGAATATATAACTTATTTGAGAGAGTTAAACTATTTGTAGATGGTCCAGAATTTACACCAATACATATATTATAATCTGTTTCTGATGAACTACTCGGTCCACTACTCTTTCCTATACATATATTATTATCTTGCCGAAAATGATATCCACTCATATCCCCTACAAATACATTTCCACCATTCACAGAAGTGTATCCACTCTGATATCCTAAAAATACATTACTTGTCCCATTTGAATTATTATATCCGGACCTGTACCCTATAATAACATTCCTCTCCGAAGAAACAATTAATCTATGTGCGTCCTTCCCTATAATAACATCATAATTGCCCGTTGAACTAGTTTCACCCTTTGAAACATTATTTCCGATAAATACATTCCCAACACCATTATTAAAGGTTTCCGCAGATTGACTCCCTATAATTATATTATCATGTCCTCTTATATTATTCTTTGCACAACGATAACCAATAAATGTATTGTGTGAAGATTGTGCATTACTTTCACCACACTCTCTTCCAATAAATGTATTAAAATTACCGTTTGTATTTGATTTACCACTATATGAACCGATAAATGTATTACTGATACCGGCTACATTATATCCGGATCTGTATCCAACTAATGTATTACCAGAACCGGATAACTCGTATCCACTTCTCGTCCCTACACATGTATTCTCCATCCCTTGATAACTTGATAATCCTTCACCCGAAGAATAACCAATAAATACATTATTCTTTCCACCACCAGATGGAGAATAATTATAATTTGATATTGATAAGTCGGATATAATTTGATAAGTTCCATTCACATATTCTTTGATAAGAACATTCGAAGAATTTGTATTCAATGTAACATTCTTCCCCGCATTAAATCCGAAATATAAATTTTCTTTCCCCACCGAAGAAGAATCAAATTCAAAGGTGATACTATTTTCTTCCGTGAGTGTTAATTGTGTAAATCTCCCCGTGTATGGAGTATTTGTCCCTATTGAACCTATTAACTGAGTTGATGTTAAGCTATCATTCACAGTTACCTGTTTAAAAGTAGATGTTCCCGATGTTACATTCAATGTTGATGATAATGTTGTTGTTCCTGATATATTCAATATCCCAGTTGATTGCAAAGATGAAAACTTTCCACTATTTTGAGTATTCGTACCAATCGCACCTACAATTTCATTTGACGTTAACGTTCCAGTTAGAAGTATATTACCCGAACTATCTATTGTAGATATATTTGTTGTTGATGAATTATTCGTTGATAATGAACTCCCTATCTTGATTTCATCATAAAATAATACTTTACCATGAACTTTATTCAATCCAGATGTTTTCAATTCTACTAATCCATCAACTGTTAAATTCTCATTTACAGTTACTTCTTTAAAAGTAGATGTATCAGCCGTTACATTTAATGTTGAAGATAATGTTGTTGCTAATGTAACATCTAAGGTCCCCGTGATACTTGCATTATTCTTAACAGTTAAATCATTTTCCAATGTAATATCATTGATATTTTGTAGATTGCCTAGGGACTCATCGTCGACCTCCACGGTGGATAAAATAGTGGTCGGAGAACTATCTGTTGATCCAGAACTATCATATAATTGTATAGTCCCATTAGTTTTATTTAACTTTATAGTCTGTCCTACATAAATATCTTCATCTGCTACTATTTCTTTCTTCGCAATTAAGTTTCCATTGATCCCAACCCAAGAATTACTATTCGTTGCATTATGGTATCCTTCGATTAATGAATCGTCCGTATCATTTGGTGATATCGCCAAAAAATTTACACCAGTTGATGGTGCTGCTGTTACATCTTGAAGTGAGAAGCTATGTGTTAAATTAAAATTGTATCCTATCAATATATTATGGTGCTTTGTTGTTGTAGTTGTAGATGATCCTCCATCTACTGAACCAATCAATATATTATGTGAACTATTTCTTTCCGAGGAGCTCTGAGAAGGACCGGTACTAAATAATTCTTGTGCTTTGTATCCAATATGAATATTATATTTAGCATCTGCGTTCAGGTCTAATGTATGTTGCCTATAACCAAACTCTGTATTGTATGCGTCATCATCAAACTTATAACTGTGTGAAATTATATCTCCGTTCACTCTTAGATCCCGATAACCATCTACTACTTCAGGATCTGAGTTTAAACCTCCAATAATAACTTTTGAATAAATAGTAAATCTCCTTACTGTATAATCATATGGATTCATATTACCAATAATATACTTATCTTCTTGTGTCCCATTTACATCACTTCCAATTAGTAACATATTATTCCATTCACTATTATTTGACCCATCACCAGAATATCCTTTTAGATATTTATAAGAAGGGGGATTCGAACCGACTATACTTTCAAACCCATTTAATTCACTGGGTGTTTCAACATCTTCTTCTTTGAACACATAATCTGTATCATCTGTTGAAAAAGAACCTATGAAAATATTATTATTACCTTTTATATTTTCACCCGATTTATATCCAATAAATGTATTATTTTTCCCCTTTGAAGTCACTGTACTGTCTAGATCTGAACCAGATAAATAACCCAAACATGTATTGTAAGAGGATGAATCGTATGTTATATCCTGAGGACCCGATCTATTTCCTATATAGGTATTACTATTCCCTCTTATCAATGTATTGTATCCTAAAACTGTATTGTGGTTCGCTGTTTGTGCTAATGTATTTCCATCCGTTTCTGAAATATAATAACTATCTGTATCTGGATAATTGATTCGTTTTGTAATGTCAATAGTTGTAAATCGTCCTGTATTAGGAGTTTTAGAACCAATCTTCCCTGTAAATGTATTTTCAGAAGACACAACAACTTCAAAAGTTGGGATCGTGGTTCTATTTGAATCGGTCCCTTCACCCAAGCCTAACCGAACTGTCGCAAATATAGATCCGGAATTTGAGGTCTGGGTATATTCATAGCCGGATCCTGAATTAGTTATTACTATTTCAGATACTTCATAATCATTATTAATTGCCCTCCACTTTATATAACCCGCAGCTGTCTCTCCTTCTTCATTTTCAATAATACCACCACTTCTTCTCGGTTTATCAAATATTAAACTTTCTGTGTGATGTACTGCATGTACATTGTTACTATATACACCTCTATTTATTATATTTACTTTTACGATAGAACCACCATCTAATTTTGTTTCTTGTTTTGATAACTCTAAATATTTTTCATTGTTCGTTTTCAGTTGAGTCTCTCCGGCAATCCTTAATCGAGCAAATTGATAATGAATATTCGTCCCTGATGTAGCCTCCGGTTCTCTAACTGTTATCGTGTTACCATTAATAGCTGTTATATTTATGGGGGTTCCTTTAATCTCTGCATCATCATTCCTCCCCCTTAACATGACTGCTCTTCCACTCCGAGGACCCCCCTCGTAAATTAAAAACATATCATCAGTTATTCCATGATTTGTAGCTGGTTCTGTTACAGTAATCGTGGTTCCTCCCGAATGGCTACCCTTAATGTTAATTATATCATAATATGAAAGTGATTCCTTATTTACAAATGTTAATGATGTTGTATTTAATGTTGTGCTTATATCATTTAATCTTGAATCGAGTGTTATAGTTATAGTAGAAGCCGTCTCAGAAACTAATGATACTCTTGTTGGTAATTTCTTTGATATATAGGTAGACGGATTCGTAATGTCCTTCATCGAGTTTAATCCTATATCAACTAGATACATATCTTCTTCTATTGTCCCTACTGTATATTCTGTATCTGAGGTATTAAAAGAACATGATGTACTGGTTACAGTAATGTTACCCGTAATATCGACAACAACCGGTCTTACATCGATATCAATACTTTCTACATTTTCATTAGCACCTATTCTTTCAGTTAAACTATAATTGTTTGTTATTCTTAGTTCTCCATCTTTATTTGTTGTTTTTATTTTTAATAATCCAGAAGTTAATTCATTGAGCTCTAATGATGGATTCACATTTAAAATTCCTAATTCAGCAGTTAAACCTGTACCATTTAATATTTCTGCCAATGAATCAATATTTTTTCGTTTAGGAATGGAATTACCATCATAAATAATAAGTTGATCGTTACTATTTATAGTACTAACTTCTGTTAATTCAAAAAAATCTAAACCAATATCTATACTTTGACCCGAGATTGTTGTTTTTGTCCCGCCACCATTTAATCCGGTTCCCGCAGAAATACCATATGTTCCGGAACCCTGACTCGTGAACTTATAGATTGTTTCCGAAGGGGAGGCGGTTGAACCCGATGAAGGTCCATCAATTGTAATTATTAATGTCGGTAATGTCCCGGAAACATTTGTTACAAGAGCTCCACCAGATTCTAATAAAGTATTCCCGGATCCGGATCGGTGATCGTTCGTTTGATAAAATAAAAACATCCCTACTTGAATCGTTTTATTATCATCAATTGATGTAATTGTAATTGTATTTGCGTTTGAACCATTTTCTCCCCGACCAACAACATTATTATCAACTCCCCCCCAACCTACCTTTATATTTTCTTGGACCTTAATATCTTTGTTTGGAGCCAATAAATATCCGGATCCTCCATCAATTAATTGGAAATTTTCGATTGATCCGGATCCGTTAATATTAGCTTTTATAATTGCTTTTGATTTACAGGAACCTATCACATTTACCTCAGGAGGATTTTCTTGACTAAATCCCGAACCAATCGGTGATGTAAATGTAAATGTTTTTGATCCATCTGAGTTTGTTGATCCAATTAATCCTGTAAATCCGCTTACTTGACCATATGCAAATGTATATTTTGTCGAGTCTGACTCGACAGTTGCCGCAGAACTGTGTGTTTGCAGTTTGATAATATGAGTATTATTTACAGCATTATTTTCAATACCCGTCACTCTTATTTCTAATCCAGTTATACCATTATATATTGTTTGATCACTACATTCTACCAGATACATTCCTTCTTCAATCCCAGTTGAATCATTCACCCTAATGTCTGTTTCATTTTGATCATTAACTACATATGATCCCCCAATAAATTGTGTTTGAACAGTGATACGTGACTTCACAGAATCACGAAAAGAATATGTTAATCCTCCTACTGAATCGGCAGTTGATGAGTTCTCTAATACAACTGTGATTGTGCTGGTGCTGGCATTACGAATTACTCTTTTTACTTGGGACGGTAAAATATTCTCATTCCAATTTGTAGCAAAGACGCCATTGCTATAACGGACATCGACCAAATACATTCCCTCTGTAATATCCTGATTTGGATCATTTAAGATTAATATATCACCGGCTTTATCATTATTTATAGCATCTTCATCTAATTCGTAAATGATTTCAGGTATAATACCTACCTCTGCTTTCGGTAAGTCTAGATCATCTAAAATAGAATGTTCTGTAATTTTCAATAGTTCACCCGTACTTCCTGGATTCGTTGGCATTTCAATCCTGTATGGTTGTGACATGTTATTTGATGCAGAAATACCCACATATTCACCGTCATCATTCAATAATCGTAATTCCTTTTTTCCATGAATATTTAAATTTCCAGGCGAATCTATGGAAACCCTTTTGACTTTTGATCCACCCTCGTTACGATCGATTGTAGAGAAAGATATCTCAGAAGGAACTATAATATTGTCAGTTAACTTATAGGGTGTATTCGTCATCGTTGATTGTATACTGGACGAACAAATATACTTATGATCATATGCCGAGGAATTTCCATAGAAGTTAATTTGTCCTAAGATATCATCAGCCCTTACATTCTCATAAGCATATGAATCGGGGTGAAGGTCGCGACTTTTATAGTAATTCAATTGATTTCCTAATTTTGAAAAAGTATAAACTGTCCCACTTGGTGCCCGAACACCAGATGACTCTTCTACTATAACATAATTTAATTTCTTAAATGTATAAGTCGTACCACTAGGTGTAGAAGATGATGATTTTGATTCAACTTTAACTGTTCGTGTCCGTAAATTAACAGATGTTACTTGGGTTGGGTATGACCGTCCATCATATGTAATAGATACCTCTTTTAAAAACATACCAACCTTTATATCATTAATGGAATTCTCGGGTAATATTATCTCATTTCCTATGTCATTCTCTTCTATTGAACTAATCTCTATGACCGTATCATCCGTATTCTCATAGACTTCTGTTATAATTGTTGGTAATGTTCTTCCTCCTAAATCATTAAAACTTTGCTCAATTAAATACATTCCTTTTTCTACGTTATTGATATCCGGTAAAATTATTATTCTTCCATCATTATTATTTTCAGTTGATGTTTTCTCTATACTTCTTACTTCATTTGAACTATATTTATGAATATTGTTATTCAGTGATATATCATTTATTCCTCTAATATTTAAAGAACTATCTAAAATCATTGCTTTATTTGCCGAAGCTTGTCCGGCGATTGTATCATGTAAATATGTAAATTGTTCAGGAGTTACAAACTTAGGATTACTAATTTCTGTTTCAGTTGTTAAACCTAATTTTCCAATTAAAAGTAGATCAGTAATAACTTCTGTTATCCCTGTATCAACCAACTCAATTGTTTCTATTGGTTGCGCTACAACTCTTCCCATTTATTAATAAATAAATACAAATTAAAATCTTTAATTAAATTGAATAATTTAAAATAATTTAAATATATATAAATTATTGATGATTCGAAAATTATTATCTTTTCTCATAAATATTCAGTATGTTCTTTCTCAGACTTGTATTATCGATCAAGGGTTCAGTTGGTGTGAAACTTCCAATAAATGTGTGAATCCAAATCTTGAACCCTGTTTACCAATTACAAAGGATTGCGTTCTATGTCTAATTCAAGAAGGTCTTCAATCCTGTGGAACAGGCTGTTCAGTTGATATGATAACTAACATACAAAATGAAGGATTTATGGGAACTGATGAAAATGGATGTGCGGATAATGATCATTCAACATGGTGTCCAAGTCTTAATCGTTGTATTAATCCATTTATTGATGATTGTCGTGACCTTCAACCTGAAAAACACGACGATCTTTGTCATAGTATATCATGTTCTATGTATTGTCCATTTGGTTTTAAACAAGATCATTATGGGTGTGATATCTGTTTTTGTAGTACTCGGCTATTGAACACATGTAAGATCCCGCAATCAAATTGCGTTGGAAACATATGTCCAAAAATAACTGAAATAACACACTGTACAGAAGGTGGTATTCAGTCCTATACTACTTATCAATTATCTTTAATCATTAACGATTATGACCCCTCAAATCCGAAGAATATATATGCCCTCTTTGGTGACTCAGAGAGGGAAAGTGGAATATCTATGGTTATTCCACCATCATACCAGAGTGATTCAGGTGTTTTTAATTCTCATTTAGGTGGGATCTCTGATGAAATGTTAATGTTTAGTCCAACATCAGAATATGATTCATGGTTAACAATTGGAATTATTAATGGTGACTTAGAACATCGTTTATCTTCTGTTGGTTTTGATTTTAATGATTGGTCTGAAACTCGCGGATTAGAAATTACAAATGGAGCCATCTTTCTTTTGAATCCTAATGAATTAATTGTTGACCACAATGAATATATAATCGCGCAATTGACATTACCCAGTGATAAAGAAAAAGAAGTTGTAGTGAACGTTCAAGGGGAATATATATTACAAGAAGATTCAGCTTGGGCAGAAAGAAATATTATCTTTTCTATTAAACCACCTGTTCATAATAATGCCCATTGAATATAAAAATGTAGGTATATATAAAATATAAAATGTACCATTCAATATTTCTCGTAATATTAGTTATAATATTAGTCTCGTGCAGGAAAAATATCGAAAGTTTTGCAAATGAAACATGCGATATCTACCAACATAAATTAGAAACATTAGAAAAAAAATTAAATAAAGAGAAACCTCAAATCGTAATTCATAACAATATCCCAAGTGACCTTTGTGGTGATGAAGATAAAGAGGAAGAGGAAGAGGAAGAGGAAGAAAAAGAAATATATTCAGACTATATTACACCCCATAAACAAAACAAGATCCTTCTTTATATAATGATCATTTGTGGAATCATTCTCTTTTTAATCATTGTTTACTATTTTATTCAATGGTTATCAGGCAAATCAAGACATATTAATATCTCTTTTGATGAAGCCCTTTTAAAAGCGAAATCAAATATACTCATGAAAAAACATAAATTAAAATTAGATAAAAAATAAATAAAATTATTTAAAAAATAAAATATTAACAGTATAAAAAATGGAAGGAGTTGATTATGGGAATTTTGATGCTGTTGTCGGAAAACTGAGAAGCTTTTTTAGAGATGTTAAGGGGTTTAAGGAAGTCCATACACAAAATAAGAAAAGTATCCTCGCTGCATGCGAAGATCCTAAAACAATAGCCACCTATAATTATGAAGGTCAGATATGGCCTCTCCCTCAAACTGGTCAAATGTGGCTCGAACACTATTTGCTTGAACACCCAGAAGAGAACGGTTTCTTTTGCCTTTCAACCTCCTACCGTAATGAACCCGACCCTGTCCCAGGGAGACATGATCGTATTTTCCCTATGTTTGAGTTTGAAATTAAAGGAGGTATGGATGAACTTAGAAAGATTGAGGCTGAGCTATTAGAATATCTCGGATTTAAACACAAGGAAGATGGTTCATATCCTTCTGGGAACTATGATGATGTATGTAGAGGTTATGGCGTAGATGTTGAATCCGGTGAACTTGAAAATGAACATGAAGAGAAGCTTGGTGAAGACCATGGCCCTGTATTTTTCCTTGAAAACTTTCCCGAAAGAACTTCACCTTTCTGGAACATGAAGCTCCATGAAACTGGAACTCATTCAAATAAGATTGATGTTATCATGCACGGAATTGAGACAATCGGTTCTGCTGAGAGAAGCACAGACCCAGAAGCGATGAAAAACAAGTTCTATACGATTTCAAATGGTGATTATGCAAATACATTATTTGCTCAATTTGGAAAGGCTCGGGTTGAAAAAGAACTTGAAGAATTCTTAAAGAAAGACTTTTTCGTTCGTTCAGGTGGTGGCATTGGTGTAACCCGAATTATTCGCGCCATGAAGCTATCCAATTTAATTAATTAATTATTCTGATTTCTGAAAGAGGAACTTTTAATGGTAATTCTGTACCGTCTTCTTCATATATCATTATATTTACATTCTTTTTCATGCGTTTATCGAGTTTAGCAATATTCCCATTCATTTCAACTCCTTCCGGATTTGTCCATTTTATTTTTAAACCCTCCTCAATATCCTCATATGAAGATGGAGGTTTTACATCTACTACCAACTCATCTGTATTTAGTTCGGGTGCAGGTTCAGGTTCAAAGTTATCTTCTTTGGTATCTTCTTTGGTATCTTCTTTGGTATCTTCTTTGGTATCTTCTTCGGTATCGTCATCGGTATCGTCATCTGTATCTTCTTTGGTATCTTCTTTGGTATCTTCTTCGGTATCTTCTTTGGTATCTTCTTCGGTATCTTCTTTGGTATCGTCATCTGTATCGTCATCTGTATCGTCATCGGTATCTTCTTCGGTATCTTCTTTGGTATCTTCTTCGGTATCTTCTTTGGTATCTTCTTTCTTCTTGTGTTCAGCTACTTTTAATTCTGTTTCTTTCTTGATATATTCTTCTCCGTCATCTCCTTGAATCTTATAATTCTTTTTCATTACCCTAGTTATTGTACCATAGATTGAATCACTATCTAATATCCACATGACGTAGTCGCCGTTTTTAAACTTTTTCTTTGTCTTATTTTTTTTTGCATAGTTTTTATTCACGACCTTTACAATTGGTTCTGAATCATCATTAATAATATGTTGATTCATTCTTTCAAGATTTTTCTGAACCTCTCTATATTCTTCATTGAGTGCCTTTACATTAACTATGTATTCCTCTCGTAGTTCTTTTTTTTTAGAACTGTCCATGTTGATATCTTTTAACTTATTCATAATTTCTTGACATTTTTCAGTCCTTTCAATACGTTTGTTATAGAACTTCTCAATCGTTTTTTTCCGATCGTCAACCATAAAGCGGTATACTTTATCTTCAATAGTCTTTATTTCTTCCTGAATTGACCTTTGTTTATCATTTAATTCTGTTACATTTTCTGTGACATCAATGTAATTATTGATAATATTCCAATTGATTTCTGTTTCTAATTTACTCTTTAATTTGAGTATTTCTGCTTCATGATCTATATAGCGAGGGAAACGAATATTTATTTGAACCCCACAATCACTTGTATCATTTTTTCCACAAGTTAATGTCACTTGATCCCATTCTTCGATAAATTCTTTACTGATATCACAACCTGAACACTTTAATAAATTGTCCTTCTTTGATAGATATTTTATCTTTTCATCATAAAATATACCAAGGCTCTCTAAATAATATTCATTGCTCATTTATTTAATATTTATATATAAATATTAACTTTCTTTTAAATTTATTTTCGCATTTAATGTTAAGATATTTTCTTCGTATTTTTTTTGATTCATTTTCTTATTCTTCCATCTTATATACAATGTATATATACCGCTAATTATAATCAATAATAGAAACAGATTTATAAATAACGGTGTAGAATTAGAATGAATTACAATTTCAGGTTCTTTTTTTGTAATTCGGGGGACAACATTTACTTTATATTCTACTAAATGAGGCTTCATACAAGAAATATTATTATAAGATTATAAATTAAACAAAATCATCAGTCTTCACATTCATGTAAATATAAATGATCAACGTTATACTTAATGTAACTAACCAAAAAGGAGTAATTGTCTTCTCGGGACCAACTCCAAAAACCTTCATTTCTCCTTCTTTATTAAAAATCATTGTGGGTTTTATTTTATAGATTATGAAATTAATTGATATGAAAATTATTAAAATTGTTTGTAGTTTCTTATCAATTTGAAACATTTATATATAGAAATATAAAAGTTTTCTTTAATAATCATCAACTATAATCCATTCCTTAAAGTCTGGACGATCATTCTTAAATGTCAATAATAATTTATCCTTTTGATTCATTAATTGGAAATGATCTGACTGTTCTAAATAATTGATTAATCCCCCAAAAACATTGTTAATATAATTATTTATATTCTTTCTTTTGTTCTTATTTTTTATAACAATATCCTTTGTTCGATTAGTAAGTATTAATAGGACTTCATCAATATCCGATAAATGGTTCAGTTTTTCATTCAGTATTGCAGTGATTTCGTTTTGGATCATCTGTTCACCTTTTTTCTTTGACAGATTCCATTTATAATTTGTATGAACCATTTTATACTTTTGACATATTATTTCTGAAATCAATTATTTTTGAATTAAAATTAATTCTGTTTATTTTTTTTTGATTTTCAAATATAAAAAAAATATAAAAAAAATATAAAAATAATAAAATATTATTTATAGTATATAATGAAACAAAAGATCCATCAAGTTGGTGGCAGTGCTGGTATTATAGTATTTGGTATTCTTTTATTAGTTATTATAATCGGAGCGGCTGCTGCTTATTATATAAATAGTGAAAAGGAAGAAGAGAGACTAAGAGAAGAAGAAGCTGAACGGGACAGAGAGGCTGAAAGACAAAGGAGAAGGGAACGCCAGGAAGCCGAAGATGCGGCAGCAGCTTCTTGTGAAGATGTTAACTGTGGAACAAATGGAACATGTAGTAATGGTTCTTGTGTATGTGATTCTGGATGGTCAGGCAATACATGTTCCGTATCAGACACACCAACAGATTCTGATTCTAGTTCTGGATTATCATTATTATTCAGTTCCACAGGTACACAAATTACACCTGAGCCAACCCCTGATCAAAGAGAAGGTGTATGTGTAGAAACCAGAGAACTAGAACCATCATTACCGGCCGGAGCTGTATTTTCAGATGAAGATTTAGAAGATATCAGGGAACAACCCGGTCATGTCCAATTTAATGAATATACGGATACTAGTGTCTGTAATGGAGGTTCGTTGAATGTGAGCGGTGAAGATGCCTGGAACGCATGTGATAGAGATAAATGGTTAAATACACGATATAATTTACCTGGTAATAAACACAGTTGGATACCAGGAGCCAATAAGAATTGGATAACCATAAAAGCTCCTATTAACAACGACCTTACTTATCAAGAGAATGTTGCGTTAATTACATGGTTTAATGATAACTGCGGCGGGCCTGAAATGGAACAAGATGGAACATATGTTATCCAAGAAAGAGGCCCCGCTTCTTCTCCATTTGTATTTAATCAAGATATAATGGGGGGAACAACAGCGACCAGAGCACCCGCTACATCACCTTTACCCGCTCCAACCGTTACATGTACCGGAGATATAACAGATACAAGTATATTTCAAGAGGAAGATGGTACCGATAATATTATCAGAACAAGTGACACTACAACTGAATCCTTTCAAGTCCCTGATACTGGGAATATGACAAACGGTGAAGTATATTATGCAATGGAATCTGGACAGTTATGGAGGGATATTAATACCCGGAGTATTTCAAGAGATTATATGAACTCATACATTAAAGTTGATCATGAAGAAGGAGACAATCATATGATCATCCCAGGTTCAAACCCTCGATGGATCCATTTATGTTCCTGTCCAACTGGAAATCCATTTACAAATTGCGCTTGCAAACCGGGGACTTACTTAGATACAACCGGTAGTACAACTGGTGAGTGTGGACTTCAACATATGGGATTGGAACAGAAAACAAAAGAAGGTTATTCTTGTTGTGTTTTTAAAGAAGAACATAATCCATGTCATGATCCTGAAAATCAAACTCAAACTCAATTCAACGATTTCCAAGGTGGAGGAAATCAAAATTCTTTGTTAAACTCATTGCATATTGGAGATTATTATAATTTCGATAATCCAATGTGCAACATCAAGGATACGAATAAAGGTCTTGTATACCCCGAAGACGAAAATAAGAAAAAGGAATGGTTAAATAAATGTTGTCCATCCTGCTCTTACAAAAGATTTAAACAAGTGGGGGCGCCGAATGAGTTTGTGACTGGTGAAAGAGAAAGATGTGGTGATGATATACATTATAAATACATTAAACAAGCTGCCGAAGATCTTAAATCGAACCTTACCGGCGATCAAGACAGAAGGGAAAGATCCGAAAAACAAGAGTGGGATTTCCTGGAAAGATATCTTAAGATGGATTCACAATGCTTTATAGAAGATACGGACGCCCATGTATGTTATGATGGATCCCTTGATGATGGTTCAACATGTGCTCCATGTTTAAGTTCAGCAGAAGCAGGTGGTGGACTTAAAAGAAATAATATTTTCAATCCTACGGTTGAAGGATGTAAAGATATGGATCGGGTTGTTGGGGGACAGTGTAATGATTTAGGGACTCCCGAGGATCAAAGTAAAGGGAATAACGAAGCGACTCGTTTCTCGTGTCCATTGGTACCGAACCCTTCTAAGATTGCTGATGGTTCGTGTAGCGCTGAATGGACACCTACAACTTCACCTGTTACACTTCCTCAACTCCTTCAAGATGCAATTGATAAGAATGATCCTATTGAAATACCTGATATAAAAGGTATTATCCGAAAGGCAAAAGAAATGGCAAATGAAGACAATGCATGCCTATCAATATCACCAGATACGAATAGTATCTTGGGAGGTGATGAGACTGTTACTGGTGATACTGTCTTCGCACCCCACGGTGGAATGGGTTCAAGGAAAATAATAACAGATATTGAAGGTGGTTATACATTAACAGAGATAACTTCGGTTCCAGGTAACCCACCACCCCAGGATGGAAAAACTTGGTATGAAATTGATCCAAGTCCACCGGATGCATTCGTTCGTGATGAATATAATGGAATAAAAATAGCGATCACTAAGGACTCTAATTCGTGGACAGGAGAAATAATAAGCTCTTTACCCCACCCCCACTCGAATAAACACTTAATTTTAGTTAAATGGACACAGACGCAGGGTACAGGGAAAGAGGCAGGGCCTGTTGCAGAAGATCTTCCCGAAAATAAAGTAATGTTCTATGGTCCTCGCGCAACAAGGGCATATAACTTGGACAGTGGAGATAATCGTATTTTAGAATTACCCATGGGTAATATAAGTAATAGTGGTACGGCGTGGATCCCCATACAGAATAAGGAAGCATACTATGGTGGTCGGTTAGGTGAATCATATGTATATGCCGAAGCCGAAGGATGTGAAGGCGGTTCTACATGTGATCGTCCTTCTGGTCATTGGGAACCTCTCACTCAAAATAACCGTCATCCAAATGGAGGGGAAATCATTTATGATGTCGATTCCAATGACAGAACAAAAAGTTTGGCAGTCCTGGACCCACCTTATATCACCGGTGACGATGGTTCAACACCACATAACCATAAAGCAGGAACGGGCAGTCAACCTGAAAGTAGAGAATGGTCATTAAGAAACTTCGCTGGACAGACAGATATCAAAGAAGAATGTAAAGGGACATTTGATGAGAAAAGTATATTAACAAACAAACATATGAATGACAAGTGTGGCACCGGAACGGCTCCCGATTACCAATATGATAGAGGAAACATGGAAGCCGCCGGTATGGGCCCTGGTTTAGACGCGGGGTATAGACAATCATCTGAAATTGAGAACCGCCTTAGTCCATTAGGTGGATATCTTCCTGGATTAGGACATGGGGGTGTATATCACACAGCGGCAGCAGTGCCGGGTTGCTTTTCAACATGGGGAGGTTGGCGAAAGAACCAAGGGAACGCCGACTACAAGAGTCAATTTTTAACATGTGACATAAAAAACTCCTACTATGCATCGGCAGCGGCATCCTGGAACCGGGGCCGATATCAGCAGGCGGCCCTTTACACCGCTTTTAAAAATAATATTCGCCGTCCAAGACCATGGGCGGACGCCGGAATTACTATAAACAATGCTTGGGGAAATGCAAATGTGGAAAATTTAAATCGTTGGAATTTCAAGGGGGGGGAGACGGATTATGATAGAAATATGGACCGTCATTTTACTCATGAAAAGGGATTTACACCATTGGAAGATCAAATATTAGTTTCATTGAGAAGGAGAGCGTGGTCAGACAATTTTAGACATGGTAGGGAGGAAGAACATTATCTGCCATCTGGATTTAATTCGCGATCACCCTTTTATTTAATGACAAACACAAATGATGAAAGGGAAAATCATAATGGATTATTAGATAACGATACAACTCACTTTGTTAAGCTAACAGTTTCAGACGAGGAAGAAAACAATTCTGCTGAAAAAATTGGAGCATCAGTTGATGTTATAAGTGGTGATAGAGGTTGCAATACGACTGATGGTTGTACAATGATTGATCATTATAAAATAATGAGAAATAATATGTCTCAATGTTCGCGGACTAATTTTTATCATCGTCCTGAAGATGTCCCAGCCGAAGAAGGAAAACAACATATTAAAAGTTATGGAAATAGTCAACCCTACGCCTTTAATGATTATATGTCAGGTGACAAAGGTTTTACAGGTCAACCAAGATTAAGAAGAAGACAACGTGCAGCACAGTATACCATTAAAGGAGACAGTTCTTTTAAGAATAATACTGATATAGCCTCAGAGGATGGGGTTAGTGATTTAGTTCGCGGGACCGGATACTCCGACAATTGGTTTAAACACGGGGATTATAAAAATCAATATTATAAAATATTAAGTCCTGGGGATAAAAACCCAGACAATGAAAGCGACTCAAATAAACCCATCGGAACATGGTTTCGAAAAGATGATTATGTCCTTTATGATTTTAATGGACGGTTAACCTATGATGAAATGAATAATAAAGGAGGTAAGACAGGCACTCCTCTGAATAAAAATTATATAACTAGTTACGCCAATGTTATTGACCGGGGCCATCCGTGGGGTGCCACGCACGGTGGTGGTGGCACGGATCCGCGACACGGCGTAATCTTCCCAAAGTCGGATGTTACGAATGTGTGGTGGGATTCCGGACTTGGAAATAAATGGCCAGGGGGCACAGGTGGGGCGGGCGGACCCCATGATTACGTAGGGAGAGAGCTCCTAGCTAGTGACCAGCGTAGGAACCCTTGGAAATATAGAGGTGGAGATGGACTTGAAGGTAACTTAGGGCATTTCGCGGCGAATGGTCGCCCTGATACTGGAAAGTTATGGAAGGGCTTGGGTGGGGTTGGCGGGTCTCCAAGTCCAGCTTATGCGATAGATGAAGCAGGACCTACCCGGGGAGAGGCCGCCGCGCATACACACAGTCATTATTCTTATTGGCTATTACATAACAACGCTCATCCAGGGAACCAGGCGTGGATGAAACATAGAAGATCTTCTATACCGGTTCAAGCTACGACGGTCAGCGGCCCTGTCAACAACAATCCCACCAAGCAAGGAACGGGGAGTACACCAGGTTCAGAGTCTATTTATGAAACTAATAATATAATGTATAAGCCCGCCTTTGGGAGTGAGTGTAACGGGACATCAGTTATGTGGAATGGAAGAGTGTTAAGAATGGGTGAGACGGGGTTGCGGGGTGGCGATTGGCTGAGTAAAGCGGGAGGCAACCCTCTCACAAATGATGATGAGCTTGGCTGGGCGGGGACCTTACCGATTCGGAGCTACTATAATGGCGCCCGTGCAGCACACAGCACCGCCATGGAATATGGCGATAGGCGAGGTATGCCACATCGGTGGGAGGACTGGGGCGATGACGGCTACAACAACAAAAAGTTTGGAAACCCCTATCATATAGGTGCACAAGCTTGCTCTCCTGTTTCAAGAGAAGATGATTTTTACGATTACCATAGTGGAGAAAAACATAGAACCGAACCAGTATAATTACATATACATATTCTCAGGAGGTCTATCAATATCTTTCTCTTGTTGAATTAATTCATTTACTATCTCCGAAGTAATTGTTATCGGTAATTGAAAATCTTTTATTGTAAATGTTAATGATAAATTATCCTTTTCTTCTGAATGATGAGATAAATAATATATATTTATCTTGGATATAATCGTCTCTAAGCATCTTTTTAAGTTTCGAACTCCTTCTTCCTTCATTGTATGTTTTTCTATTATCTCAGTGATTGATTCATCAGGAAAGATAATATCATCATGAGTAAACATGAATGTTTCTAATAATTCCGGTAAAATATACTCACGACAGATTGATATTTTATCTTCCGATTTAAATCCCTTAGTATGAATTACATACATTCTATCTTTTAAGATACGATCGATCGCGGTTTCATCATTAAATGAAAAAATAAACAATGCCTTCGATAAATCTATATGAACACCTGGGAAATAATTATCCTGAAATAAATTATTCTGAGATGGATCTGTTAAATGTGTTAATAAATGAATTATTTCTTCCCCCTTATGAGTCTCACTCACTTTGTCCAATTCATCAAAATAAATAATCGGATTCATACATTTTGATTCAATCAATATATCAATTATCCTCCCCCAATGAGAACCCTCATAAGTATAAGAATGACCATCGAAAAATGAAGAATCCGAAGCCCCACCCAGAGCTATGAAAGCAAACGGCCTTTGGATTGCTTTGGCAATCCCTTCCTTAACTAATGTCGTCTTTCCATTTCCCATCGGTCCTTGTAATGCTAATACATTTCCACCCGATTGGGGATTACGGATCCATTTACCTATAACTTGCAATATATGTATTTTCGCTTCCTTATGTCCATAGATCGCCTTATCTAATATCTTTTGTGTTTCTAATAAATAATTTCTCTTCTCTTCAATAGTATTCTCGTTATTAATAGGAAGAGAAATATTCTTCCCAAAAGGAATCTTTATTAAGCCATTGATCCATTTATCCATCTTACAATATTCACCCGTTGATACATCCATTTCACTTAATTTATCAATGTTTTCAATGGCGGTTGATTTCGTCTTAATATCCATTTCAGAATCCAATACCTTAAATCGCATTGGAATATTTGATAAATTAATATTCTTTATTTCTTCTAAACTCTGTATGTGCTTTTTCTTTTGTTCTTCATTTAACCCTTGAAAATAATCTATTTCTTTATTTTCATCAATATCATCTTCTATTAATTCAACAAATTGTTCGTCTAACTCATCATATTCTATATCCGAATATTCTGATTCATCGCTCTCAGAAAAGTCTAAATCATCAGATTCTTCTTGACTTAAAGATTCTTCTTGACTTAAAGATTCTTCTGAATAATCTAAATCTTCCTCTGAATTATATTCTTCTTCTTGTTCAGATTCAACTTTATCTTCTATATGAATCATAAGAGTTTCTTCCTTTTCTAATTCAGTCAGATAATCTGTCACCATTGTTGACTTTTTCTTTTTCCCTCTCCGCGGAGTTGGTGTTTTCTTGTTTCCAGACAACAAATTCATAACTAAATATGACATAAAAATATCCTTTAATTGTTGTGCCTTCATATCATTCTTCTTCTTTTTAATCTTTTTCTTAGAAGGACTTGGGGTTTTTATCTTACCACCACGAAGACGGCTCAACTCTTTCTGAAATAATTCATTGTCAAAATCTTCCTCACATGAATAGTCGATCAATCCTGATATGTTGCCGTGTTCATCAAGTTCATCATATAGCTCATTCCCCTCATCTAATTCAAGATCTAATTTTTTACTTTTTGATCGTGTTATCATTTGATGATCAACGTTATTACTGTCCATTAAATTATTATAAAATAGAATAATATTTTTAAATATTGTATTTAATTTATAAAAAAATTTGAAAACCTTATTTAAAAAAAAAGTAATAGTTATAATATATATATGAATACCGAAGAATTATTAAGAGAACCGGAATCAAATAATGTTGTTGGTGTCCAATTTAGTATATTAGGTCCCGATGAAATAAGAGATCGTTCGGTAGTTGAGGTCGTTAAGCACGAAACATATGATAAAGATAATGCTATAATTAAAGGATTATTTGATCCACGTATGGGTACGACAGACATGAGTAAATTATGTGCCACTTGTGGACAAAATAATATTAATTGCCCGGGTCATTTTGGACACACAGAACTTGCAAGACCAGTTTATCATTATCAATTTATTCAAATCATCCTTAAAATTCTTAAATGTACATGTCTTCAATGTTCCAAATTACTCATTAATAAAGATTCTCCTAAAATTAAGAACTTAATGAAACGGAGTAATAAATACCGATGGAATGAAATCTATGCTATTTCACAAAAAATTAGCCGTTGTGGTCAAGAAACAGATGATGGTTGTGGAGCAAAACAACCCGATAAACTTAAACTTGATGGTATGGACGGTATTTCTGCGGTATGGAATAAGCTTGATTCTGATGAAAAAGGAACCAAATCACAAATTCTCGCAATCGAAAACGTCAAAGAGATTTTTGAAAGAATGACCAATGAAGATGTTCAAATACTCGGATTTTCGGAATTATGGTGTCGTCCCGAATGGTTGATCTGTTCCGTTCTGTCTATTCCACCCCCCGCTGTTAGACCATCTGTTAAACAAGATGATTCACAGAGAATGGACGATGATTTAACTCATAAATTATCTGATATTATTAAATGTAATAATACCTTAAAACAAAAAATAAATACAAATAGTCGTATTGAAGTAGTTAATGATTGGACGAAAGTCCTTCAATATCATATTGCCACTCTCATTGACAACGAATTACCCGGAATTGCACAAGCGGTCCATCGTTCAGGAAGACCCCTTAAAGCGATCCGTCAACGCCTCAAAGGAAAAGACGGACGGATACGGAACAATCTTATGGGAAAACGTGTTGACTTCTCTGCACGTAGTGTTATTACCCCCGATCCAAAGATCGAATTAGATCAACTTGGAGTTCCTGAAAGTATCGCTCGGAATATTACTTATCCAGAAATTATTAATAATTATAACCGTACTAAACTCAATACATTACTTGAAAATAAGTTCCATTACCCAGGAATTAAATTGATTGTAAAAAAGAATGGGACAAAAATAACACTCACAGAATCAAACGTGAATGATATTGAACTTGAAAATGGGGATACCGTCCATAGACACTTAATGGATGGGGATTATGTCCTTTTCAACCGCCAACCTTCTCTTCATAAAATGAGTATGATGGGTCATCGTGTAAAAGTTATGAAAGGAAATACATTCCGGTTAAATATTAGTGTAACACCACCATATAATGCTGATTTTGATGGTGACGAAATGAATATGCACGCACCCCAATCGATCTCTACTGTATCCGAACTTATGAACTTAGCTTCTGTCCGTTACCAGATTATTTCTCCACGTGAGAATAAACCTATCATTACAATTGTTCAAGATACATTATTAGGTATTAATAAACTTACCAAAGGTGAAATGATTCATTATCCCGGACCTCATACTGATTCGTATCATTTCTCCAATAATACCAATATTTATCCTATTCCGAAATCAAGTGATAAAGTCAACCATAAAGTTGTGGAGACTTCCTATTTTAATAAAACACAAGTTATGAACCTTCTTTGCACTTTAAGCACATTTGACGGAACTATCCCTGATCCCACAATTCATGTTCAACTCAAAGATAATAAGGTCCCTTACTGGTCTGGTAAATCTATATTGTCTTATATTCTTCCCAAGAATATTAATCTCTCAATGGAAAATAACTCATATGATAAATTAGCAAATGATGAATTAAATAAAGTTGTCATTCGGAATGGGGAACTACTTTCAGGAGGTGTCGATAAAAGCGTCTTTACAAAAACATCCAAAGGACTTATCCATACCATTTATAATGACCTTGGACCCGAGAGAACAAAGGATTTCATTGATGATCTTCAAAAGATATCTACATATTTCCTTCTTATTGAAGGTTTTAGTGTCGGCATTGGTGATATGATCGCAGATCAAGATACAAATCAAAAAATTAGTGATGTTGTAAAAGAAAATAAGAAAAAAATTGAAAATATCATGCAGGAATTCCATTTGAATATTTATGAAAATTATTCTGGTAAGTCAAATAAGGATTATTTTGAAGGGGAGGTGAATTCACTCCTTAATAAAACACTCAGTCAAACAGGTTCTATTGGATTAGAAAATCTTGACCAAAAGAATCGTGTTACAAATATGGTCAATTGCGGATCCAAAGGCAAATCAGCGAATGTTGCTCAAATTGTCGCCTGTTTAGGACAACAAAATGTAGACGGTAAACGTATCCCTTATGGATACATTGACCGAACATTACCTCATTATAATAAATATGATGATTCCTCAGAAGCAAGGGGTTTTGTAGAGAATTCATTCATTTCTGGACAAACGCCTCAGGAATACTTCTTCCACGCTATGGGCGGAAGGGAGGGATTAATTGATACAGCTGTCAAAACATCTGAAACTGGTTATATTCAAAGAAAGCTAATGAAATCCATGGAAGATTTAAGAGTCGACTACGACTATTCTGTAAGGAATAATTCTGGTTGTATTATTCAGTTTATTTATGGAGATGACGGCATGGATTCTTGTACCGTTGAAAATCAATCGTATATGATTATGAAGATGGATACTGATAAATTATGTCAGGTATATCTCTATGATAAGAAAACTTCCTGGAAAGATCTTCTCAATGAAACCGCTCTCAGTAAAATGAATAAGGGGAAGAGAAAAAATGCAAAAACATTAACCGAATCATTCTATACAATTTTGAAACACAAAGAATACATATTCACTACATTAACAAAAAATAAACAATTAACTAATTCGATTAATTATCCTATTCACATTCAACGATTCATTACCAATATATGTCAAGGAAAAGAAAAAGTATCAAATATTTCACCTATTGAAATTCTTGCGAAAAATGAACTTCTAAAAACAAAACTCAAAGTAAATGAAGTTTTTGAAAACAATACTATTATTCATATCCTAATTGATATTTACCTTCATCCGAAAATATTAATCAATAAGTACAAGATCCAAAAACATGAATATGAACTTGTCGTTGACGAAATAGAAACTACATTTGAAAAATCAAGAATTAATCCAGGTGAAATGGTTGGAGCAATTGCAGCTCAAAGTATCGGAGAACCAGCTACACAAATGACATTAAATACATTTCACTATGCTGGTGTAAGTGCGAAATCAAACGTTACAAGAGGTATTCCTCGTCTTAGAGAATTATTAGGTGTCACCAAGAACCTTAAATCGCCATCAACAATCATCTTTCTGAATGACGAATATGGACTTCAAAGAAATAAATCACAATATATAAAGAACAAACTTGAATATACAGTCCTACGTGATGTAGTCGTTAAGAATCAAATCTTTTACGATCCTAAAAATACTATCTTTGAAACAGAAATAGAAGATGATACAGGTATGCTCGAAATCTATAAAGAATTCCTAGACCTACAAAATGGTCCTGAACATGATTATGAAGAAACTTCTCCTTGGATAATCCGCTTTATCTTTAATAAAGAATTAATGATGGATATTGGAATTGTTATGGAAGATATCTACCTCGCACTCATGGAATATGACAATGATAGAATCAGTTTTACATATTCAGATGACAATTCCAAAGAACTCATTGGAAGAGTATCTATTAAAGCCGATATCCCTGGTAAAGAAGATTCGCAATTAAATGGTTTATATGATCAAACCGATGTCTTAGCGATTTTCAAGAATATTCAAGAAGATATCCTCGATAATGTTGTTATTAAGGGCATTCAAGGAATAACTAATATTGTTATGAGTGAGAAAATTATGTATGAAAAGGTTGATACTGAAATTCAAGAAAAAACAACTTGGATGCTTGAAACTGATGGTGTCAATCTCCTTAATGTATTTAACTCACCATATATTGATTTTACTCAAACGTTCTCAAATGATATTATTGAAGTCTATGAAGTCCTTGGTATTGAAGCTGTCCGAGAACTCCTCATTGAACAAATTACAGATGTTGTTGAATATGAAGGTTCCTATATTAATAATCGTCATATTGAACTATTATGTGACATCATGACAAACCGAGGTTTCTTAACCGCTATCAACCGACAAGGAATTAATAGAGGTGATATTGGACCCCTTGCAAAATGTTCATTTGAAGATACCACAGATCAATTAATCAAGGCTGGTATCTTTGGAGAAAAAGATAAATTAAATGGTGTATCTTCTAATATTATGTTAGGTCAAGTAATTAAAGCAGGAACAGGAATGTGCGATCTATTACTTGATGAAGAAAAATTAATTCAAGAACTGGAAAATATTCAATTAACCGAAGAGGATTTCCATGAATTGGGAGATCATAATATTAATGATTTAATGAACACAGATCAAGAAGATGATGATTATTGTAATGATGGTGATTTTGAATTCTCAATTTAATTAGAAGCATGTCCGTAATACCTTCTCCTGCATATGGTGGGCTTTCAATTCATTATCTTTCTCTATTTCGGGACAAATTACAGTTCTGATGTGTTCACCACTATATCCTCCACCTTCCATAGTATCCCTATTGTTAGGATATAGATTCATTATCCCTCCCTCAATTTGTTTTTTATTTCTTTCCTCAATTACTTTTTGCTCACGATCATTTAAGAAATGATAATGTCTTGCATCTAAATCATTTAAGTCCTTTTCTATCATACTTAAAAATTCTTTATTATTTCCCTCGTATCGGAAACGATCTTCTAATTCAGCTTCAACTCTATCTTCCACCTGTTTCCTTTCTTCTTCTTTTTTAACTACTATTTGTTCTTTCTCTATTCTTTCTTTTTCTTTCTCCGCTCTTTCTTTTTCTTCTCTTTCTCTTTCTTTCCTTTCTTCCTCTTCTTTTTCCTTTTCCTTTTCTTCTTCTCTCTTTTTCTTCTCTTCTTCATTTTTCTTGATGATATCTGCATCTAAAACAAATATTCTTTCAAGTATTTTATCAACAGAAGACGATATATTATTTCTTCGTCTCATTAATTCATGAGAAACATAAGCAGATAATAACATTTGACGTTCTTCACAATAAATTAATAACTCAATTAAATGAAGCCGATTTATGGGACTCCTTACATTATGTAGAAAATGTCTGTATTCTTCATATAAATAGAATATACCCGTATCACTCTTTAAATCATTCTCGTCTTTTCTGAAATTACTCATTAGTTGATCGTAATAGCTTTCGGATTTATCTGAACATTTTAACAAACGTTTCTTAACCGTTCTCTTTAAATTGAATAAATCGTCACTGTCGTTCATCAGTTCTTTGAATGTCTTATTAACACGACTTATTTTAACCTCATACTTCAATTTTGATAATCTTTCCTTTATTAACCCCTCGAAATGATTGTCTAATAATTGAATACCCGTACAAACATTAAACCAATCAATATTATAAAAGACCAATTCATTATTTGATATCTGCAATTTCTCTTTTTCCATTACCTTTTGAACCTTAATTTGAAGTTCCTCTGATTTTTGAAGGAATAATTCTTCATCTATCGGATCTTCCTCTTCTTCTTCCGGAATAGGAACATCTTCCTTCTTATCATCAGATGTTTTAAATATATCCAACCATGATTTTTCCTTCTTAATAACAGGTTCTTTTTTAAGCATTATATCATCCTGCTCTTCTTGATCAACATCAGGTTTCGCTGGAACATCTGGTTCAGCTTTAACCTCTGGTTCAGCTTTAACATCTGGTTCAGCTTTAACCTCTGGTTCAGCTTTAACCTCTGGTTCAGCTTTAACCTCAGGTTTCGCTTGATCAATGAGTATTCTTTCTTCTTCCTTTCTTCTTTCTTCTTCCTTTCTTCTTTCTTCTTCTTTCTTTCTCTTTTCTTCTTCTTCTTTCTTTCTCTTTTCTTCTTCTTCTTCTTCTTTCTTTCTCTTTTCTTCTTCTTCTTTCTTTCTCTTTTCTTCTTCTTCTTTCTTTCTCTTTTCTTCTTCTTCTTTCTTTCTCTTTTCTTCTTCTTCAATTTCCTTGCGGGCTCCTTCTTCGACTTCTTCTTCCTCTTTCTTTCTCCTTTCTTCTTCCTCTTTCTTTCTCCTTTCTTCTTCCTCTTTCTTTCTCCTTTCTTCTTCCTCTTTCTTTTCCCCTTCAAAAGGTTCATCACCTCCACCAAATTGATCCATACCTTCTTCCTGGTCCATATCTTCTTCTTGATCTATACCTTCTTCTTGATCTATACCTTCTTCACCCATAGTTACAACATTACATTCCAATAAATACAAGAACAATAATTTCACAACATACTTTCTCTGATTTTTAACTATTAAACTATCACAATCTATGTTCTCATAATTAAACTCTATCTCTTCGGTGTCTTCTGTATTGTACGATCCTGGATTAAAGATTCGTTGAATTGTTGGGGAATCTTTGTATTTCTCATTTTCATTTATTAATTCCTGTAAGCGGTAATAGTCGATCATATGGTAATAATGATCTATATTATCGATTGACCGCGATGTAGGTAAAAATTCAATATGGTCAAGAGCAAATATTATCTGAATATTATTCTGAATCTTATCAATGTTCCCACCGATTTGAAGTGATTTTCGGTTTTTTACCCTTATTTTCTTAGCAGTCTTCTTTCTTTTAGGAGTTCTCGTTCTTTTTTTGGATACTTTTCTTCTTGACATATTTTTCCTATTTTTACGTAATGTCTTTTTTTTTACCATATACTATATACTATTATAATATATTTAATTATTGTTCTGATTGTATTATTGAATTATTGAATTATTGAATTATTGAATTATTGAATAATCACTTCTTCTTTTTCTTTGATAACCGCGAACTAAGTAGATCTTTCGCAGTCTTTGATTTCGTAAAGGTTTTTTGTTTAACCTGTTTAACGTCATCTCCATATATCCGTAAGATTCTCTTCTTATCTATTTCTTCTAATAGTTCATTCATTCCTAAAATATTCCCTTCTAAGTTAACGATCCGTTGAGCGATTTCCGTTAAATCCGGACATTTCTTCTTTTGTAAAACAGTGTTCTTCTCTTGAACCATTTTTAATAATTCTTGAATACTATCAGCTATCGGTACTCCTCCACCACTTAAAGAACTACCTGAAACATCTTCAATGATTTCAAGTAATTCGTTTACTCGTTGGTATTGTTTATTCGGATCACCACTGACAGCTACATTATTTTGAATTATCTTTTTCACCATTGGTTCACTCAAAATAAGATCAACTACATTACCTGATCCTCCTCCTGAGGCGGCGTGTTCCATGATTTTTTCTTTTAAACTTGTAAGTTCAGTTTTTAATTCTCCTAAATTGGTTTTCGTAGTGAGGAGAAGACCTTTGACTTCCTCAGTGGCTAATGTAGCGTTTTGCGGAGAAGGTGTCGTCGTGATTAGGATTCTCTTCTCCTCGATTTTTACCTTCGCCTCCCCCACCCCCGCGATGGCCTTCTCAACCAGTGTCATCAGCGTCCGCGCCTCTTCCCCGCGGAGCGTGGCAACGGCATGCATTCCTTTAAACTTATTCACCTTCTCCCTCACCGTTTCCACCTTAACAATGACTTTTTCCAGGTCACCGTCGAACTTGGTAATCCATTCACTTACAGACGCCGGCGCCATCGGATCCTGAGGACCGGCCTCCGACTCCTCTACGATCTTCTCGGCTGCGAGTGCCGCCTCCTCAGCAGCTGTCACAGCATCAACCGCTGCCTCATCTGCTGAGGAGGTGTCAACGCCTTCTGCCGCGGCCGATGGCTGTACCTCATCCACGGCAGCAGGCGCTGCCGTGGCGGCAGCCTCTTTCTTGGCAGCGGCTTCCTTTGCTTCATTAGCCTTAGCCTCTTCCACAGTTAACACTTGAATAGTTTCTCTCTCGTTTTTCAAGGATTCCTTGTCCTCCGTGAGATTGGTGTTGAGTTCTTCTATTATTTTATTAAGTTCTTCGCACTTCCTTTGCTCGGCTTCCTTCGTAGCCTTCTCCTTCGCTTCTGCCTCGGCTTTCTTCTTTGCGGCAAGCTCCGCTTTCTTCTTGGCCCCGTCTGCATCCGCGGCCCCGTCCGCTGACCCACCTGTAGTCGTATCCTTGCAATCCAGTTTCGCCTTCTCTTCTTTCGCTTTTTTTAAATTTTTTTCATTTCTTTTTATGTTATTCTCTAAAGCTTTTATTCTGTTTTTTTGTTCACTTCGTCGCCTGTTTATATCTTCAAGTTGTTGTATGGCAGGCTGCGCCTCCAGCCTCGTCTGCGTTCTTTGACTCCGACTTGCAGCTATTTCCGCACTTAATTCGGAGGCTTCTTTCCGGCGCTTCATGTTGTTTAGGTTTTTCTCAGCAAATGATTGTCCTGGACTCGCAGATTTACTTTTTATAAACCACCCTATTCCACCTGTAAGAAGTATCGCTGTAAGGATCACCATTAGAGTCTCTCCCGCTCCACCTCCTGACAAAGGTAAGTTCTTCTTCTGTCCCCCACCAGTTTGCTGAGAATAACCAGGACTAAATACTGCTGTACCATTTATACTATCTCCTCCAAAATGATATGCGGCTCCATTCGGTTGTAGACAATTTTCCATTATACTATAAACTATTTTTTATTTTTTAATTTTATATATAAATTCCAAGTTATTCTTATCATTCAAGAATTCAAATGACAATGAATTCTTTTGTGCTAAACAATAACCATATCCTAAATTATTCGATCCGAATATTAATTTAGAATCATTTCCCATATTATAATTCTTACCCTCATCACAAACAGCACCTCCTGTTCCACAAACAATTAAATGAATCTCCTTATTATTTATTTTCGTTTGAATAACTTGTTTGCTATGATCGTGACCGCACATATATATATCAAATGGTGTTTTCATAAATATATCAGTTAAGAAGTTCTCTAAATTATTATCAGCGTTTCCATGATTCCCCATACTCCTCCATGTATGATGGCCGTAGACAATTTTCCATTTCGCCTTTGATTTACGAATAGTATTTCTTATAAATTGAGATTGTTTCTTAACTTCCTCGGGACTTAAATAATCTAAATTAGTATCAATGACTATCAATTGAACGTCTCCTTTCCGAAATGTATAATATTTTGAAGGTAAAATCCACTTTCCCCCTCTCTTTTTTGATACTTGTGAATATTCGATCTGTGATTTCGAATTGTCGGTTCCAAAATAACTATTCCCATAGTCATGATTCCCTAAACACATATAAAATTTAACTTTATCCGATATGTTTTTATAAGGATCTTCAAACTTTGTTACAAATTGTTCATCATTCGAATCAACACAACCTTCATCGTAAATATTGTCACCTAAACCTATCAAAAATACATTCTTGTCATTCTTTTCATTCATCTTTCTTTCTATCGCTTTTGACACATTGAATTGATTCGTGGACCCATCTCCCATATCTCCCATAAAATAAAAAGAAACCATTTATATTTTTATATTTTATTTTTTATATTTTATATATTCTATTATAAATAGAATTATGTTGAAACATTTGTTTGTTTATTTATTACACTTATTATTTGTTGCCCCTCTCCTAATCTATGCTGGTTATATTGGTCGCGATTTATCCGATAAGGCTTCTGACGAAAATAGTAAAATGGTTTTCAGTTTTGTGATCGCCGTTGGTGTAACTGTTGGTCTTTATCACGGCTTTAAGTTAGCAACTGGATAATACCATCAATATCACGCTGTACGTTGTTCCTAAGAATATTTTATAATACTTATTAATAGAATGAGTTTTTTGTCAAACTATAATTATGATGTAATTATTGTTGGAGGTGGAATAACTGGTTTATTCCTTGCATATAAATTAAAAGAAACACAATTCAGAATATTATTAATTGAATCCTCAGATAATCTGGGCGGAAGAATACAAACATTGTATGAAGATAAGTTTCATCTTGAAAGTGGAGCAGCACGATTCCATGGATCCCATACTAAATTACTATCACTGATTCATGATCTAAATCTGGAAAATGATATCGTCCAATTACCCCAAGATGTCCATTACATTTTAAGAAATAAGAAATCAAATTATAGTTACGCAACACAAAATAAACTAGACTTATATGATCTCTTCCAAAAATGTATCAAACATCGGGCAAAATTAGATCAATCGATTCTTGAAAAAATAAGCTTCTTCCAATATTTAACTTTGCTATTTGATTATGAAACAGCACAATTTATGAAAGATTCATTTGGATATGATTCCGAGTTTGAAAAATTAAACGCTCTTTCCGCATTAGATATGTTTCAAGACGATTTCTTTCAAAATAACGAATACTTTACCCTACAAAATGGAATGTCCTCTATAATGGCAAAACTAGATACAATTCTTGATCAACATGAAAATATAATTATTAAAAAATCATGTTCTCTCAGTGAAATCAACGATCATCAAATCCTTACCGAAGATGGTAGCATTTTTAATTTTAAACAATTAATCGTTACTATTCCCAAGGAAAAACTATTACAAATTAATTATTTTAATGAGAAACTATTATATCATACCGTAGAAGCTATACCACTTTTGCGTATCTACTTCCAATATTCTCCGAAGAATGTATGGTTCCGTAATATAAAGAGAACAATTACTGATAATTATACTCGTCATATCATACCTATAAATTATCAAGCTGGATTAATTATGATATCCTATACAGATGGTGAAAAAGCGAAAATGTTAAATGATATTCATTCAAATGGCGATAGTTTCCTGATTAAAGTTATTCATAAAGAGATTCAACAATTGTTCGGAATTCAACCCCCGAAACCTCAATTTATATCAGTTCATTATTGGAAAAACGGTGTTCATTTTTGGAAAAATGGTTCAAATATGCATGATATCTACCCCCAGACTTTAAAACCGGATAATCAAGAAATATATGTATGTGGTGAATCATATTCTAAAAAACAAGGTTGGATTGAAGGTAGTCTTGAAACAGCTTATGATGTTATTAAAAAACTACATTTACCAAATTTTAAAGTTGTATCCGACCCGGATGATTGTGATTCTGTTTTAACTGATGATATAATTGTTTCGAAATCAAAGTTGAAAGAATATACAATTGATGAAGTTCTCCAACAGAAAGATTGGATTATTTTAGAAGTTCAAGGTGAACAGAAAATTTATGATGTTTCAAAATGGATACCTCAACATCCTGGTGGTTCTATTATACGTAAAGGTATTCTTGCAAATGTGTATTATAAAACAAAAGAAGGTGAATCCCCCACTCAGTTATTCAAAAAATACCACTCCAATTGGGTTATTGATAAATATCTTGTTCATGATAACCATTTAATCATTCCCAAAGGTGTTTTAATTTCAAAATAAATATGTTTCTTTTAATAAATGGAAAAAGATAACTGGTCCTATAATGATTTTGACACCTTAATTCAATCTGTTCTCTGCGGAGAAAAATCAATTCAAGAACCATTCATTATTTATAACAAAACAGGCGATAAGATTAATAAACTATCCTTCATAAATCATTTATTAGCCTATGAAAACATTCATAAAGATAATTTTTTAGAAACTATTCATATTGTTTATAAAAGCTTTCAAGATAAATTAAATCAACTTCAAGAAAATGAATGCATTCAAAAAATGATTCAACAAATCAGTGGTGAATGGTCTGATGAAGGGGATTCCTCAATTCATAAGGATCATTTTCCTAAGAATTTCTTTCAAACCGGTAATGATATTCGTCAGAAATATAACGATAGCTGTGATTCATACCAAAATGTTCTTCATCAGTCAAAACACGAAAAAAACATACCTCTTGATTCTCAATTAAGTTCGGTTCACCCTATGGAACGATATCTCGAAGGGTGTTTAATTACCTGCGGAAAAACAATACAAATGATTCAAACTCATATGAATACAATTAAAGATTTGTTAATTCAATTAGACCATTTTAATATCCGTCTTCTCTTAGATTTATCCATTAAACATAAGCCATTGTATATTAAATTAAACGGAAATGATGATTCCGTCCCCGATCATATTCATATTATTTATTCAAACTTTATTTATATTCACCTACTCTTAAAGAAACAACTACTTCAAGAATTAAATTATATGAACTCTATTCTTAGCGAATTAAATCAAAAATGTGATGAATCTACTTCAATGAAAAACAATTTAACCACCGTAGCATTTGTTAAACCCCCACTAAGTGATGAATCCGATAATAGCATCCTATACAATGTTATTCACGGTATTGGTGGGATTTTTACAAATAATAATCTTCATAAATTAGAAGAAGAACTCAAAAAAGAAGAGGAAGAAGAAACGTTAAAGAAGAAACAAGACGAGGAAACACAAATACTTGATGATGATGATGATGATTATGATGAGTTCGTCTTACAAAAAATTCCCGTTAGTAAAAAAGTATCAGACAAACTACTCTCTTTTTATTAATTCCTTCTGAATAATGAAAACTACCAGAGCTTGATAAATATTTGGAAATGAATAATCTACAAAAGAATAATTCATAGTGAAATGTGGCGATATCCAGATTGTCTTCCAACCCTTCTCTTTTGCTGTTTTTAAATTATCCAATTGATCATCAAAAAAATAATATTCACTGTCTCCTTGTACCTCCTCAGATATTCTCCTCCCCACATAATCAAACGATTGTATAAGAGGCTTCATAAATGGAATGTTGTCCCTTGCAAATATCCCATTTACCGGCAAATATAAATTATCTACAACAGCTTTTCCATGACCATATGTTCCATTTGTATAAATGTATACTTTGTCTGACTTTAATTCTTCGATTAAGTCTTTTAAATATGTATTACGATTGGGGTGATTGTAATGGTTTATTCTTTCATTTGTATGTAATATTAATGTATCGTCTATGTCAAATACTAGAACTTGTTTCATATAGTTTTGATTATATTTTAATTATTATTTAAAAAAATATTGTGTAATAATATTGAAAATGGTGGAAGAAGAAAAATATAATGAACTTCTGAAACAAGTTCAAAAACTTAAAAACACAATAGAAGATCTCCAACAGAAAGGAACTAATGATAATATATCACTTGAAAAGGAGTCCGATGACCCCCTTTTATCAGAAGATGAAACCCGTTATGTCATCTTCCCTATTCAACACGATAATATATGGAAAATGTATAAGAAGGCAGAGGCTAATTTCTGGACAACTGAGGAATTAGATCTATCCAAAGATCTCAGAGATTTTAATGATAAAATGAATGATAATGAAAGATATTTTGTAGAGAATATTCTTGCTTTTTTTGCAGCCAGCGATGGAATTGTAAATGAGAACTTAGTTGAACGGTTCTGTAATGACGTAAAACCTCTTGAAGCTAAGTTTTTTTATGGATTTCAAATCGCAATTGAGAACATTCATAGTGAAACATATTCACTACTTATTGATACCTATGTAAAGGACCATAAGAAAAAAGAAAAATTATTTAATGCAATTGATACTATTCCTAGTGTTAAGAAAAAAGCTGATTGGGCACTTCGTTGGATAAATGATACAGAATCAAACTTTGGGACACGTGTTATCGCTTTTGCTGCTGTCGAAGGTATCTTTTTTTCAGGATCATTCTGTTCCATCTTTTGGTTAAAGAAACGTGGTTTAATGCCTGGATTAACATTCAGCAATGAATTAATTAGCAGAGATGAAGGACTCCATACTGAATTTGCAGTTCTTATGTATTCGATGTTAAAAGATAAACCGTCCAAAGAAATTATCTTGAAAATTATTCGTGAAGCTGTGGAATTAGAAAAAGAATTTATTACAGAGTCATTGCCGTGTGATCTAATTGGAATGAATAAAGAATTAATGAAACAGTATATTGAATATGTTTCGGATAGATTATTACTTATGCTCGGCCTTAATAAAGAATACAATTCAACAAATCCATTCCCTTGGATGGAATTAATATCGATACAAGGAAAGACTAACTTCTTTGAAAAAAGAGTAGGTGAGTATTCAAATGTAGCTGGATCAAAGAAGGAAGATAATGTATTCGCTCTTGATTCCGATTTTTAAAGATTATTTCTTCGTTTTTAAAGATTATTTCTTCGTTTTTATAAAACGATCAATATTAGACTTGGATTTATTCCCGTGTTTCGTCTTCTTTACTTCATTTATCCTGAGACCTATTTTGGGTGTATAATGTAGGGCTTTAATTCCTATAATTTCACCTTGTTCAATATTATAATTAATATCAGAATTCTTATTTAATTTATTGGATCTGCACCCGTTCAATAAGACGGAACTTAATTCACTTGTAAGTTCTTCTGAAAGTTCTTTTTCAACAGATTCCTTTTCAATAAAATGTTTCAAACGATTAATTTTTAATCCAAGATCTAATTTATTCCAAGGTTTCTTATAACTATTTTTCTTTTCTTCATTTATCAACTCTTTCATTGTTTCTTGCGTTTCAAATACATTCTCCCCAATTTTTCTTGATGAACTTCTATTTTCAATATCTCTTAATTGCATTGGTTTTTTATGGACTCTTATATCCTTTGTTGAGGATTCTTCTTCCTCTTTCAAAATATTTTTTAGATCCATTTATATATATATACATATTGAAATACCCTTAAATAAACTAATTATTATATTAATAATATATATAGAATGTCATCTATTTCAACGGATATTGATATTAAAATGGTTGAAGGGATTGATTACGTACGACCACCTTCTCTTGATTTCAAAGAAATCAAAAATAATAAAGATTTTATCGAATATGAAATTACAACTGGTTATCAATCTGATAAACGTATGGGGCAAAATTCATTTATTAATTATATTAAATCATTTATATTCTGCAACGATACATTAACGATTCAAGTCCCAAAGAAATCATTTATGATTCGTAATGGGAAAAAACGGTTTGCTTATGCAGTTGGAATGTTCCCTAATCCTAAAAATAAAAAAGCAGCATATCTTGATGGTTGTATTCTTGCTGCGCTTGGATTAAAGAAACAAAAAACAAACGCTGATATAATATGTTTTATAACGCACGATATTACAGCAGAAGATAAACGAAAATTAGAAGTTGTTTTTGACAAAGTCATGTATGTTCCCTATATTTCGCCCTTTGATATGGGTGGAGAAGGGGATCTGAAAACAATTCAAATGGACCCTAAAATCTTTCAAAATTGCCCCAACTATACAAAAGATCACCCATATGCTCATGTTTTCTTTAAACTCCATATCTTTAATCCCGATTTGTTCCCCTATGAAAAGGTCTGTTTTGTTGATTCGGATTTAGTACCACTTAATTATTACGATTCCTTATTTATGCTTGACTGTCCCGCAGGATTCGTTGAATATCGTAAGAAAATTCCATATCTTGAAGGTTTTCATTGGGATCGTTGTGATTTCTTAGAACATGGTAAACCAATACCCAAAGAATTAACCGATATTGACAAAAAAACAGGTGCTGATGTTAATGCAGGTCTCTTATTAGTTGAACCTAATAAAAAAGAATATAATGCAATGATTAAAGAACTTACATCTCCTCTCAAAGAATGGATGGGGAAAAATAAAACCCATAAAGGCTTTTATCACTTTAATTTTGATAAAACTGACGGAAGAGAATTTGTCAAAGATTCATACTGTTATCCTGAACAAAATTATTTAACAAAACGATACTCGGGAAAATGGAATTATATCGAATTCGCCTTTCAAAGTTGGAGTCGTGACCCTTGCAATTCTTTTGGTATTCATATGGCCGCCTTTAATCCAAAACCGTGGTTTAAACAACCTGCCGGAACGAAAATAAAAATGAATAAAATAGAACCATACTTGGATTATGAAGGTGGTCGCATTCCCTTAGCAATCGATGAATCAAACCATAAAAATTATGAAAATATATCATATTCTTATGAAATATTTAATGAAGTTATTCTGTGGGGCTTACTTAATTATCCCGAATTAAAGAACTTCTTCATAAATGATACTAAAATATATGGTAAGAAGATCTCATTTGATAAAGATAAATTTGATGATTTATCAAAGGATCATAAGTTCTTGACCTTAAAAAACATTACAAAAGATGTCCCTGAATATAGAAAATTATCATTGACCCAAAAATACATTACTAATATCATCAATGATTATGACAAAGAACATTCGAAAATAAAAAATAAGAATATCCAGATCTGTAAGAAAAAAACAAAAGGTCTTTCAAAAAAACAATTCAATCTACAAATCATTGAACCTATTGACGAATCGCTACTTGATGGGGGTGCAAAACAGAAAAAGAAAAAACGCAAACCAAAGAAAAAAAAGAGAACTATACAATTAAAAAAAAAAAGAAAAACAAAGAAGAAACAGAATAAAAAACCCACATTCTATTATTTCTCAATGAATGGTTGTCATCATTGTAATACTTTTGATGAAACATGGAATAAACTCATCAATAAATACAATCAACTAATGTTTATGAAAAAGGTAACTACCGATGATAATCCTCAATTAATTCAGAAGTACAATGTATCTTCCTACCCAACACTTAAACTTTTAAAAGTCAATTGTAAAAAACCGATTGACTTCAACTACAACAGAGAAAAAATTCACTCCTTTGATACATTTTTAAAAGAAAATAAGGTTCTTTAATTAAAGCAATGATGGCACTTTACTCCCAGATTACTTATATCATTGGATCCATTATATTCCAATGGAACTATATATTGAATTGAATAATCATACAATTCAAGTTCTGATAAATTATTCTGACAATGCATACATCTCCAATTCTGTTTTTCAGCTAAGTTATTTTTTAACATTAAGTTCTTATCATCCTTGTATGTATAATTATCCAACCCATACAATGGATTATCATCTGTTTTTTTGATATTTGCAAATACACGATAGATGAATTCTCTTTCATAAATCATTAAATAATATATAACCAAATACATTGTCGTAAATACTCCAAAATATAAATTACTTTGATCCGAGAAAGATGTATAACGTTTATTTATTTGATAATAAATAGTAATAATAATTCCTAATGTAATTAAAGCATTCATAGTAATTATATTTATATTCAATATTAAAAATGTATTTAGTTTATATTATCAAATCAGAGAATGGACGTTCGTATATTGGCATGACAAATGATTTTTTCAAACGCTGGAAACAACATAACCGAATTATTACAGGAGGGGCGAAATATACAATTCGGTTCAATCATTGGACACCTCTATGTATTGTCGATGGATTCAAAACGAAATCAGAAGCAATGCAATGTGAATGGAAATTAAAACGGGTTTCAGGTTATAATAACCGCATACATCACTTGTCAGACATTTTTCACAATTCAAACAAATGGACAAAGAAAAGCCCCACTATTTCATCTCAAAACTTAACCATTTATTGTATTGATGATTATAGACATTTGTTTCAGAAATCAAAAGAGCTTCACTGGTTTTAAAATATTACATAATTATATAATTCTAAATAATGTCGGATGATCCAGAATATTATTCTCTTAGCAAATACCCGGACAACGCCCCGGACCCGGCCCCGGACAAAGCCCCGGACCCGGCCCCGGACCCGGCCCCGGCCCCGGGTCCGACAGGAGGGCAAATATATACACTGGATATTAATGATTGGGTATGTGGGGAAGAAATAAGTTTAAGTAATTTTCTTATTAATTCTTCAAGTTCAGGAGAGAAGCAACAAAGTGGAAATATTTATAACCTAAATATTGGGGAATGTATCGGAGGTAACAAATTAACAGATATACAATTCATAGAGGGGAGAGGATCCGATAGTGATAGCGGTAGTGGTAACATATATTCGTTGGTTGTGAATGATCCCAGTGGCTGTAAGAGTATGGGACTTGATGATATAAAACTTATCGTTAATTCATCATCGTCAACGGTTTCCGGTCAGGGTCAAATATACAATATCAAGCTCGATCAGGATAAGAAGATTTGTGACGATGTCGCTCTCAATGATTTCACCTTCATACGTTCAGGAGATAAAGATTCGGAAGAGGATGGGGGCGTTTCAAGTATTTATTTCTTTAAGAAAGATAGTTTTAAATGTCCAACTTGCGAAGGTGCCCCCAGTTTCACACTGTTAGAAGGTAAAGATAAAGGCAGTCAATCTACGACTGGGGGAAATATATATAAGTTTGACATAAACAATCAATGTGGGTGCCCAGAAGGTATGGAATTAAAGGATATTAAACTCATAGAGTTCCGAAAGGGATTATATAGTAAGGTCATTGACAAGTTTAAATCGCTTGTATGCGATAAAAAATGGAGACAGGAATTCTGGAAGAGTTTAAAGGGTAAGGAAAAAGACTCATTCAGTAAGTTTTTGGAGGCGACGAAGTGCGGCGCCGACGGCATCCTCTTCGGCCTCGTCGGCGTCGGCGTCGGCATCGCCGCCGGCGCCGTGGTGGCTCCGTTCGCCCTTCTGGAGAAAATGGTGGATAGTCTTGGGAAATATGTTAAAAAAAAATCACCTTCTTTCGGGAAAATATGGAATGCGATGAAACGTGAAGAAAGAATTCAAGTATATGAACACCTCTCAGCACCTAGTGCGAGACCGATACCACCGATACTAGTGGAGATCAAGAAGGCGGCGGGGAAGATGGAAAGTAATCGTGGCGGCGTTCTGGAACGTGAAGAAGATGCAGATGACTCAGAAGAAGGGGAGGAGGAGTCTGGTGATCCTTCCATTCGTAGGCGAGTGGAATCGATGAAGGAAGGTTTACGTTCTCTTCTCGGTCCAAAACTTACAGAAGAACAAAAGACAGCTAAAAGAAATCAAGAGAGAGATGACAGGAAGGCTCGTGAAAAAAGGAAGGAAGACGAGCGTATACGTAAGAACGAACTTAAAAAAAAAGAACAGGCAGATCGTCAAGAGTTAAGATTGGCACAAGAAACGGGGAAAACAGAAATAGAAAAAGCAAGAATAGCAGAGCGAGCGAGAAGAACATCCGCTGCGGATGTAAAAACAGTTCAGCATCAGTTACACCCTCTTGAAGAAAAGTTTCTGGAAAAAGTTACAAATGTTATTAGTAATGCCGAGGGACTTCAAGCACCCGGAGCAACACCAGGAACAGCACCAGGAACAGGACCAGGAACAGGACCAGGAACAGGACCAGGAACAGCACCAGAAGGAACAGCACCTGGAACAGGACCAGGAACAGCACCAGAAGGAACAGCACCAGAAGGAACAACACCAGAAGGAACAGCACCAGGAACAGAAGGAACAGCACCTGGAACAGGAGCACCTGGAACAGGACCCGGAGTAACACCGGGTAAGAAAGAGCCCCCAATAACAGAGGGAGAACGTGAAACGCAAAGATCAGCATTATTGGGAAAGTTGAAAACCCTTCACGTAGAAGGTGGTGATATAGTTTTTGGATATAGGCGTGGGATGAGTAAAGATCGCGTTGAACAATTTATAGAAAGATGTAATGCGTTTATCACAAGGTATACTGAACTTAAAGAACAATATGACAAACTTAACAACACAGATATTCAAGAAGGTGGGGCTAAGACTATAAAGGAACAACTCCGTGATGTAATGAGTAAGAATACAACGCATAAAACTAAAATCGAGAAGATCATTCAATCGTTAATTGAACGTTACGGTTTGTATAAGGATGATGAAACTAAGATATTAAGGGAAATCGATGATGCTCATCGTAGAATAAGATACAATGATGATTGTGATAAAGCTGATAAATTGGTTCGAAATACAAAAGTATACAATTATAAAGATAGTGGAAATAGAATCTCTAATGGACTTAATAAATTGGAAATTGAGGTTGATAATTGTAAACAGAAGAGAAGAGAGAGAAAAAAACGGGAAGCGAAAGAAAAGATTATGAAGGAAAGAGAACATGACAGAAAATACAAAGATGAAATTAATAAACTGAAGAGAGACTTTGAATCAAAGAAAACAAGAAGTAGTGAAAAAGATAAATATGATCTCGACAAAAGACTCTCTGACCGTAAGCGGTTATCCGATCCTGAAAAAAGACTCTCTTATCGTGATGGATTAACCGATCCTGAAAAGAGACTCTCTGGTCGTGAAGGATTAACTGGTCCAGAGAAAAGGAGACTCTCTGGTCGTGAAGGATTAACTGATCCAGAGAAAAGGAGACTCTCTGGTCGTGAAGGATTAACTGATCCAGAGAAAAGAAGACTCTCTGGTCGTGACAAATCACTATCTGACCCTATTCCGGAAGATAAACTGTCTCGCGGAGATAAGATTGGACAATTAATTGATGGGAAAAAAGATTTATTACTTGATAAGAGATCAAGTATTAATCGCGACGATTTTCAAAGCATGGACGGGTTAATTTCAGGATACAATTTATTGAATGATAACTATAATAAATTATTAGATGAATATACTCTCTTTAAAAGAATCGCAAATAATAAATACAATCAAAAACGTGATATCATCTATGAAAAGGAAACAGAAATTGAGGAATTTAAACGAGTTACTCTTCTTTTAAAACAGAACCTTGATAAATTGAGATATATCTGTAAGATGAAAGTTGAAGCCATGGATCTCGTTAAGATAGAGGATAATTCAGAGAAAGAAAAAGAGTTCCGATCATTATTTGAATATCTAAAAGAATTATTCAATGATGAAATTGATGAAAAACTTCAAGAAACAAAAGATAAATTAAAGAAAATGACAGAAGAACGTTCTGAACTGAAACAAATCATTGATCAAAAATATGTTAAACCATCTTGTAAAAGGAGCATCAAAAAACCTACGCGTAAAAAGGGAAAGACTCAAAAGAAAAAGAAAAAAAAGAAATAAATTGTTTTGTTTATTTACTATTATTTTTATATGTTATCCATTAATGCAAGAATATTCTTCAATGGACAACATACGTAATGACTTAACACGTATGTCATTTACTAACTCGAATAATCCGTTTCAAAAAAAGCAAGATCAGAATATTTTCCTTCAAAAAACAAAAACGTCTCCCAATGATTTAATTACTCCCTTCAATAATAAAATCAATAATTCAAATGATTTAAATACTTATAATAATGAAATTAATCGTATGGATACTATTTCACACGAAATCATTGAAAAAGACAAAGAAATACAAGAATTAAAGAATTCTCTTCAACAACATAAAATGGAAATGGATGCTGTTAAATTGCAACAAAATATAAGCACTCAAATCGAACAAGAAAATAAAGCCCTTAAAATGAAATTACAACAAGAATATAAAAAAAATGATGAAGCCATGGAACTGAAACACGGTATTGAACAAATGAAACGTCAATACCATACTCTTGAAGATAGTATGTTTACACTTGAAAATATTATCCGCAAACAATACATAGAGATTCAAGAACTCAAAAAGAAACGGAAACCCAAAAAGAAGAAGAGGAATAAATATACCAATGATAAATTGATGAAAATATTGTTAGATCACGATGAAAATTATACAAAAGAAATGATTGTGAAGTTATTCAATGAAATGGAAATAACAAATACAATCAAAATTACAAAAGATCTTTTAATGAATATTATTAATTATCTCAATGATGAATTATCTCAATGATGAATTATCTCAATGATGAATTATCTCAATGATGAATTATAAATATAACTAATTAAATATAGATAATGAATTTCATTCCATCGGAAACCATATATTCTCTCCCACGTAAGTATATTGTTGGGGGAGTTATCCTCTATTTACCTCTATTAATCAGTAACATTATGTTATTTATGGAAATGAATACTATGAATCAAATAATTAATACACCTGAGAATATTGATTATATTAATAAAATTAAATATTTAATAAATGATGCGTGCAAAGTTATTGATTGTTCGGGAAATTAAAAATAAATAATATAATATAGTATAATGGCTCCCCAATGGCACTCGCCAATACCCATGAAAGTTCATTTAATATGGATTGGTGACTTGGATTATCCCGATTATTTTAAACTTTTCTTAAAAACATTCGAAAAAAACTTTATCGGATTTGACATTCAAGTCTGGGGTAATAAAGATTTAACAAAGAAAAACTTTCCAAAAACATATTCCTATATCCAACAAGCAAAAAAACTTCAAGGGAAACCAATGATAGACCAGGACGGAAATCAAATGTTGAATCAAAATATGGAACCCTACACATATTCAAAATGGGCACAGATAACAGATTTAATGCGTTTAGAAATAGTTTACAATAATGGTGGTTATTATTTTGATACAACATTCGAAATCCTTAAACCAATGTTTCGCCTCCTAAATAAGAAAAAATATAGATTTGTAGGGTGTAACGAAGTTCCGAGATTTAAAAACAGCCCGATATTATCAAATTCTTTCTTCGGAGCAACAAAAGGAAATGTCATCCTGAAAAGACTACTTACCCAATCATCTCTTGATGCCATTGATTTTTATGATATGGCTGTTGATTTTCAAACAGGTCCCGGATATTTACGTTCTGGTATCAGAGGAAATGACAATTACTACATCTTTCCAACTACCTATTTTTACCCTTTCGTAGAGGAATATGAACCCGGTAAAGATCCACCTTATCGTAAATCAAGTAAAAATAAATGTCATGGAACAAAAAAAACAAAGAAGAAAACAAAACGATTAAAAAATAAAAAAGGATATCTTGATTTCCCTTGCAAAAAATATCCAAAATCATATGCATTAAAACATTGGCAATTAGGCAAGAGTTGGTTAATCACAGAATATTTTACTAATTCATAATTGGTAATTCATGCTCTTTTACCATCATCTTCATATTCTCCGAAGTACATACTTCAACAACTTGTTTTTCCTTCTCGTCCTTTTTTAATATATAAGTACCATTGTATTTCCCCTCAATAATATATCTCTTATCGCTTTTTTGAAATGATTCTTGGATAGCTTTTACACAATCTCTATCATAAGAAGCAACAATAAAACCCATATTTAAAGGTGGATAATAAATACACGATAAAATATTCGGTTCCTTATTTGTGACCGGACATAATATTCCGAAACTATCAACAACCCCCGTATTTATATTCATCAAAAATAACAACAATAAGATTATTAATACGAATAACATACAGTTATCGTTTTCAAACATTTATTCTATATATAGATAATAAATAAACTTTTCAAGTCTGTATCATTTATTAAATAATAATTCTTATTCGGTATCTCTTTTAACATGTCTGCACATGTATATTTTACGACATCTTCTTTATTTAAAAAGAATACATTCATTTTATTATTTTCTTGACTACACTCCATTACCAAACACCCTTCACCATCATTCGCATGTTTTCCCGCTTCATTTATATTACGCAACTGTCCCTCATTATTATTTAAAAAATCCTTAATGTAATCAGGAGCTGTATCTACATGACTTATATCCATTTATAGTATTTCATATATTTATTCTTTAAACTATTGTTCGTCAATTGATCTCTGAATCGCCTCCTCGAATTGTCTTTCTTCGATTATATTTGTTATGTCTTCCATAGTCCCTGTCATAGTTACCCGTAATGGTTGAACACCCACAATACGGTTTACTGTGCGTAATATATCATCCATATTTGTTTCATTGATATCACTAATACTCTCCGTCTCTGATTCTCCACGAAGTATTGATTGGACCAGTTCAACCATACGAGTATATCTTTCACTACCCTCTTCATTATCAGTTGTTACCTCTACTTCCTCTTCATATGGAAACTCCATTCTACAAATAGGACATGTATTGTTCTCCTCGAACCATGGATATATTCCACAACATTCATCTTCGTCATTTCCCTGATGAAAAAAATGAGAATTACATTCCAATCGTATTACCTCATCACCTTCCTTAAACTTATCTTGACATATTGCACATTGTACCTTATCAATATCTTCTTTCTGAATTGTATACTTCGTTAGGTTCTTTTTATATTCCTTATTTAATGGACGCTTTACTTTTTTTTCATCGTTGAGAGATTCTTCAAGAGTACTGTCAAGACCCATATCATTATAATCCATGGGTAGATTATTCATTAAATCTAATAAAGATAATGTAAGAACACTGCGATTCAGCTGGAATTGTCTTGAATTAGGGTCATCTCTTCCGTCCATATATTAGTTTGTATATTTTTTTTTATACTTATTTTATATTTATCTTTTAATATCTTTACTATATCTTCAATTATATGTTCTTTTTTTTCTTCGTATAGTTGATTGTATTTTTCATTGACACCCTCGTGAATTGTAGAACATTCGAAGTATATCTCACTATCCATAACCTTACTAATAAATATTCCTTTGGATCAAATTTTAATATACCTTTTGGATAAAATTATATAATTATAATATATAATTATAATATATAATGAGCTATACAGAAGCGATCCTCAAAGACCTTGAATGCAATTACATCGACCTTAACAACAATAACTCAAATCAAATGAATCAACCATGCATTAATCGTGAAATAACAAATCCTTCAATAATAGAAGGATTTGCAAATGATAGTTCTAGTGGTTCACAATATATACCCCACGGATCATGTGGAGATGGTCAAATGTTAGAAAATAATGAATGCGTTGAAGTCTGCAACAGATGCGTCACAACAAAACCAACTCAACCTCTTCACAAAAAAAATAATATTAATCAAGACCACTTCAATTATATCTTTACAAACGTGATTCAATAATAAACACAATTCACATTACCAATCGCCCTCAGGAGGCTTTGACATATTTACCCGTTCAATGTATTCCTTCACCAAATCTTTCGTCACATTCCAAGATTTCACTCTATCCTTCGTATTTAACGTCACAGTCACCAATACCTTCTCTTCCCCGGAATATTCCGTTTCAATATGACCAAAACGGAGATTCTTCATTCGAATCTTTCGATCCTCTGTAATACGTATCCTGACATCATCATCTGTAAGTTCTGAATCCATCAACTTAACCTTATCTTCAAGTTCTTTTATGTTATGACCTCCTTTTCCAATAAACTTAGGAATTTTGTGATTCTCCATTGATGCCTTAAATACAAACCGTGTAACCTGATTTGTATTCTTTCGCTTCTGAAAAACCTCCTCATGCTTCCTAAGATTCTTTGTAAGCGTATCCAGTGATTCCGTATTATCTGCCTTCAACGCAGCTACGACCTTATCACCTTCTTCCTTTATCGCGCAGAATACGACACGATCCTCAGATGATCCCATGGTCTTCTTTAATTCTGCATGAGTCCTTCCAATAACATGCCGGACCAAATTAACACCCTTCGACCCCACAAAATGACCAATCTCATCCTTTGAAATACTTAGATCAACCACAGATTCGACCGGTTGACCTTCATCCTCCCCACCACGGAGGCGGAGGACCAAGTGAAGTGTTGACTCTTTCTGAATATTGTAATCAGCAAGTGTCCTTCCATCTTCTAGTTGTTTACCAGCAAAGATAAGCCTCTGCTGATCTGGTGGAATTCCCTCCTTATCCTGAATCTTCGCCTTTACGTTTTCAATTGAATCAGACCCCTCTACTTCAAGAGTTATTGTTTTCCCTGTTAGAGTTTTTACGAATATCTGCATGCTTCTACTTATTTATCCCCTCTTTCTTTTAAGTAATATCTACCCTCACCAATTTTTCAAATTTAATGACAAACTTCTTCGGTAAAATAGATAGGAGATTCATGTGGATCTTCGTGAAGTGGGTCCTCAAATGAACCTTTCTCATTATTAAATATAACTATATATGTATCATCAATCATAATATAACCTTGATTCCAATAATTTAATTCATAATCATAACAATGGATACATTGATAAAAAAAATCTTCATCATCCTTTAATAGATTCCATTCTTTATCCCGACCCTTATCTTTACAAAAATCACATTGACAACCTGGAATCCATTCTTTATTCTCTGGAAGTGTGTTAAACTCCAAATGTAAAAAATGAACATTGTCAAGTATCGCTTTTTTCATTTCTAAATCAATATATCTTTTATATTCCACCCATGAAGGGACCAACGGTGTATCAAGTATCCTGTCCCTCCGAAACTTCTTAATCGCATAGACATACATCTTAACTTGTATATCCTTTGGTAGCTTGTGTATCTCTAATGTAAGGTCTTTGTATTTTACTTGACGAATACGAATTTCATTCTCAATTCTCTCTTTTTCTTTCCTTAATTCCATTATATCAGTGTCATATGCTTCTAAAACACTACTGTTCATAATTATTTATCTTATTAACCCCTTCATTCTTTAAATGGAAACGAGGCCGACCCCTTTCATCAGAGGTCAACACGATTAGCAACTGAAGGATACGGTCCCTCTCTTCATTATCATTACTCCTGTGCGCTTCGGACAATTTAATTCGAAGAACTGTTGTATAGAAACTTGGCATTATCCCATATATATATTCTTTGGACAAAATAATTCATTTATCCATCAAATTTTGCAAAAAAAAATTTTTTTTGTTGTTTTTGGTTCCTTCTTAACCCACAGTTGTGTTCTGACGACAAAGCGCTCCTCCATCATCACTCTGATTCATCTCGGCCTTGATCTTGTAAATCATTCTCGTACAAACATAGTTCTCATGAATATCCTTCAGAATTGGATTACCAGGTTCAAGAAGGAATGAATGAATATGGGACAGAAGCTGAGTATTCTTATGGGGACCCTGAATACAACTGATCATATCCATATTCCCACTGAAAACAGACTCCACAACTGCTGTGAGGGACGCCCTATCATCGCAAATATCAACACCCTCTGAGTTCAGTAGCTTGTATCCAGGCCTAGCACTACGGAATTCAGGAGTTAGATGCAGAATCTGTTCAATCAGAAAATCACGAATACCCATCTCCGGACTGGCACCGATATCACGAGCCTTCTGAATAACCTTATCACCACACGTTCCCAGGGGAACATTGTTCTTGATTCTCTCATAAACACCTGCAAGGAGATCATTCCGAGACTTCAGATCATCTGTCTCTTCCTGAGACGATGGAAAGAATTCATTGAAAGTGATCGGTCCTTCCTCATTATGCTTGACAACCATCATGTGAGATACACGATAATCGGTGTTCCCCATGTCTCTCCCGGGTTCACCCATTGGATGAACAACTGTGTAATTGTCGTCATTGAACAGGACCACATACGGCATAGTCCTTGACGAACGGAATAGATGATTACAATTGTAACCGTATGCGATCTTCGTGGGTGGTTCACCTGTAAAGAATTCATTCAGCTTCGTACTGACGAACGTGTCACAGAAATCCACCTCGTCAAGAGGGACTACCTCCCGGAAGAAGCTGGTCTGATCTCTACCGATCTTCTCATCCCACATTTCCTTGTACTTTTCCATTCCTTCCTTAATGAATGTTTCGTCATGGTATCCGTAGTTCACATTTGCAAGAGAACTTCCAGCACCCATTCTGTTCTTTTCTGTTCTGTTCTGTTCTGTTCTGTTCTGTTCTGTTCTGTTCTGTTCTGTTCTGTTCTGTTCTGTTCTGTTCTGTTCTGTTCTGTTCTGTTCTGTTCTGTTCTGTTCTGTTCTGTTCTGTTTTTGTTTACCATTATCTTACGGTAACATTTCAAATTTTGGATTAACCCATAAAAAAAATTGGTTTGTATTATCTTTTCCTCTTACTCTTCTGAACTTGAAGTATCGCTGACATTCTCATAATTCAGAATAGCACTTAGATCATCTTCATCGTTCATTTTCTCACGAATACCTCTCAGATAATCCTTTTCATTAAACTCATTTTCAAGATTTCTCTGTACACTGTTGAGATTCACTTTTTCATCTGGAAAGGTTTTCTTTGGTGTCGGGGGAAACGTTTCATCCTCCCACGACTTCCAAGGAGTATATTCCCACGATGCTTCCCCTGCATGAGTATGGATATTCATCATAGATCTTGTTTGATTCACTAGTGCATTCTTCCCAATTAGATCGGCAGTATCGTCATTTAGGATATTCATCTCAATCATCCATACAATGAACTCCGTGAAAGCACTCGTCCCGAGGCCATTCTCGAAAGGAGCATCAGCGAGTCCCCATTCCTCAAATGTTCGGAGATTTTGGATCCTCCGAACAGCTTCTTGTTCCTTTTCAGAGAGGACCCATGAACAATCAACATGGTCTCCCTTATATTCAAGAGGAAAGAAATACCATCTCGAATAATTGTAATCGAAAGCTGCACCAAATCCCTCAGGAGGAGCGGTCGTCAAAGAAGGGATTTTATCGTAATTCATTTTTATTTTTCTATGGAATTACTCCCCTCCAATAATTCAAATTTGATTCCAACGAATTATTCTTTTGTAAATAAGAATGCTCACTCTACGAGAACTCGTCCACAAGAACTTCGCGAGTAATAACCAAACAATCCTTAATGAACTCGTCAAATATGGATTCCTCACAGAAAATGAAATCTCTGAAATAATTCAACACGATTCATTCAACCAGTTTTTCAAAAGAAAGAAACCTTCATCAGAACGCGATGGAACTATTATTCACCATAAATGTCTTGCACGTATATGGGCGAATGGAGAATGCCGAAATGTTCAATGTAGTTTTGAAAAACATAATTCTTCCGATTTCTGTAAGAAGCACGGTAATAAAGCACAACAATTCGGTTCTTGGTACCTTGGGAAAATCACTGAAAAGTGTCCAGATACTCCCATTCACCCTGGCAATGGACGCGATCCATCAGACCCTAAGTATATACCACCACATGAAACGAAATGGCTCTGCGATGAAAATGGAGTCAAGACTATTACTAAACAAATAACGGAAGTCTCTTCCGAAAAGACAGAGAAAAAAGAACTATCAAATGGAGCAAAAAAGAAGAGGGGGAGACCCCCAGGATCAAAAAATAAAAAGAAGAAAAAAGAAATGAAACAGACTGTTGATCAAGATAAAATTATTATTCAAGGGAAACCTTATACTATCATCGACGGCGAAATATGGGACACTGAAAATACAGGGAAACATATCGGAACCCTCCAACAAGGACAAATTATTTATAACAAGAATTAAAATAAGATATAATATATATGAGAAAGGTTCAGAGAAGGACTCAGAGAAGGACTCAGAGAAGGACTCAGGGAAGGACTCAGAGAAGGACTCAGAGAAGGACTCAGAGAAGGACTCAGAGAAGGACTCAGAGAAGGACTCAGAGAAGGACTCAGAGAAGGACTCAGAGAAGGACTCAGAGAAGGACTCAGAAAAGAAAGAAAATTAACCTCAAGAATGTTCGTAAAATTAAGAAAGAAGACTATGAAAAATTACTCAATCAAAAACGTCTCACACCAAAAGAAAGGGATATTCTTTCAAATGAATTATTCATAAACTACTGCAAATGTATCAAGAAGCTTAAATATTCGAAGGATCATGAACCAGGGAATGAATACCCCATCTGTATGAGTAGTATTTATTCAAAAAGAGGGATTACCCCTCCCAAAAACGCTTCTCGCCTATGTAAGGAGACATATTATTAGTGCTCATAGACATAAATACTCAAAATTTGAAAAAGGGGGTTTGAGGTAGCATTAAAACAAAACAACAAAAGGAACAACAAAAGAAACACAGAAACACAGAAACACAGAAAAACTCTCAACAATGAGCACCATTGAAACCCAGGCGTATCACTTTACAGAGGAGGTCGTCAAGCTTCTTCTCGACAAGTTTGAAGGCGAGACCGTCGGTTCGGACGAGATGAACCTCGAACTTATCATGGCTGCACTCTCACCCGACTTCAAGCCGGGTGACAAGGTTAAGAAGAAGAAGAAGAAGAGCAAGAAGGTTTCACTTGATGAAGATGGGAACGTCATCAAGAAGAAGAAGAAGTCTCTCACAGGATACACTCTCTTTGGAAAGGAGAACAAGGAGGAGATCAAGTCTGAAATTCAGAAGCTTGTTGATAGTGGCGAGGAGAAGGTGCCACATGTTTCCATGCAAGGCACTCTTTGGAAGAAGCTTTCAGACGAGGAAAAGGAAGAATGGAATGCGAAGGCGAAGGAAAGTGCGAATGATGAGTAAATCAGTGAGGTGTTAATCCGTAATAAGTAAGATAATAAAATAAATAATTTTTTTTGTGAACCATTTTTATCTATGCAATTGTTCTCCAATGTAAATTTGAACCAAATTATGCAGGTGTAAACACCACACATGGATGAACTCATTACTAAGTGCCCACTTAGAAAAATTGACTATGAATCCTTACAATTTGGGGAATCAATTGGCGAAGGTATTCTAACAGTATACGAGGTCTTTATTGATGGAAAGAAGTACGCTGGGAAAGTATATGATTACGAGAACCTTGAAGATTACTATGATTCAATCCTCTATGAAACCCAAACCGCTGTCAAAATAAAAGGCTTGAAACAATCTGTACAAACAATCGGAATCTCAGAAGGGGACAATACTATTGTCCTCATCATGGAATACCTCGAATCTGTCGGAGATACTTTTGATTATCTCCAACAAAGGAAGTTCTGGATAACTAAACGGAACTACTGTAAAAATACCGAATATGGAATCTTCAATTATGATGAAGATCAATGGTGGTCATTTCAGATGTCCGAAAAAGATAAGATACATATGACACTATCACTTGTATCCGCTATTTGCGAACTTCATAAACGCAGTATTATTCATGGCGATATTAAAACAAACAATACCGTTTTCCATAAGAATATGATTCACTTAATTGATTTCGGGATGGCATATAGACATACCAATAACTACCTTGAAATTGATATTGAATGTAAATGTGGGACACCTGGTTATATGGCTCCTGAACAGTACTCTTACAAAATGTCATATAAATCCGACATTTATTCGATCGCAGTTACCATTATTGAAATATGGAACGGGGAATTATGGATTGATCATTCAAATAATTTCAAGGTTTGTAGGAAAGAAGTTCTCCTTGGATTAAGGCGGATCGAAAAAAGGAACTCCAATTTTGGTAGTCTATTAAGAAGATGTCTCTCTTTACAAAAAGATAAGCGTCCAAGTTCAATTGAATTGGATCGTAGTGTCCGTCAACTATTTCAACAATGATCACAGATGAAAAATATTTCATCACTTTCGGAAGTTAATATATCTTCTATCGTCTTTGAATGGATGTGAAATATATTCTCTTTCGCTTTTTTTATCAGATTTGTAAAATGATTTGTCTCTAATACATTCAATAATTCATTCTTGAATTGATTGATGATATCATCCAACGTGGATACATCATACAATGAAATACTCACCTGAAAATCAGAGAATAATTCAGAGGAAGCTACAAATATCCTTGTATGGTCTTCTTCCATAATAATTTACATAAATAAAATATGTTTAAATAATAAATGGAACCAAATGATCAAGAACTCAGTTTCTACTCCAAACATACAAAAGACAAAAATCCATCAGTAAACGACCTCCAAGAAACAATCAAAAGACTTGAACAAAAAATACAGCTCTTTCAAGGCGAGTTAAATAGACTGAAAGATGTTCAGAAAAAACGATAGTCTAAATTTGATTGAATCGATTTTGGTTAACTAAACAAAACAGAACCATGACGGAATCCTCATACAGTCAAAAACAGATACGGAAGGAGAAAAAGAAGGCTCGTGAAGCGACACTCATGTATCAAAAAACCCAAAACACTTCCTATCTTATGAAGCGTGATGAACACAATGACCGCGCTGAGGAAATGGAACGGAATATTCTTATGAACAAGAAGAATAAGGAGAAAAAGATCCAAGAAGAAACGAAGTCAGACGATCAACTTCTGAATGAAGCTATTCGTCAGAACCGTCGTGAAAGAAATGAAAGAGAAGCAATTCAAAGGGAGAAAGAGGCCAAAGAGAAGGTACTTCGTGAAGAAAGAGAAAGAACAAGACAAATGATTCATGAAAAGAAACTTGAAGAAAAGAAGAAAACAGAAGAAATGGAAGAAATGATGAAGGCTGAACAAGAACAATTTGAGAATGAAAAAAAGGAATTCATCTCAATGTTTCAAGAAAAGAATCCGAATGCAAGTTCCTCCACAGCACACAAGGAATTCGTACACCATTATAAAGTTCAACAAGAGGTTCAATCATTCAAGAATCAGGTCGTTCAATTTATGATTTCGAACGGTGGAGATCCGGAAAAAGTATCGAAGGACTTTGATACAGGATATGATGAGTATTGTAAGAGTTCACCTGAATCGGATATTCATCTTGTCACAGAAAAATTCAAAAAGGAGATCACCTCACAAATGCAATTTATCCAATTCCGTTCACAAACAATTCAGTATATGATTCAGGAAAAGGGACTCTCCCAAGAAGAGGCTGTTTCTGAGTTTCAAAAAGTCATGCGTCAAATGGAGACACAGGGAGATCCTGAATGTAATGATCCAGAATGTAATGATCCTGGATGCGAGGGTATTACAAACATAACAGGTCTCTAATTAAAATATTAATTATAATAAATGATTGACGAGGATATAAAACAACGGATTAAAGTTGGAGGTATTTTTTTACTTCAGTCTTATAAGATTCTGATGGGAACTATGTCATCCCTATTTATCCCACAAAGTTGTGGAGAAAAAATGTGTACTTTGGAAGAAAACTACAAAAATTCAGAAGTGTACCATACAACCCTTTTCTATTGGAACTCTTTCTCTATGTTGTTATTCATTTGTAGCTACTTAATTGAATTACGAAGAGAAGAATGGTGTGTTAAATATTTAGATATTGACAACAATTATTCAGACAATGGATTAAAATCTATCATTGTGAAAGAACCGAAGTTAGACCGTTATATGGATAAAATTAATAAATATTACTATAATTCATTGCGGATCACATCTTCTGTTTTTTTCATTAATATATGCTTAACCATAAATATCCTCTTTAATGATTATCACAGCAATTCGACTATATCGTGTTTCATAAGCTTTACATTACTTGTTTTAATGAAACTCTATAACTCATTAATCGTTGGATATCAATCAGTTAAGAACGATAAAATGATGAGTGCTTATATGAATGAGTTCGTATCGTTTAATGTATTGGATCAAGATTATATTGAAGACAAATACAAAGGAAGTAAAAATAATAAATTAGAAGATATCACCGATCAAGAATCCCAATCAAAAGAAGAAGAACAAATTAAAATAGAAGAAATTATACCTATTATTCAAAAGGATTAATCTTCTGCAAGATTCACTAAGGAACTAAATATATTCAATACATTCATAAACATATTCGATACGTTATCTAAATAATCTACTTTTGTCATCGTTTTACATTTTTTCGCATATTCCATAACTTCTTTTGTATCATAAATTATAAATCCTGAAAAGAGGAAAATTGTAATTTGACTTATTAAACTGCTATATTTCTTAAAATAAAAGTGATCCAATAAACGGAAGATTATGACAAATATCAATCCTCCTAATAATGCTAATCCCATTGACACAGTGATGTATTGTTGGAAAGATATAGCAAGAGCTATACATACAACAATAATAACCATCAGTTTAACCATTAAGTCTTCAAAAACGTCTTTGTCAAGTGTTGCAAACCGTTTTGTTAAACATGATAATATTAAGAGTATTAAAAACCATACAACATGTTTAATAAGTGTTGAATCTGTCTTGACCAATATTAACGACAAACCAATTAAACCGAAAATCATCAGTAACAATAAAGGGCCCTCTACCTCAATATTTACTTTCTTCATTGACGCAATATATAGCGATAAACTTGTTAATAAATAAAGTAAATAGTTTATTAAATAACGATCACATGTAGGTTTCCCATTCTTAAATGCCGATAAATATGTTATTACTGCTAAAACAGGAGTCGCTACGTCAAAAAATGTAGGTGTTAATTCTTTATCCAT